CGGGAGCTACAACCGAAAGAACTGTCGAAAGAAGTTGAACCTCGGAAGAACGTGCTCCCATGTATTTCTCCAAAATGGAAGACTTTATAATGGCTAAACAAGCAAAAGCAAAAACTGCAGTAAAAGAAGTTGTTGGTACCTCTAAACGCGCTGGCTACAAGCGTGCGTCGAACAAGCGTATCAATCAGACGGTTGAGAAAATCATGCGTCGAGCTCGTGCGGTTCTTCGCGATGATGCTTCTCGTTTTGGTAAGCCGAAAGCATAAGTTATGGGACTCCTACGGGAGTCCCTTTTTTGTTTAGAAGCGGTGTTTACATCATCTTTAGGATGTGGTATAGTACTCTTACACCAACAAACTGGAGAATAAAATGAAAATCAATCTGAATGCTACTGTTAAGTGCAAAGACCACGACGGTTATAAAGCTCAGGTAGTTCAAGAAGCCCAGTGGATGCTTACTAAAGAGCAATTCGAACTGGTTTACTGCACGACTCCTGAAGGCCCTTCAGACGATTTCTCATGGAAAATTCGTTTGACTAACTTCTTCACAGGTGAAGAGTATGTTCTGAAAACTACCATCGTCGGTAAAATCGTTTCCGAGACTTACGAAGATGAAGAAGACGGCTACTCAGAAGATGTAACGTACTACAAAAACGGCCGCCAAGTAGCTGATGATCTGATCGAAAAAATGAAAGCTAAAGGTGTTATTGATTTAACTCATTGGACCTTTATCGGTTAATTTTAATGGGGCTACGGCCCCTTAATTGAGGAAATAGAAATGCGTAGTAATTATGAACTAGACGTAGCTTACAAACTTTCTGATGAAGCAGTCAAGCGTTTCTCCGAAAGCGTCCATAAAGGGTTGAATTACTGCCTGGCCCGTGAAATTGGTAATCGTCCTTGGTTTCCAGTTTCTCTTGATTCAAGTGGTTGTGTTCAAGCTATTGAAATGGCTGACACCGGGCGAGTCATTGCCCCCAAAGACCTTAACTGCGCTGATATCAAAGGTCGCGAGCAATCATATGTGATGTTCACTTGTGGTGAGCTTGATGTCGGCACCGTTGAGCGGCACATTGAACGTAAACCGGTCCAGGTAGAAGTTGAGCCACTGTATCTAGTTTTAGAACGTTCTAAAAACTTTGAACGGGCTTCTATTGCTTATCGCGGCAAACAGTGTGCTTTCACTCTTGAAGAAGCAAAACAAATGGTTGCAGAACTCTGTCTGATTGCTCCGGTCGAAACCACATACGAGCTGTACAAATTCCATGGCACTGCAAAGCCTGTTGTTACCACCGTAATCGAAGTTAAATAAGGAACTAAAATGGAACTCTATAAATTCGCATCAGAAGACGCTCGTCAGAAATTTGAACTCAGCAGCTGGGAAATCGACAATGCTCTGGCTAAATTGTTGAAAGGTAAAGTATTCAGCCTCGCCGAAAAGAAACCTAATGGTACTGTCATAGCTATCAAAGTTGAAGGCGAACACTATAACGCTAAACGCCTTCGTAAAGAATACCCAGGCCTAATGATCGACGATTGTGCAGAAGCCCTGTTTACAGATGATGAAATCGGTACACTGGTTGTCAAGGTTCCTGCACCGGTTGAGAAGTTCTGTGTAATGACTGCTGATGGAAATAGTGGGTTCTTGATTCGTGCTCATGATATGACTCTGGAACGGGCAGAAGAAGTTGCATCTCTCTACGTACGCGATAACGAAGACTCACAGGCAATAGTTATCAAAAAGATTTCATCATTTACTGCAAAGAAAGAAATCATAGTAGATAAAGTTCAATACTAAGTGTTTACAATGGTGTAGGAGTATGGTATAGTACTCTTACACCAACAAATGAGGATAAAATAATGAACTTCACCAACTTCGAACGCAAATATGTTCACGATTTCGATCAATCGCCTATCTGCCTGTGGAAACATAATAACGGTGTTGTAGCTCAGATCGATATGTATTGGGAAGATAATTATGTTTTCATCAGCTTTGAGAACGGTCCTACTCTAGATATTAAGCTGGAAGGTTCCATGATTAAAGTCGGTTTCCATGATGATGTTCGTGTTCGCAACTTTGCTACCCACCCATCATGGCACGGTGATAATCGCAAAACCTTAGTTAAGCTTTATCTGCGCCATGTTCTCGGTTTAAGAACTACCGAAGAACAACGTGAAGCAATCTGGGATGTCGTTTCAAACGAATTCACAATTTAATTGAATGGGGCTACGGCCCCATCTTTGAGGAAATCACTATGAGCGTTACTGGTAAAACATTTAAACTGACTGACGTGAAGTTCAAAGAATACCTAGGTCGCTATAGCACTATAGCTGAAGTTTTTGTTGAATGTAATCCTACTAATTTACCATTCAAGGTTTTGGCCTGTGATGAAGGCGGCAATATTCTAGCTATTGAGATCCCAGGTGGTAAAGTCCTTCGTGCTGATGAAGACGAGCTTTCCGAGTACTGGTGTATCTTCTTAGATACTGCGTATAACAGAGATATGCCGGGTTTCCACTTGGTTGAGGCAGATCCTGTGGTGGCTCCTTCTGAAGAAGAAACCGGTTATTATGTTCTTACCGTTAACAAAGACTCCAAAGCTATTTTAGGACCTTTGACTTCTAAAGATGCATACGAGTTCGCTGAACGGCAAGCTCTTAACGCCGTCCCTGAAGTAGTTGTTCAGGTTCTTAAAATCGAAGCTACCGCTTCTGTAGAGGTAAAATTCAAATGATCGTATCAAGCTTCTGGAACGAAAACCGTGAAAGCATCGAAACTATCATCAGCGATACCTTCGATGACAAGGTACCTACTGTTGATGCCGTCCGTAAGTATATTGATAAGTATTGTCCTGTAGAGTTTCGTCTTATCAACGGCGTTGACTCTTTACAGGTCAATTATGTTAATGCGCGTCTGGAAAAATTAGTTACAGACTGTCCTGTAGGTTATTCTGACAATAACGGTGATAACGCCGTTATGCCTAAAGAACCTAAATTCAAAACCAAGTTCTGAGGAAAATATCATGCGTGTTTCTGTTCCTAAAGCCCAAGCTCCTCGTCTGGCTCGTTGCCTGTTGAATAACGAAATGATCGAAGTTCTCAGCTGTAAGGTTGAAAGTAACAAAGTAGTTTATCACGTCGATGCCCCAGAGTTCTTTGAGTTCCCTAACTGGGTTACAGTACAATGATTCCGGTATCTAATGGGTTTAATCATGGTGAAATCCAGCTAATTATGGCTGGATTACCTAAGTCAGGGTTCCATCTAAAAATCCTGAAAAAACGGCTCGAACAAGGAGATTACATTGTTATGACCAACTTCGAGTCATCAATAGACCTTGAAAAATTAAAGGACCACTATGCGCTTTAGAAGACACGATACTGTCTCATTAGGCATCTCTGGTATCCCAGGTGTTGTTATCTATTGTTTAGAAGCAATTCCACAATACCGTATCGAACCATGGTATAATGTGAACTGGGTTGATGGTAATACTTCACTGCACGCTGAAAGCGAGCTTTTTAAAATATCTAAACTAAGAGATTTAACTAATGAAGAAGGTTATTCTTACTGATATCGATGGTGTGGTTATTCAGTGGCAATCAGGCCTGGCTTATTTTGCACACAAGTATGGTATCAAAACTGACGTCATTATTGAGATGATTTCAGACGAAAAATTCCGGTGCCCTTCAGATATTTTCCAAACTGATGTTGCTACTGGAAAGCAGCTTATGGAAAAGTACAATAACTCTGATTTTATTCGATATCTGGCCGCATATAAAGATGCTCTGAAGGTTATCAATGATCTCAAGAAAGACTACGAATTTGTAGCTATAACTGCGCTAGGCAACAGTATTGATGCTAAGCTGAATAGACAGTTCAATCTGAATTCTTTGTTCCCTGGCGCATTCCAGGAGATCCTGATGTGTGGCCATTCAGAGTCTAAGGACGCCCTTCTTTCTCAGGCTAAAGAAAAGTATGGATCCCGGATTGTTTGTTATATCGATGATCTGCCTTCTCACTGTGAAGCTGCCCTGAAGGTATTCAAAGGAACAGAGGTTGATGTGTTCTTTATGCCTCGTGGTGAAAGAACTGAGAAAACCGGCGCTTATTTTGTTAAAGACTGGGCCGAAGTTCAGTATATGATTTCTAAGCGTTCTCCAGATGTTGGGAACCTGGCTACTCTTCATAAAATAGCAGGTACTCCTGGGACCCGTAAAGATCATGAAGATGCCATTTGGGAAGTAATCCGTAAAGCCCAAGAAGCTAATAAAAATAAGCCTTGGGCCCAAACACCTTTACGCCCGTTCGTCCCATTTACTCCAGAGCCGTACATCAATTGCAGAGACAAATTGACCATTAAAGGTCCGTCTGCTTTAAGAGCATCCTTCTGAGGTAGCTATGTTCGTAGTTCATACTCTTATAGACGGAAAGAATACTACACGTGACTTCGGTCACGTTAACATGTTCTTCCGTGAAAACCCTTTGTTCAGACAAGCTAAGGATGAAGAAATCTTTAAACAATGTGTTGAGCAAGGGTTCATTTATATAAGCGAATACATCTGTGATACATTTAATGGCCGGAGGGCTATGATTACATACCATAAGAAGCTAGATTTGCTTCTGGAAGAAGTAGCTTATAATAAGACCACTTATAACAGAAGGCGAATTAAATGATTTTAGATATCCTTAACGAACTGGCCGCCACAGATTCAACCAACGAAAAGAAAGCGATTATGAATCGTGAAAAGGATAACGAACTTCTGAAGCGTGTATTCAGAATGGCTTATTCTCGTCGATTGAACTACGGTATTAAGAAATGGCCTCAGGCTGGAGAAGTTACTCAAGCAGCCGGAATCTTAACTTTAGAAGATTGCTTGGATTTTGCAGAATTTACATTAGCTCCTAGAAAAGTAACAGGACACGCTGCTATAGCAGAACTAGCTTCTTATATTGCCGATTCTTCACCTGAAACTGTAGAAGTTTTTAGAAGGGTTCTTATGCGGGACCTTGAGTGCGGCACAGGTACAACGATTGCTAATAAAACCTGGAAAAACATCGTTCCTGAGTACCCACAGATGTTGGCTTCATCTTTCGATGAAGCTAAAATTAAAAAGCATATTAAGTTTCCGGCATACGCTCAATTAAAAGCCGACGGGGCTCGTTGCTTTGCTGAGGTACGAGATGATGGGGTTCTGTTTTTCTCCAGATCTGGCAATAATTATCTAGGTCTAGATAAATTAGCTGAACAGCTAATGGAAATGACTAAAGAAGCCCGTGAGAAACATCCCGGCGGTGTAATGATTGACGGTGAGCTGGTTTATCATACTACAGTCAATTTTAAAGAAAAAGATTCTTTAGGCTTCTTATTTGGCGACGATGTTGAAGAACTAGAAGAAACTAACGTTGATCGTAGCACTTCAAATGGGTTAGCTAACAAATCCTTGAAGGGTACAATTACTCCTGAAGAAGCCGACGGTATGAAATTCCAAGTCTGGGACTATGTACCGTTGGATGTAATTTATTCTGAAGGTAAACTCAAGAGCTTTAAGTACGATGTGCGCTTTCGTGCTCTAGAACTTATGGTCACCGGGTTTAGTCAGATTATTCTGATTGAGAACCACTGGGTCAATAACCTTGAAGAAGCTCGCGCAATTTATCAAAAGTATCGTGACCAAGACCTGGAAGGTATTATTCTTAAGAATATGCACGGTCTATGGGAAGATACTCGCTCTAAGAACCAATTCAAGTTCAAAGCAGTAATTGATATTGCTATGCGAATTTCTGGTTATTATGCGCACTCTAAAGACCCAAATAAGATTGGTGGTGTTAATTTAATTTCAGAATGCGGACGCATTACTTGCGATTGCGGTTCAGGTTTCACGGATACAACGCATAAGAAAATTGACGGTGAATGGATTCTGATTCCTATTGACCAGCGTGGTGAACTTGACCGTGAATCTTTGATGCTAGATGCTATCAATGGTAAGTTAGTTGATAGAATTGCTGACTGTGAATGTAACGGTTGGACAACTTCTAAAGGTCGAAAAGACGGAACGGTTGGATTGTTCTTACCTATTATTAAAGGATTCCGATTCGACAAAGAAAAAGCTGATACCTTTGAAGAAGTGTTTGGTGATTGGCCATTCTAAATTAAGGAGCCTTCGGGCTCCTTTTTAGGCATAAATAGTAGTATCTTATAAGGGGAATAATTATGTCTGAACAACTTAACGAAGTTTTCGACTCTGATAGTGATAAGAACTATCCCGTCGTGAACTTGAATTTGAAATCTAAAGTACCACAGATCTGGTCTATTAAAGCACCCGGCAATGAAAACCTAGTAGCTCGAATGGTATCGTACCAATCTGAAGGCGATGCTGTTAAACAGGTTAAAATGGGCGACAAATACGCACACTTAATTTTGATGTCTCTTAGTGCTAAAGGGGCCCCAGCAGAACTTAAAGGCGGCTTAGGTAGTAATCCAATTGGGGCGATTAATACGATCTTTGATACGGTTTATGAACAAGTAAAAGCTCTCCGTATGGATGCTGTAATGTTCCGGTTCCCGACCAAGAAAATGAAAGGTCAAGGCCCTGTTCTCCAGCGTCTGATTGCTCGTCTGTGTATGGCCCGTACAGGTGGTAAATTTAAAGTCCTGGATGCGCTCTATAACTTTACCGGTAAACATACATATATTCTTATCTACCGTAAAAATAAACCTTTAGAGGACATCTCTGGGATTCCTGGTATCAATACTGAGCTATATACTAAAGTTGATTCTGCTATAGGTGATGTATGGGTATCTAAGAAAGATGGTGTTCAAGTCACTAAAGATGAAGCTATTGCTGGCTCTATTGCCGAGGTAGAGAAAACTCGTACAGATATCTCTGTTATTCGACGTACTAAAATTTCTCGACGCCAAGTTGCAGCTAGTCAGTCAATGGAAACGGAACGCTTTGAAGGTGAATTGTTCCAGAAATATGAAGACAGTGCTCCAGAGTTTAGTCGTCCTGCTACAGCTGAACTAATTCCAGAATCTACTGAACTTGAATTAGCGGTTACTTCTAAAGCTAAGAAAAATCAAGCTGCTTCTATTTCTGCTGCAGGTATTGGTAATCGTCTGTATGAACGAAAAATTCTAACAATTAATCAAGCAGAAAAATTAGAAGAACAATTAAAAGAATCTATTATACGTAAGATGGGCGATGCTCCGCTTACTTCAGTCAAAAGTATGGAAGCTTATGTTGCTACAGCTATTGACCTAGTAGACGAATTAAAGCCTAAGTACGTGGCCAGTATTAGTAAAAATATCAGTGATTACAACGACCCAGAAGTTAAAGCTGAATTAATAGAGAACCAATGGAAAGTCTTTAAATCTAAATTTATCAAAGATTCTCTTAAGGGCTGGGCTGGTATTACTGCCTCAGATTTATGGGCTATTACCCAAAATAGAACGCCTAAGCAATATACTAGAGCTGAAGTTCGTGGCATTCGGGAATACGTGGGCTCTGGTTATTCTGATATTAACGATATGCTTTTAGGTCGTTATTCTAGCGATAGAATAAACATCCTAGATGAAACCGAAGTAAAAACTGCTATTGATAATTTGGATTCTGCATTTAAACGTGGTGACAGAATTCCAGAGAACATTACTTTATGGCGTTCACAAAGCATCAGAGCTCCTATCTTTGAAGCCTTAGTTAAAAATAAAGTTTTCTATTTCCGCAACTTCGTTTCGACTTCATTGTATCCGATTATTTTTGGCGGTTGGAAAGGAAATGCTGCTATTGGTCTGGCTCCAGAAGAAACTCGCCAAGAGTTGAACATCCCAGGCACTTCAGATGAAAACGTCGTTATTCCTGACAATAATGATAATCTAATTGATGTTAAGGTAACTGTTGGCTGGGCTATAGATGGTGCTCATAAAATTAACGTCGTTTATCCGGGTGATTTAAGTCATCAATCCCAAGAGATGGAAGTCATTCTACCTCGTGGTACTATGGTTCAGATTAACAAGGTCACGAATGCTTCTTATAATGACGGTATTGACTATAGCAACCAGAAGTTCATCCAAGCTGAAATCATGACTTCTGACCAGATTGAAGAATCTATGGTTGTTTATGATGGTGATGTTCTGGTAGAATCTGGCGAACTGGTTCCGGTAGGTTCTGGTACTATCGTTACTGTTGACGGCGAAGATACAGATATCAGTGCTTCTACGTTCTTGACTACTAAACGGAATATCCTTAGCATCTTGGCTTCCTGTATAGATATCGAAGATACTCCAGAGAAATTTGTACAAGGCTAGTTTACAATACCACAAGGACGTGGTATAGTCTTTATTACACAAACAAATGAGGAAATCAAAATGCATTCATTCATCCGTTTTAATGGTATCGAAGCTTCTATCGATGACGTTATCCCTGCTTCAGAGCAGTTCAATGAAGTTGTAGTAAAAGAGTTGCAGAAAGTCTATGGCGATAAACTCTTTGCTTTCGCCCCGATGCAGAACTTTACCAACCCGGACCAAACAGATACTATCTTTGCTGGTATTATATCTGGCCAGCTTGAATCTGAAGCTCCGGTACAAATTCAGGTTGCTGATGAAACTGGCTTAATCGCCACTTCTACCGCGTTTTTTGGTTTCCGTAAATAAACCCCTAAGGGAGCCGTGAGGCTCCCTTTTTTAGGTTAAAATCTTACTAAGTCCATTCCCAACGCCTGCAACACGGCTTAATCTACTTGAAATACTACCTAATCCTTGAGCACTTAGATTTGGGTTAATAGTATCAATCTTTTGAACAATCTTATCTTCTAACCAATCCATCGCAGCTTGTTTACCAACAGCACCGATCTGGGCAACCCTGTAAGCGAAGGTGACTTCAAATGTAGCTATCTGATTATTATCTTCATAGCTAAATTGGGGCGCGCTGACGCCAACAGGGATGCATCCTGTGTACATACACACAGTGTGAGGTAATCCATTTCGGGCATGCAAGTTAACTTGGATATCCGCTTCAACATCAGAAGGCAGTGCTCTTAGTCCTGTTACAGGGTCTTCAACAGCGTTTACCCAATCTTGCATAGCACGGAAATTACTAGCTTCTGAATCCATACGGAATGTTATAACTAACGGAGCATATTCTCGCCCGGTGATTTTGATGTTAGGACTGTTATGGAAGGTGTCCATTTCATGAGCTAATCTATTTTCAGGAATCTGAACCGAATGGATCAATAATCCTGTAGTAGGGAAAGCCATATTAAAGAAGTCAAGCAGATAAGTCCCTACAGTGAATTCCCCTAACAGAGATTGGATAGTGCGTTGAGTCATTGCTCCTATCAAAAATTTACTCACGCCTGATTTTCTAACCAAGCGTTGCGTCCCAGCAGTAATAAGAGACGTAACGCCACGTGTAAATTCGCCTTGGGTTAATCCGAGCCAGTTATCATTAAGACCCACGTTATTATAAAGTTCCCCACCAAATTCATTTAGTAGGGTCTGAGTTTTACTCGATGGCGCTGTGGCAAAAACAACAGAGAACATATTAGTTCTCTGGAAATCGCTATTAGCCGCCTGTGTCACGAATTCATCTAAAGTATACATTATGATTGGAATCCTTTAGAATACAGAGAACTACGGTTCAAAGTCAAGATTTCTCTCATGGTTAATTCAAGGGTAAAAGTGCTAGGCAAGTTAGGAGCAATAGCCAGACCATTGAAATGTCCGTTAGGAGTTTTGTCAAACCTAAGACTTTGGATTTGGCAAGGACCAAATATATCTTCTCTTCCGTCATAAGAACTAGTGTATCCGAAGTTACGAACCGTCCAAATAGTTGGGTTGCTTACAACAATTACATTAGTAAGGAAAGAAGTAATAGACTCAAACATTGTCCCGCTTTTAGAGGACCCTTCTGGGGTGGCATACTCTAAAGTGCTTTTATACCATTCATCTATTTGTTCTTTAACTTCTTTAGCAAAGTCTGATGTTCCTGTGGCACCATAAGAATAATAGTTGAAGATCTCATAGATTTTAACAATTTGAATAAGATCTTGAGGAGTTCTTGGCGTAAGATCCCAAGTAAAAACCTTAGTTCTATTTTCTGCACCAGCATACATACTACGGGCAGTATTATAGATTTGTTCCCCTTTATCTGCCATCACTCCTTGGGTGAGAGATTCTAACCCACCAAATACTGCGGTAGAAGCCACATTACTTAAAACGCCGGTAGCAGAGCCGCCGCCTCGTGTGATCAGGGATTCGCCTACGTCATTAAATTTGTGGGACACAGAATCTACATCGGACTTAGACTTAGGCAACAGGATGTTAGCTACAGGGGCTTTAGAAAGTCTCTGGGAGCCGGTGTTAGTTTTTTCCGGAGCATCAAAAACAGATGATTTACTAACAGCACTTCGGAAATCTCGTAAATCTGGAGAAACCCTAGATTTAAAGTCGTATGCAGTAAACAAAAGACCGTTCTGATACAAATCATGAACTCTCATATCTTGACTTGAATCGTTCCCGGCAGAACGTTCTGCCGGGTATTGAGCTGTCACAGTACTGGCAGCATTTTTTAAAGTGTGGTTAGACGTACCTTGAGAAATCTTAGAACCGGATTTCTTAATATTCTCTAGCCCATCTTTTAATTCTTCGAAAAACATAAAGAATCCTTAATTAGATTTTGTAAATCCACCCATACCAGGAGCGGGAGAACTAGTAACTGGCTGCATAGGCATAACAGTAGTACTGTTTTTGTTAATAGATGTATTAACATTCATAGGGGCTTGAGAAGCCAGTTTATCGCCAACTTTATGCTGAGCTTCGATTTTCTCAATAACTTTAACTTGCTGAGATTCTTGCTTATCTTCTGCCGGCTCTGGACTAACAGTCGGGAACCTCTTTTTATTCCACTCGTCTTGCATAAAGCGGTACTGAGGTTCTAGTTCCTTAGCTAGATTAGGATTATTCTTCTGGAACTCTTCGAAGTTCTTAGAAGCCTTACTAACAGCATTAGCAGCAGACTCCATACGCTCGGTATTATCAGCCCGCGTATTCTGAGCATATTCAGAAGTTCGTTTTAATTCAGCCTGCATTTTGCCTTGGGCTTTATACATTTCTAAACGCTGCTCCCGGGTTTTACCTTCAAAAGCAGGGTCTTTAGTATCAGAATCAGCTAATTTCATACGTTTTTCGTATTCAGCATCATCAATCTTACCAAGTAAATATCTATCGCCCCAAGCAGTAATTTTACGTTCAGTTGGAGAATCTTGCTCTTCTTTCAAGCGCTGATTATCTTTATATTTAGCTACGTAATCTTGGTCTTCTTCAGAAAGCTCGGCACCGGTACGATACTGGAAACGATCTGCGGCAGAACCGCGAATATTATCAGCGGCATCGCCCATACCAGGAACTTTACTAAGAACAGCAGCAACCAATTTAGAAAGACCAAACATAATTGTTTCGCCTAAAGTATCTAAAACATTAACCAGGCCTTTAACAATAGCTTCAGCTAATCCAGTCCAAGAGCCTTCATTAAAGGTATCTTGAATACTTTGGGCCATTTCACTAATCGATGTTAATATAGGAGCCCAGGTTCCAGCTAATTTAGTGAACTCTTCAAAATTTGATTTGAATAATTCGGTCCAGTATTTGAAATGGATTTTGATAATATCAATAGCCATAATCAAAGCTAATACCATAGCAGCTGTTTTAGCCATATTAGCAACAGCGGTCACGGTATAACTAAAGAGCATACCAGAAATTCTGTCAGTTAGTGAAATTGATTTCTTAAACCCAGATTTAGTGGTATCTAAAAGAGCTTTAAGAAGGTCCGTGTCGGTCTTCTTGTTCTTTTCATCATCGTCTTTATTTTCTGGGATTACTCTAGGTTCATCCTGCGGTAATACATCAGAATCCGGACGTCTGTTTTCATGTGGCGGAATAAGGTCTTGAAGAAGATCGTCTAATGGCGGAATCTCTGGAACTGGGTCTGGGATAGAATCCTGCACTACCTCAACAGACGGAACATTTGCTGTTTGTGGCGTGGCTTGTTCTACTTTTACTCCCAGCTTTTCAGCCAATTTAGTAATTCTGTCACTTATTAAAGAGGCTGTGCTATTAAGAGCACTTAATTCATCCAGCTGGAGTTCAATACCTGCATTAGTATCAGATAAAGAATTTCCTACATTAGCAAGACCGTTCTCTGTTGCTTCGGCCCCCATTTCAACAGCAGCTTGAACTCCTTCAAGAGTTCCATTAATAGTGCCTAGTGAGGTGTTTTGTTCTTCTTGTAGTGCTTCATTGCGTTTTTGTGGTGCTGCGTCGGCGATTACCCGACGCAGAGATTGTGTTTTACCATTTACTTTTCTAGCCATTATTCAAAGAGCCCTATTATATTGCCAATTCCTTTTATAGGCCCATTAGGACCAGGAATAGCTACAGTGTTAACGATACCGTCAACCCATTTAATTACGAATGCTGGAAGCTTCATAAAATCAGGCTTCTCTGTTCTGCCATCGACAGAAGAAAAATACTTGTCAAGAATTGCGTCAGCCGAGCCAAATTTACTGAACCTTTCAGGAGCGTTAAATTTATATTCTTGACCATTTAAACGATGGGTTAATATACGACATCCGTACACATCCGATAAACGATAAGTGAATCCATCCTTTTCAACTTCTTCTTTAATCTTACCGTTAAAGGCCAAAAGTTGTAATAGAACAATATCGCTTTGTACAGCATCTAGACCTGGTTTAATAGAATCTAAAAGAATTGCCAGATTTTCATCCGGCATTTTTACTTCTTTCATTAAATTGTGGTGCTTAAGTCCAAGCTTAGGTAATGAAATTTCAATACCATCAATTGTAATTTTCTTAATAGGCAGAATCACGTTTAAGTTCATTTTTTACCTTCGCTATTTGAACTGGTTCAATAGTAGAACCGTTAGTAAACATATAGATGTTGGTGATTGAATGGTTATTACTGACTTCGTGGATAACTTCATCAACGTAGAAATCAGTACGGAATTGTTCTTTAGGGTCGTAGAAGTTTAACTTCATTCCAGGAGTCACTTCAAAGTTACCGTATATTTTAGCCGATGCGTAGCCATCGTACTGAGACATGGTAACAATACGGTTAGCTTCTTCATAACCGTTACGATAAATCATTTCCGAATAACCACCACTTCTATTAATATAGACACTATTAGAACCTTCGCCTACGGTTATTTTTGTGATTTCTTTATCGACAAAACTTTGAGCGTAGAATGTAGCATCCTTAAACGGATTTCGAGTATATGTATTAGCTTTTACAAGCCATTCAAAGTCCCAAGCTAAAGATACTGGCAATTGGTCTACGAATTGTCCAATAGTCTGAGGAGCACCAACAACAAAAGATGCAGCGTTCTGAGCAATCATCGCGTTGTAGTCCATCATGTTTATACCGGTTATATCTTCCCAAGCAAAAACAAATTGGTCACTTTCTACAGACAGCCCTACATCACGGATATATTGCATGAATTCCTTTATATTAGAAGTCCAAGGAATTCTTGGAACATAAGTGTTTATTCCGTTTATTGGTGGTGCCAACTTAGGGTATTTTTGATAAATCACACCAATCATTTCAACTAATGTTTCGTAGGCAGAACTAAAGAAGCAACGGCTGAACTTCAAATTCATTATATCATGGAGCGAACTAAGCTGGATAGCTATAATATTGTCGCCCTTATCATCGACACGGACCGTGAAGTGTTTTATCCCATAAATTCGTGTCTGGGTTCTTGATGTATTGCTATTAGAAACGGAGATCTGGATAATTTGGTCTCCATTCATTTTATTGTGAATGTTTTTAGAATCATAGAACTGGAGCATACCTTCATTAATACCGGACAAACTATCTCTCATGGTCAAGGTAGTAAATGTGGCGCCAAGTTCAATGAAACTGTTATCAAGCCATTTATCATAGTTTTGATAAAGCTTAATACTGATATTTGGAAATCCAGGGCGTTGTGAAATCATTTTTGTGCTAGTTCCTTTTCAATCAGAGATAACGTGATGCTTCGCTCTATAGGAATCATATTCATAACGGAAGAAAGATCGTAGCCTTGTTTAACTATCAAGTGATTGATTTTATAAAACGTAAATACTTCATCTGGGTTCAGAAGAAGCTTAAAGATATCCATAAAATTTGTGTAATGGATCTCATGGGAATCGCAACATGAATATTTTAGTACAAAGTCAAATATGTTCAATTTTTTGATTATAAGTTCTAAGGTTTCTATATCGATAGCTTCAACAACTTGAACTTTGTTTTCTGTAGACAACTCAGACCATTGATATACCCCATTAGAATCTTCTACAGACAAAATGTTTTCTGTTATTAGACCAGCTATATTTTCTTTATAGTTTTTAGATGGATGTTTAAATTTAAGCCGAAGCCCGGATACATCAATTACAGGAAGCTCAACGGCTTCTTGGTGGAAATTAATCAACACCATTTTAGCCTTTCCACACTTAGGGCATTCAACCTTAACAGGAATTTTAGTCTTACCTATGCTGGATAGATAGACTTTTAAGAACACAAATGCTCTATATTCTTTAGGGATGTCACTGAAGTAGTCGTTTTGGAGTTCTTCAATAAGTTTTTCTTGATCTTCTGGAGACTTAGTGTTCATGTCGTTCCGTACCAGAAGAAAATCTCTATAGTCAGAGACTGTGAACGGAGAGAATCGATGAACACCGTCTGGTAATTCACATCTTACGATATTAGCCATAGGGAGTCCTCTTATTTTATTGTATTTATAAATACGTCTAGAGGTAACATATGACAACTTATAATTTTGACCTAACTATAAATGGCAAAAATATTTCTTGCCGTGCATTTACACTAGAAGAATATTTGAATCTTATAAAGGCTAAAGCCGATAAGGTTCTTGACAAAACAATTAAGCAGCTGATTAAAGATTGTACTAACGCTAAAAACTTAACTAAACATGAGTCTGAACTTCTTCTAGTCAATCTATGGGCCCATTCATTAGGTGAAGTTAATCATACAGCCACCTGGGTGTGCGACTGCGGTAATGAAATAGACGTGCCTATTAATACCAATCGTATCCAAATCGTGGGCTCTAGCGATCTCCTGTATTCACTAGACGGACTTCGTATCCAGTTCAAATACCCCGAGTTATTTGATGATAATGATATTGCTTTAATGATAGCTAAATCTATCGATTATATCATTGTCAACGGTGAACAAATCTTTGTCGATGATTTATCAGACCAAGAGATAGACGATCTTTATTCTGCTATAACTACTGAAGACGTCTTGAAAATAAAAGATATGCTGCTGAAGCCACAAATACAGTTGGCAGTTCCTATTTCTTGCAAGTGTGGGAAGAATCATGTGCACCAAATCACCGGACTCAAAGAGTTCTTTAAGGTTATCCAATGAATATAGACAATATGTATTCGGATTTAGACCCAGACCTTAGAATGGCCTGGGATAAAGACGTTGCAAGAACTGTAGGTGCAAGAGCAGTAAAAAATAGCATCTTAGGAATTATCACTACAAGAAAGGGCAGTCGCCCTTTTAATCCAGATTTTGGATGCAGCCTTTCGGACGAGCTGTTCGAAAACATGACCCCGTTAACTGCTGATACAATTCAGCGTAATATTGTATCGGCTATTCAAACATATGAGCCACGGGTAGAACGTCTGCGTGTTGAGGTCTTAGCGTTATATGATGATAATGCTGTAGTCGTTACAGTGATGTTTTCTATCGTCGACGACCCGGATGTCCTAGAACGCATCAAAATCAAGTTACGTGCTTCTCGTTAGTGATGTGTATAATGGCTTAGGTCCTTTAAATTGAGATTGGTGATTAAATGAAGTTGGAAGATTTACAAGATGAATTAGACAGAGATTTAGTTATTGACCAGACAAAACTTCAGTATGAAGCTGCCAATAATCCTGTTGTCTACGGGCGGTGGGTACGTAAGCACTCCATATGTCGTAAAGAAATGCTGCGTATTGAAGCCATGAAAAAACAAGCCCTTAAGAAAAGACTTGATTACTACACGGGACGTGTAGAGCCTGGTGAAGAAGTGTGTATGGATTCGTATGAGAAGTCTGAACTAAAAACTGTAATGGCTGCAGATGAAACCATCTTAGGAACTGAAACAAAACTTCAATACTGGGGTATTTTGCTTGAGTTCTGTAGTGATGCTATGGATGCTATTAAAGCTCGCGGTTTCGCGATAAAAGCCGTTATTGAACTTCGTAAATTTGAAGCCGGCGAAGCGTAATAAATAAGTTTATTAACAGAGGAGACAACCATGTCGTGTATTTGTGTCGTCTGTAAGACTCCAATCGATGATGTATTGGTTGTTCAATCAGACAAAGGTCCGGTTCATCCCGGTCAATGTTATAATCATGCAGTTGAGATGCCAGTTACTGAGAATACAGAACAGCAACTTAACGAAGTGCAGCTTTTAATCTAGTGTGTAACCTTATTGGTTATTTTTGGCTCTCCTTACGGAGAGCCTTTTTTGTATCTAGAGATTAGAAGTTTTCTTCTTCTTCATCAGAATCGATAGATTCTAATTCAGTGCGTTTACCGGCCAAAGCATCACGAATAGTGATATCATCAGAATCTTTCAAATCAGCTTCTTTTACACGCTTTTTGTAATATTTTTCCAATTCGCTAAGACCATCAAGGGTCTGGCAAGAGTTTACTTTAGACATAAAATCTTCAATGGCGGCTTCGTATAAAAATTGTTTAAAGTCCATAATAATTCCTTAGAGTTCGACAAGTTTCATGACGTAATCGAATTTCTCATCAGCATAACGCTGGATACGTTCTAAGCCATGTTTGAGCAAATAGTTAATGTGGGTGTAAGTCTTTTTGGCATTAGCAGATTTAGGTTTAACACCGCAGTCATCGATGATGTCCCAAACCGTTGCTACATCTTTAGAGCCATGCTTACGAAGTACTCGACCGATAGTCTGAAGTACGATAATCTTTGATTTAACACCGTGCGCTAAAATAACATGGTGTAAATTCTTAATACTGATTCCAGTAGAAAATACGCCGTACGATGCGACAACAACAATTCCGGTTTCGTTTTCTGCCATCTTTTTAAGAGCAGTACGAGTATCTGTATCAATTTCGCCGGACACATAAAACACTTTGTCGTGGCCAAGGTCTTTAATCATCTGGAATAATTCTTTACCGTGGCTGATGTTCTTGAACATCACAAAAGCGTTTTGATTTTTACTAGCTAATTTAACAGCCAGATTTGCAATCCATTTATTACGGCGTTTAACTGAAGTGATATATTTAATCTCTTCTTGGTAAGTTTTACCTTTCAAAGCAACAGTAACGTTATCTGGATATCTAAGTCTGATAGCATTAATTTTAAGCTCAGTAACAGCGCCTTCTTCCATCAACTGTGAAGTTGATACCGGTTTAAAAATATCACCAAACAGACCTTGATACTGCATCAAATTAGCTTTGCCATCTTTCAAAGAACCTGAAAGGCCGAATTTGAACATACAGTTATTTAATCCAGCAATAATAGTAGAGATAGATTTACCTGTGGCAAGATGGCACTCGTCATTCATCATAAGACCAAACTGACTGAACCATTCTTTAGGCTGTTTAATAGCAGTCTGCCAAGTACTAACATAAACCACTGCAGAAGAATCTTTCTTAGTGCCACTTCTGATACCGAGCATATTATCTCTTTTGAACAGACGATAATCACAGAAGTCATCGATCATTTGGTCAACAAGGGCAGTAGTAGGAACAATTATTAGAATTTTGCCTTCATAGTTCTCTACGTAATAACGACTCAGAAGCGCCTGGATCAATGATTTACCTGCAGATGTAGGTAAATTCAGCAGTGCGCGTCTTTCTTTAAGACCCTTAAACACGGCTTCTTTCTGATACCAATGAGGTGTAATCTTGGTCAGCCCAGAATAGATTTCTTTGGAATCGAGCCACTTATCAAAAGATTCTTGAGTGATTTCTTCTTTTTCAAAAATCATAGGGTCTGCATAGACTTTATAACCCATATTGCTGGCGAATTTCTGTACCTGGTTCACCAGTCCAAAAGGAAGTAATCTGTCGTAACCTAATAGACGAATGCGCCCATCCCACCGCCCGTAACGAAATTTTGGATTAAACTTATAGCCTTCTGCTTCGAAGGAGAAAAAGTCTCTTAGTTCGTAGAAGATGCCTTCATCGCATTCAACTAGAACGTGACTAAAATCATGAAATTTTAATTTGATGTCCACAGCGTGTAGCCTCAGTTATAAATACATACATATTTATACACTAGAAAGAGAGACACTATGGACAAGCAATATATAGATGACCTTCGTGGTCTTGAAAATAAAAAAGAAGCCAAGGCTAAGCTTATCGAATATGCCGAAGGATTTAATATCCAATTGAAAAAGAGCAAAGGCTTTGAAAACCTAGTCTTGGATATCGAAGCAGCTTTTAAAAAGATGGCTGAAGAGCCTATGCCGGAAGATAACGAAGGTCTGAGTATCAGTGACCTTATCGCCGCTGATGATGAACTTGAAGGCAAGAACGACTTTGTACTTGGTGATGTTGAAGCTAAGCCTGAAGCTAAACTGTTATTTGATTCTCCAGAAATTCCTGTATCTATTCACGAAATCAAAGAAACCGTTCAAAAACAATCAGTTGTTGAAGAAAAACCTATTCATATTGAATCACCTATTGGTAAATTCGACACGCCTCAACCTAAACTTTCAGAAAATACCTTTGAAGAAGCTGTAGCTAAAATTATCAGTGACGAAACTACTTTTGAACTACCGGAAAACTTTAGCCCTCATTTTATTCTGATGGGGCGTAATCCTGGTTATACGACCTTACCTTGGTGGATTTACGAGTGGATTAAAGACAATCCAGACTGGAAATCTAGACCTACCAGTTTCCCACACCCTAGCGCACACCAGACACTGTTTAGTTTAATTTATTATATCAAAAGAAACGGATCTATCATGATTCGTGAAACCCGTAATTCTTCGTTTGTAACTTTAAAATAAGGACCGACTATGGCTTATAGAGTATCTATTGCTCCTTTGGCTGCTTCAGCAGTCATTGGGGCCACAACTAATTTTACAGCAACCACCTCCGGTGCTACAGTTGAAGGCACAGAAACATTTGAGTGGACCGTAAACGGTGTAAAACAATCTTCTGTCACCGCAGCTATGAATTATATTGCCGCAGGACCTGCTGGTAGTAAGACCGTTAAAGTAGTTGCTACGGTTACTCCAGCTGAAGGTGACCCTGAAACGGCTGAAGCAGAAACTACTCTGACCGTTAATAACAAAGCTATGCCGGCCATTACTTTAACTTTGAGTCCTACTTCTGTTTCTAAAGAAATTGGCCAATCCCAAGTAGTTACAGCTAACGTTGCTGGTGCTCCAGAAGGTGCAAGCATTGCTTATGTTTGGAAGCGTGGTTCTAGTGTTATTTCAGGCCAAACAGGTAAAACAATTACCTTAACTGAATCCGCGGAAACTAGCTATACATTGAATTGTGAAGTAACAGTTTCTGCTCCAGATTATAATAATGGAACTGCAACTAAAGGTATCGCTGTTGCCTTTACTAAAAAGACCATGAGTGGTGTTTCTGTTATTTTGACTCCTGAGTCTATTACGACTGAGCAGGGATCCGAAGCATCTTTTAAAGCGGATGTTATTGGGGCCCCAGAAGGCGCAACCGGAACTTATTCATGGACTAAAGACGGTTCTTCTATAGAAGGTTCCACGAGTACTTTGGTGGTTGACACTTCTATTATAGGGTCACAAGTAATTGGAGTTTCTGTTGAGGTTTCAGCAGAAGATTACAATCCGGTTACAGTTACCGCAACTGGTGATGTAACCATTACCAAAAGAGTAGCCCCTGAGCCGGAAGGAGAACTTCCTTATATCCACCCTCTCCCTTTCCGAGGTTCAGCTTATATCTGGTGTGGTTGGTGGGTCATGGATGAAATTCAGCGAATGACCGCCGAAGGCAAGGACTGGAAACTTGACAACCCTGATAGCGATTACTACTTGCACCGGTACACTCTGGCTAAAATGTTAGATGATTACCCTGAAGTTGATGTCCAAGAATCTAGGAACGGCAGGATTGTCCACCGGTCTGCTCTTGACGTCGGAATAATCTACGACTATATCTACTAATAATGGGGCTTCGGCCCCATAGTGGCATAATTAGCTTTAAAAATATGTGATTTAATAGGCCCATCATCACTAAGTGGAGCTACCCATGCAAGCATTAAAGATTCACATGATGCATGAAACTGGTACTAGTTTTATTGACATCGCTAAGCAGTTCGGTATCAGTGCTAAAGAAGCCATGCAGGACTGGATAAAAGTTGAAAAGGCTAGAGAGCGGGCCAAAGCCCGTGAGCGTGTGGTTTATCGTAAAAGGCTTATTACAGACCATACTAAATTAATTGAAAAAATGAGGTGTTATAATGCATAATTCTGACGGTATCAGATCCAGACGTATCCAAGGTTGGGATGAGGCAGGACAACCTATTGGCGGCCTGAAGCCACATGTTAACGAGCAGCGTGTTTCTACATTAGTAGAACACTATGGCGCTCTAGCGGACTCTGTGGCTACTACTGAACTGAAAAAAGCTAAAGATGAAGTTGAACTGGAATTTAAAGCACAAGCTCTGAAAGGCAAACGTCACTTTAATTGGTATCCATCATCTACAGCAAAGAAATACAAAGACCAGCTGATTAAATGGATGCAAGATGACGGTGTACTAGTTAATTGGAAGCATGACCAACGTGATGGTGATTGGGTAGAAATTACCTTCTAATATGCTTTAAATTTTTTCGTGATATATTCGGTATAATGGTTTTAAGCTAAGAGTATCGGCGGTAGAAGTCTTTACTCTTTTATGTTTGTTCTGATGTTTAAAGGTGAAATATGTTTGAGAAATATTCTAGTCTTGAGAACCACTACAACAACAAGTTTATTGAAAAGATTCGCCACCACGGCTATGATGTAACTGAAGGCTGGTGTGCACGTGAAAAGATTCATGGTACCAACTTTTCTATTATCATTGAACGTGACGCAGTCACTTGCGCTAAGCGTACAGGTCCTATCCTTCCAGCTGAAGACTTCTTTGGGTACACGGTTATTCTGAAGAAATACAACGACTCTATTAAAGCAGTCCAGCATACTATTAAAGAAGGCTCTAGTATGCAGATCTTCGGCGAATTCGCTGGTTCTGGTATCCAGAAAGGTGTTGATTACGGCGAGAAAGATTTCTACGTCTTCGATATTCTGGTTAAAACCGATAAAGGTACTCATCAGTTTGTAGATGATTTTATGATGGAACAGATGTGTTGCACCTTTGGTTTCAAGGTTGCACCTCTGATGGGCCGCGGTTCATTTGATGAACTGGCTAAACTGCCTAATGAATTCCAGATTAACGTTAATCGATACAATGAAGCCGCAGAAGTAGACCTCAGAAATGCTAATACCCGCGTCTGGCCGGCTGAAGAAGCCACCGATAATACGGCTGAAGGTTATGTACTGAAACCTAATTATCCACGGTTCCTGGCTAACGGTAGTCGTGTGGCTATCAAGTGTAAGAACTCTAAGTTCAGCGAAAAAGCTAAATCTGATAAGCCTATTAAGCCTAAAGCTGTTCTGAGTGAAATTGACCAAGAGGTTCTGCAGAAATTCTCTGAATACGTTACTATTCAGCGTGTGAATAATGTTATTAGTAAGATTGGTCAGGTTGGACCTAAAGACTTTGGAAAGGTCATGGGCTTGACGGTTCAAGATATCCTTGTTGAAGCTGAGCGCGAAGGTCTTGAAGTCATTCAAGCAGAACAGCCTGACATTGTGAAGAAAGAAATCACTAAGTTAGTACAAGATGTGCTTCGTCCGGCGTGGATTGAACTGGTAAGTAATTAATGAGAGTGGCGCTGATTGGTTCTCGAAAGGCGCCCCGCAAAGTTCTTGATTTGATGACGTCTATAGGTGAAAACTTTTCTAATAAAGGATACTTAGCTTATAGTGGCGGAGCGTCTGGTTCGGATGAAGCTTGGCTAGCAAAATATGATAGGACTAAATCTCTAAGAATAATACCTTACAACGGGTTCTGCGGTCATACTGTTGGCTTAGGTGTTGTAAGTTTTGAAAACTTACCGACCGACGTTCAAATAGTTAGTTATAGAATAGCACAATCAGTTACCCCGTATTGGGAAAACTGTTCAAATATAGTTAGAAAGTTGTTTGCACGTAATGCGTGCCAAGTTCTTGGATTAACCTGTCAAGACCCAGTGGATTTAGTTTTATACTGGTCTCCGGTTAGAAATGGTAGAGTTAAAGGCGGGACTAGAGTTGCAGTTGATATAGCTAAAAAGTATGGTATCAAATGTATTAATCTGAACAACTCAGAAGTATTTAAAAAATTTGAAGATAAGTATAGACCAAAGTTTGATATTTTCAATTTATAAGGGAGCCTTACGGCTCCCTTTTTATTTCTCGAGCGGTGGTAACTTAACGCCGAGGTAAGAACTTAACAGACTTTGTCCAGCCATTTTATCCATATCAGAGCCATCAATGATTCGAGCTTCTTTTTCATCTTTAGCAACTGTATAAGGGTTAGCAGACAAAGCATAACGTGCGAGTAAAGAAATAGTGGGCTGCAGAGATTCAGGGTCAACAATTATCTTGAATTCACCCATTTGGTCTACATCATCTTCTACATCCATACCTTCTGTATACGGTGCATAATACAACGACGCAACCGTCTGACCTTCACCCATATCTGCATTAACACCGACGATCACGTATTCCGCAGGTGTATTCATATCCGCATAAAGAGGCAGTCCATTCTTCAGATAGCCATAGGCTAACTCATCACCGTCATCTCGTTTTTCAACCCAGCCAGAAGCAGCTAAAATAGCCGCGCAACGCGAACTAGCTACAGCATACGTCCCGGCGAATGAAGTATTACGTTGGACGGCAGAATTCATCTCGCACATATAGTAATACAGCGTACGTGCACGATCCTGGGCATTATCATATTTAGGATCTGTAAGATCTAAAACACCCTTAGACGACACGCCGTGAACTTTAAACCGGCTTGAAACCGTAACTAACGATTGCAAAACATCTTTGTTCACTTCTTCAGCCATCTGGATACCGAGCATATCATCTAAGAAATCAGGGGCATCAAATCCATTAGCTTCAAGGTCTTGAGCTAATTCAACCGTGACAGAAGTTTTCAGCTTACGAGATTTAACTGTAGTTTGCCATTTATCAACACGGAACCCAGCTTCAGCTATTTCAGGGTGCCCGGCCTCAAATTGAGTAGTAGGAGCAGCGTCAGAAACCATACGGATAGTTCCAGCAGCGATAGCTTCGGAAATCAACTCTCCATGGTCTGTTTCGGTAGATCCAGCAAAAGGATTATCTTCAAGAGCTTTAAAGATAACAGATTCATGTTTGAATAAGTCACCTTTACTATACGGCGCCTGGCCGACGAATTCTGGTGTGCTGGCTCTAGATTCAGGACCCATAAGACCACCGAATGTAGCACCACCCACATAAGTCATATTATCTTCAGGATTCAGAACTCTGATACCATATAACGCGGCAACCGGTTGGCGGGTACGTTGTTCTGCTACGAGGGCCTTAAAAATTCTTTTATTAGTTGCTTTAGTATAAGACAGCAAATCAGGCCTCCCGACCTGATTTGAAGATGTTAAAGTACTTTCATGGATTAAGCGATCTATTTTCATTTCGGCTCACTTAAAATAGCAGGAAGTTTAACGCCAAGAAGAATAGACATATTGCTTTGACCGGCCATTTTATCCATATCTGTTGCATCGATAATACGGGCTTCTTTTTCGTCTTTAGCCACAGTATATGGGTTAGCAGACAAAGCATATCTAATCATTAAGGAAATAGTAGGCTGTAAAGAATCAGGATCAACAACTACTTTAAAGGCGCCGACGTGTTCGTCATTATCAAGATCAAGACCTTCGGTATAAGGAGCATAGAACAGAGAACCGACGATTTCATTACCACCGAAAGATTCTTTAACGCCTACAGTAACATAATCTAATGGACTGTTAACGTCAACAAACACAGGAAGACCGTTAGCAAGGAACCCATACGCTGATTCAGCCAGGTATTCGTCATCTTCAGGGCGATGTTTTAACCAGCCAGACCCAGCCAGAACAGCAGCGGCACGAGCACTAGCAACGACAAAAGTTCCTGAATAGGATGTTTCTCGCTGGATATAACTGTTCATTTCACAAACTAACTGGTAAAGTTTACGGGCTGCTTCAGGAGCATTATCGTAAGATAAATCTACAGTACCATTATCTGAAACACCTTCAACTTTATAACGACGGGAAACAGTAATCAGAGATTGAAGGACATCTTTATTGACTTCATCTGCCATCGTTGTAGCAAGAAGATCTTCAAGGAACATATTAGCATCAAAGCCGTTAGCTTCTAGGTCTTGAGCCAGCTCAACAGTCAGAGATGTTTTAAGCTTACGGGTTTTAACTCTAGCATTCCATTTATTAACAGTGAAATTAGCAGAACTAATTTCGACGCTATTGGATTCGAATTTAGCAGTTTCAGCAGCTTCAGAATAAAGGCGAAGCTTTAAAGTAACTAAGGCGTCAGCAAGTGCCTCGGCAACCGTAGCGCCGTCTAGGGCTCCAGTTTCTAAGGCCTTATAAACCACATTGTTATACTTATAAAGTTCCCCTGCCGTCACAGAGTGTGTAGCAGAAGTGATTTCTTCGATACTATCCCGGTCAGATGCAGAAGCAGCCCCACCGTAAGTAGCACCTGTGTTAAAAGAGAGTTCATCGTCTGGAGTTTCGTATTTAACACCATACAGAGCAGCAACAGGCTGAGTAGTACGTTGTTCGGCGACGATGTCAGTGTAAACCAATTTAGTAGTAGCGCGGGTCAATGCAACGAGATTCGGGCGGCCATATTGGATGCTATTCGTTACAGTTGATTCGCGCAGAAGTTCATTAATTTTAGCCATTGCGCTTTCCTCGGGTTGATATAATTCTATTTATAACTGTTTACACGAGCCCGCGTATATGATATTATGCTTCTAACAAGGAGAAGATATGAAACATCTAGTGTACAAAATCACAAACAACGTGAACTCTAAAATTTATATTGGAGTTCATAGCACAGAAGATATCAATGATTCTTATATGGGTTCTGGCGTAAACATCAAAAAGTCTATAGCCAAGCACGGCATAGAAAATTTTTCTAAAGATATCTTATTTATATTTGATTCATACGAAGAAATGATGGCTAAAGAAGCCGAACTAGTTGATGAAGCATTTGTTCTCAGAACCGATACTTACAATGCAGCTCTAGGTGGATTAGGCGCTCCATGGAAGCTGGAGCATAGAAAAGATGCTGAAGAATTAAGAAGAAAGATTTCAGAAAATACTTCTTTAGGTATGACGATTGAAGGAAGAAGAAAAATTTCTGAAGCTAGAAAGAAAAATGGAAATAGTAAAGAACAAAGAGCTAAAGTTTCTAAAAAGATTTCAGAAGCATACCGTGGTTCCAGGATGGATCGTACTGGGTCGAAAATTTCAGCAGAACATAAAGCTGCTATAAGTAAAGCTTTGAAAGGAAGAGAGAACAAAGTCTCTATAGTTATTAAAGGGATCCAATTTGAATATTATTCTAAAGCGGCAGAGTACTTTAATGTAACAGGTGCAACTATTAGAAATTGGATTAAAGATGGTAAAGAAGACTGCTACAAAAACTAAAATGGGAGAGCTTTCGCTCTCCCAAAAATTACTTATAAATCAATATCTTATAAGCCCTTGACCCATACGCGCCGGAAGTAGGCGTTTTTACCAACGGAGTTAACGATGGACGGCATACCGGACTGAATACGTGCACCAGGAGCTTGCAGTTTAGAATCAGCGAACGGGTTAATACCAATACCGTAACGGGTTTTGAAGCCCATGACCGGCTGGAAGTTCTTCGGATCGGAACCACGCAGCGGGGTCAGCGCAACGTACGGAGCATAGTAGATACCAGCGTCCATTTCGTTGGTGCCTTTATAACCGATGGTGAAGTAGTCCTGCGGAGCATACTGGTCGATGTAGACGCGGTATTTGCCACCAAGAACACCTGCAAACACGGATTTAGTGGTGTCAACGTTATAGCCTTTACCCAGACCTTGTGCAGCATAGGTGATACCAGAATCAGTAGCAGCCAGTGCGTTTACAACGTTACGGGAAGCGATAATGAAGTTACCTTCACCGCGACCGGTCTGACGAGCAATTTCAGCGGATTCTTTGTCAATCTGGAACAGGAGAGCTTTAAAGCTTTCACCGGCCCAACGAGCACCGCGAATATCAATCGGATCCTGGAAGTCGAATACACCAGCTTTAGAACCAACGGTCTGGGTCATACCAGTTTTACCAGGCTGAGCAGAGTAGTTGATCCAGTCAACAACTTCACGGTTGATTTCCAGCATAATTTCAGTAGCCAGAATAGAACTCAGTTCGGCATCTGCATCCATACCGTGAACAGCGCGCAGATCCTGTGCCAGTTCGATGGAATACTGAGCTTTCAGCTGACGAGATTTAGCTTCGATAACTTGCTTATCGATACGGAAGCCCATTTCGTTCCACGGATTGTCTTGGGAACCATTGAAGCCTTCCTGCAGTTCAGCGATAGAAGTAGCCATACCTTCAGCCAGTTCAGCCAGTTTACCAGCTTCAACCAGACCAATAACAACTGCATCCAGTGCAGCGGCGTCGGCGGCAGCACCTGGGGTTACGGTTTCAACAGCCTGGAAGTAAGCAACACCGGTTTCCTGGAATACGTGCTTAACAATGGTACCTTCAGTGATTTCAGTGCTTGCTTTAATATCAGCGAATGCACGGCCCTGAGCGGTAGCACCCTGACCAGAGAACATTGCATCCGGAGCAAACATCGGGTGGAAAGCTTCTTTAGCACCCGGTGCAATCGGATCTTTACCGTATACTGCGCGTAGTGCAAATACCTGGCCAGTAGGGCTGGACATCGGTTGAACACCACAGATATCAAAAGCAATCAGATTAGGAATAGCACGACGAACCATACCCATTACGGCCGGGCCGATCTGAGTGATAGCACCAGAAGTCTGGCCTGCTGCAATATTCTGAGCATCGTAACCATGGTCACCGCCAATTTCTGCTTCGCTCAGGAAAGAACCAAAAGCTTCAGCAATTTTTTCGTCACGGAAAGCCGGTTCAGTCTGAATAGCTGCTTCCTGGTTTTCCATAATTTTTGCAATCAGCGCTTTTTTACCGGCACCTACGATTTCCGGCAGGCCTTCACCTTCAAGCAGCGGAGTCCATTTTTCTACGAGTTTGTTAGTTTTCATGTGTTAATAACCTTTTTAAATTAAGAAATACGAGCCGCTGAAGCGACATATGCAGCCATCAGGCCACCGGATTGTTTAGGAGTTTCTTCAGGTTCTACAGCTTCGACAACGAAGTTAAGACCGTCAGCATCTTTGTCAATAGTATTTATATCAGCACTTTCGACAATTGCTGAAGCTTCAGCGGAGGACTGTACCATTTCTACGATGGCGGCCAGTTTAGTACCGAATGCATCAGAATATTCCAAACCTTCAGTCAGAGAAGCAACTTTCTCTTTCTGGGATTCAGTTAAGTCGCGGGTAGCTTCGTTCATAGCAGTTTCGCGTTGAACGTAATTGATATAAGCATCGCGCATATTTACTTCTTCAAACAGACGTGCAGTTTCAGCTTTCTGTTCAGCAATTTCTTCTTGCATTTCTGCAACAACATCTACTGCATCTTCAGGAACCACGACGTTGTGTTCAACGAACAGATCTTTAAGACCGACAACCATGGATTCGAACAGATCAGCTTTAATACCGCGATCTACAGCCAGTTTGTTTTCGGCGAGCCACTCTTTAGCGACATGGTCGAGGAATTTAGCAGCAGATTCAGCGATTTTTTTCTCGGCTTTTTCTTCAGCTTTTTCTTTTTCTTCTTCGACTTTTTCTTCGGCCAGAGTAGCGATTTTTTCGATATGAGATTCAGCCAGCTTTACAGCGGCGGTTTTTACAGCGGATTCGTAAACAGTTTCAAACTTAGCCTTAACGTCGGCAGACAGTTCAACTGATTCGAAAATGCTGTCCAGTTCGACTTTAGCATCAATAGTCTGAGCTTCAGTCATCAGAAGTTCTTTAAGCATTTTGGTGTCCTGTTGTTAAGTTACATTATTATTTATAATGCTTTTCTAGGCTCTCGATTAGAGCGGTAAATGCTTTATCAGCATTCATCTTGGCAGTTGCTTCTACCGTTTCTGTAGACTCACGAATTTCTCGTGGTGCTACAAACGCATCTGGAGCTGAGGGACCCCAAACTGCATCAACACCGACCGTCAGGCGGAAACCTTCTTGTACGATGTTATATCCTTTACCTGAATCTTTTAATGTGCCCAGGCCTCTACTAGACACTCCAGGAATCCATCCTGCTCGGATGTTAGCAGCCAATTTATCACCTGGACCGTGATCACCTTCGATGATACGTGCACGTCCATAAACATCATTACCCTTCCACCACATATCTTCAATAATGATAGCAGCTTGCATTGGGTCGACGTTTGCACGAGGAGGATGATTTAGTTCTCCTAACGACTGTTTCGTTTTAACTTGTTCGGTTATATACCGGTCAATGGCACGCTCTAGGACAGCTTTAGGATATAACCGTTTATTACGGTTTACCACTTCGGCCTGAAGGAAAATACCTTCAATATACAGTCCTGGCTTTAAACCGCTCGACCCGTCTGAAGGTTGTTCAAACGATTCGAGCATAGGTTTTCCATCAATGATTTCACCCGGTATTCCCCAGTTCTCAATTAAGAGTTGTTCATTGATGTTTGACATTAGCTCAGTCCTAGTGCTTGACGACGTTTAATAGCTTTCTTTTGTTTGCGAATACCGCGAGTTACCGCACTCGGATTCGCCCGTTTGGATTTGACCGCTTTTCGAGCAATTTGACGGCGCTTCGATTTAGAAAGACCAGTAGTTTGATAAGCATTACGCTCACGAGTTTTGCGGTCTTTAAGGCGGGTCACTTCACCGCGACTATTGACATGCTTAACGATAAATTCATTAAGCTGCATATCTTCATTGAGAGAACCCATTGCTATAGCCAGTTCAGTTTCACTAGCCATCATGTTCTCTACAATTGTATTTATACCGTCTTTATCGAATGCTTTAGACAAATGGTCGATGCGGCCCTGAGCTTCTTGAATTTTGCTTTCAACGTTCTCGATAACTAATTCGAAATTTTCAGGGAGTATCAACATTATTCGTCGTCCTCATCGTCGTCATCGTCGTCGCCTTCATCGGCGTCATCGTCATTTTTCTTTTCTTTTTTCTCGTCAGCGTCATCCTCTTCATCTTCTTCAGGTTCTTCGCCTTCGATCATGACTGAGCTTGCAATTTCAACTTTAAGCTCTTCAATTAAACTAGACGTCCGTTCTTGCAGCAGCGGAGCCACGGCTTTACGTACTGCAACGAGGTCGTTAGCCTTAATTGCTTCCATTAATTCTTCCATTTAGAAGTCCTCTACATTTTCTGGGTCTTGGAAACGAGCCTCTTTAGACTCTAATTCAATTTGCTTAGCTTCCTGATCAATCTGTTCATCAGACATCTGCAAGAAAGTTTTCATGGCGTATTGGTGAGAAATATATTTACCGATAAAAGGTTCAGCCATGGTTAGCATATTGATTCTACGTTCCATCACTTCTGCATCCTTCATTTCGGTGAAGTATGAATCCTGATGGAACACAACTTTAATATTATTTATCTCTTTATTCCACTCATCTTCTGTAATAACTTTCTTCAAAAGAAGATTGGTTTTCAGAGGATCAAGCAGAATTTCTTCAAACTTATGCTGAAGATCCCGGATAAATTTACGGAAATCTAGTTCTTCACGAGTGATACCAGTTCCTGCATCAAACTGTACACCACCTTGATTATTAAGGTCTGGCATACGAGATAATGGAACACGAAGAGCCATATAAAGAGCTGCACGGAAATAACGTACGTCATCCATGTCACTCATATTAGTGGCACCTGGCAGAGTATCAACTTCTGTTACTGCTTTACCGTCACGTCGTTGTAACCAGTAGTCTTCTGTCATGGACATATTATGCTGCTGGTTTTTAATCTTACCGGTCGAAGCGTCATACACAACACGATTTTTCATTGTGTTCATAATGTGCTGCATATGTGCTGCTGCCTTACGCGAAGGCATATTCCCAGTATCAATATAGAAGATACGGCGGTCAGGAGCACGCGTGATGCGGTAAATTACTAATGCATCTTCTAAGAGTTTAAGCTGGTTCGCGGGTTTAACGGCTCTGTGAAGATAACCGATAATGCTTTTACCGCAGCAATCAACTAAGCCTGAATGGGCATATGTAATAGCTGAACGCGGAATTTTAATCTTAGTATTAGCAGAATAAACTTTGTTATTTACGCAGTAGCTTTCGTTAGCCGTGTCGTAGATAAAATATTCTTTGTAGCCTTTAATGACTTTAACACCGGCTTCTTCTTTTGTGATTAGTTCACGCACATATTGAAGGTTGCGTGGGTCTAAACGACGAAGCTCTTTAATACCATCTTTAGGACGCTTAAGGTCGATAATTTTGTGGAAGAAGATACGCGAGTCTACATACCAACGACGGAAATGGTCATTACCTTTTCTTTCGAAATCAAGACATTTCAAAACTTCTTTGAATTCGTCCATCATTCGTTCTTTTATATTTGCACTAAAGTCAGTGGAGTCGAGGTTTAAAGATACTACATCATGACCATCTTCATAAACGATGGAATCTGAAATAATATCCTGGACAGCGTTATCTACTTCATAGTTGTTCATCAAACTACGGTACGTGTCAATAAGCTCACGAGTAGTTTTCATTCCCGGTAACTGCGTACCAAACATCATTTGGTTAAAAGCGTTATACGGGGCGTCGTGCTCATTAGTTTCTACTTCATGAGCTCCATCATCGAATTTGGGTCCGGTAATGGATTCTAAATCGTCTCTAATTTGTCGTTTATATTCGAACTCATCGTGTTTTTCCCACGGAGCGAATAAACTTAGAATGTTGAAATTCATTACGTTCTCCAATAATGATATCTTACTACTATTTATATCGCTATTTCGTAAGGTCATTTGCTTAAGAAATAGCGATAGGGTCCGAAGACCCTACCAGAATTACAACCACCAGTCAAGGGCAAAGGTAGCTTCAAATGTTTCAACTTCGTTATTGCTATCCCAATCGAGGGCAACTTCACCAACGTTGGTCGGCCAAAGGCCTGTGATTTCGTGTTCATTAGTGATAGTTTTACCATCACGGGAGAATTGACGAACTTTAGCAGTTTTCTTATATTCAGCAGGGGTAGAACCAGTAATTTCGTTACCCTGGGAATGAGCCATGGCAGCCCAAGCAATAATAGCTTTACGAACTTCATGGGCGTCATCGTTATAAATTGTGATAGTCCAATCGTCGAATGTACGGTCACCAGCAATGTTAATTTTGCGGTTCATATATCCAACAGGAACTTTTTCTACAATACCTGCAGGCATAGTAGCAGCTTTACACTGGAAGCTGAAGTTACGGCCGAGGAATGGGATTTCAACTTCAAACAGGTTAGGACGAGCGAAGTCACCGGATTCGAAAGCACGTGTGATGTCTGTTAATTCCATCAGTAATCTCTCTTATTTATATCGCCTGGAAGTGTCTGTGGACGCCAGGGATAATTTAAATTGTGGTTAATATAATTTATTATCCTCTAAAAAGGATTCGCCTGGCGGCGTCCTACGGATTTATTGCTAAACCTGAAGCCATAGTATAATGACTTCAGGTCTTTCCGGTAGGTGATTATATTATTGTTGAACACCAATCAGTTCATCAAAGTCTGCACCGGTTGCAGTAGCAACAAAGTTCAGAGTAATGAAGTTGATAGAACGTGCCGGCTTGATGTAGAACGATGCAACGAATTCGTTACGGTCGATGACCGCCGGGGTGTTGTTAGTAGTATCACAGACAACACGGAAATCGTACATACCACCAAGAGCTTTAATGTTCGCTAAGTATTGTCCTGTTTCCATACGGAACGAGGAACGAGTGAAGTTATCGTTCAACTCGAAGATTTGATACTTAGAACTATCACCGATATTGGTTTTCAGCATGTTAAACAGACGACGAACGTTAATACGGTCGAACGGAGTTGGAACCGTAGTAGCGGTTTTATCGCCAAACAGAACAAAACCTTCACCTGTACCTTGACCAATAACAGGGTTAATACCTACTTGATACATGCGATCACGGGCCGCTTGACGAGGTTCGATAGCCAGCTTGATGCAGTTCAGGATCTGACCGCGGCGATAACCAGCCGGAGACATCCAAGGCTGCGAAGTTGTATCTGTACGAGCACACAGACCTGCAATATCAGCTGCTAAAGGAACCCAACGATTAACGTCGTTATATTTATCGTACTGATATTTATAGTTACCGTCAATTGCTGCATACGTGGTATTAATGTTCATGTTCGAATCGGTGTAAGAACCATCGCCTTCACGCCAATCAATCAGATTGTCAACAGCACGCGTCAGCGGGACATTAACAAGAGAAGAACGAGGCGGCGAAATAAGAACCAAGCAATCTTGACGTTCATCACCAATAGAAACGACGTGTTTCTGAACAGTAGAAGAAACTTCAGCTTCTTCACCGGCGCATGCACCAGCAATAAGCAGGTTAACACGCAGAGCTTCACGATCACCAAACAGATCCCAACCTTTCATCAGATCCGCAGCAGTAACAGATTCGTTAGCAGAGACACCGCCGTCTAACTGAATAATACCACTGAAATCTTTAGGCCAGCCTTCTGAAGTAGCAAAAATGAATTTAGAAGAACCGTTGGCGAAATAATCATCCATAAAGATGTTATTGCCATACATATCTTTATCACCACGCTTAGTAGACAGGATAATATTTTCTACTAAGGTCCCATCGCGGCGAACGATAATAGCGTATTGATCTGCTGTCTGAGGGCCATAGCCAAATACAGATTTAGCAGTTGACGCACGAGTACCACCGCCTGGATACATGTCTAACAGAGAAACTGCGTTAGCATCATAGGTAGCTTTAGAAACAATTTCTACTTCCAGAGTAGAACCGATTTCGCCAGGGTAAACAGCCACAACACCAGGCATACCATATTTAGATAATGCAGTTTGGAAGGTGGTATTAGTAATTTTTTCATCGGCCGTTTCTGTATCAGTCAACAGAATACCGGAATCAACAACAATTTTGCCCAGGGTAATACCACCGGAAACACCAGCAGAAGTTCCTGCGATTTCAACAGTCCAAGAACTGCCTAAATCTGGATACTGGTTGATGGATTTCGCATAAGCGATAATTTTTGCAGTCGGGATAAAGACCGAAAGGATTTTACCGTCGGTGTCTACTTTAGTGATACGACCTTCTGTTTCAACATCTGTGGTCAGATATTTTACAGTCAGTTTATCACCTACAGAGTAGTTAGTACCTGCGGTATCGATGGTCCATTCAATGTTACCAGCGATAGGGCTTGCGTTTTTAGCAGCCTCTTCATTTACAACACGTACGGTACGAAGATCATTACCATACTGAAGGAAGTTCATACCGGACATAAAATAGTCAGCGGTCTGGTTGTTCGGCCCACCAAACAGGTCAACAAGTTCTACTTCATTAGTAACCTGAGTAACTTGATATGCCGGACCCCATTGAAACTTACCAACTAATGCAGCACGACCTGTAGCGTTAATGACTACCGTGCTTTGGACGCTCGTTTCTTTGAGCTCAATTCCAGGAGAGATTAAAGCCATGATTATTCCTCAAAGTGATTTGCTTTATCTTATTTATACGAATGAAATTCCAGGCTCCACAGGAGCGTAGGAAGCACTATTATCGGCAGCATCTACAAATACCACAGGCGCGTATTCATCGTTCATATCTTCCAATTCACGACTAAAGACTTCTGATGCTAGGCGCATGTCGTCTTTATCTGCGTAATCGGCGAATTTCTGTTGGGTTGAAAGCCAAGCAAAAATTACTAGACTCATAACCAAATCATCGTGGAAGCCTTCTTCCGCGGCCCAAGAAAGTTTCTTCTGGCTAAACGTACGGAATTCCATAATGGTAGGTTTATGGTGGAGAATTAATTTATCTTTCTCGATAAGGTCTTTTAAAGTAGAGCAACCGACAGCTTTAGTCTTAGTAGTTTGCTTCATACCTAAATCAACCATTGAATCGCAAATAACGTTTTCGTATTCAAGATCCATATAAAGAGATTTTGCAACAGAAACACCAGTCGAGTTTAACTCGATATATACAGGGGCTTCGTTGTATTCCATTAAGTATTTATGCACTATATCCGGAAGGATTAAGTGAGAAATCTCATTAGAATGTAATACAGCAACCTGCTCCCAAGTATCAGACGTTACATCGATAATATGCATTGCATGATAATCTTGGCCGCGACCTTCAGAACAGTCTAAAGCAGCAATATATTTATGACCTTCTTCAGGCTGCTTAAAGCGATAAAAATAGTTCTGTTCAGGGATGGTCTCTATCCATTCCATAATAGCCAATTTCATACCACTGATTAACGTTCCTGACGTTCCTTGGAATTCAGCCATATGTTCCTGCCGGAATTGTTCTAAAGATGACCCAGAAATTGTCTGACGGCTCCACTGCCACCCGTCATCAAATCTATCATTATCGTCGTACAACCGTTCTTTAACAGAGTTCCAAATAGCCGTGTACGGTTCAAAACCAGATTTACCTTCTACAGCGGCAGTCCATATATCATAGAAGTGGTTTAACCCATTAGGAGTCGTTGTGATAATAATCTTAGAACGACGCCCGGATGAAATAACCGGCTGAATAGCAAGCCAAGCATCAATGAAGTTCGGGATAAACGCACATTCATCAATATAGATCATAGCGAAGGAGTTACCACGGACGGCGTCAGGGCTACTTGCGTAGGCGCCAATGGAACTACCATTATCTAGTTCGATGTTGCCCTTGTTCCACTCAGAGATCCCTGGTTGCAAAAAATCAGGCAGAAGTTCTATAGCTTGTTTAGTACGGTCTAATACTTCTTCAGACATACTACGCTTATGTGCTAGAACACCTACAGCTTTATCTTTGTTAAAGCAAACAAAATGGGCAAGGAAAATAGCTACAACAGTTGTCTTACCTAGCTGACGAGACAGGTTACATGTCGTCATACGCTTGGAGGACATAATTTTCAGCATATCACGCTGGTAATCACGGAGTTGGACCTTAATGGTCCCGTAGTCAATGTGTGTGATTGCGCAATAAGTTTCTGCAAAGTAGACAATGTCGTCTCGGCATTTCTTCCATTCTTGAACCATTTCTTTAGTCCAAGCTGTTTTAATGTTGGCCCTTTTAAGGTTAGGAAGAGCATTATAACGAGTACGCTTATTGTTCTTATCTTTAAATGTTCTAAAATTAGTTGGATCTTCGCCTTGAAGACGAATCTTGACTATTCCGTTAATGCGAAGATAATCATCAAAAGACTCAGGATACCATTTCTGGTCCCACTGAGACTGGAAGAACTTAATCCCGTCTTCTGTTTTAACCGCCATAGAACTAGGCGGCTTGATTACAATATTATCGCCAACGTTCAACGGATGGTCATCGTTAAAGACGTTAACTGGCTGTTCCATTAATTAACCTGCTTTTCTAATCGCTCTTGGGCTTCATAACTATCACCAATCTCATCCATCAAATCAGACGGAGAGCCCATGAAAATAGTAGCATTCTCAATGTTAGTTGTCTGCTGCCCGCCTTGACCTTTAGTGTCAACTTTCTCATCGGTGATTTCTTTCATTTCTTTATGAAGTTTAAGAATTTCCTTGTTCGTGGTAGTCATCTGTCCCATTAGGGTAGCAAATACTTCCATATGGCGAGGGGAGTCAGCGTTTTTAGCTGTTTCAAGGAAAATCTTACCTGCATCCATTAGCATTTGCTGTTGGAAGTGAAGGTTTTTACGAACTACAGAATAGTCATCTTCAAGGTCAGGTTTACGGTCGTTAGGGTTAGATTTAACTTCAACGAGTTCTAATTTCTCGTATACAGGAATTTCTTCACCTTCAATTCCTGGTAAGCTGTCGATATCCAACAGCTTGCTCATGTCTAGTACTTCACTCATTTCGCCTCACTCCAGGAGGAATATCTCCTGACGGAATAGGAATATTTTGAGAATAACTTTGTTCATATGAACCATCCCAATCAGCAGATTCTATATGCCTCGGGACTGCCTCTGTATCAACAGATTCAAAATTATCATTGTGGGAAAGTTCTTTACTGTTTGCAAAGAAGTCCAAATAAATCGTTTTGATCTCACCTTCAAGTTCAGCAACAGGTGGATAAAGCCAGCCGTTTACTTCAAACATAATAGACCACTCAAGGCGACGTCTTGAATTAGCATCACCATCAACCTGTTCATCCGGCGCAATACTTTGAAGAACTATTTTTATATCACGCTTGAATTGAATATTGTTAGGATAAAGCTCGTGAATAGTTGTGTTAAAGTGTGGCTGAAAATACGGTAAAATTTGCTCGACAATCTGATACATATCATCTTGATGACGAGTATAGATTCCAAGCTCAAAAATCATCTTAATAGGAGTAGGGTTATACTGCGAGACTGGAGTTTTACCATCTTGAGTTTGGGACTTAGTCCTATTAAGCTGAGAAGTTTTAAAAGCTGCATTGTATTGCATATCTACTAAATGAAGATTCATTCTTGGAAGAATAGTTTCTATTTTTGCTTTATCTTCAGTAGATTGAACAGCAGTCCACTTATTAAGCTGCATCATAAATTTTTCTTTAGAAGCATACGAAATAGGGACTTTAATATATTTAAGGCCTTGGTCATTGCGTAGACGTGCTACTTGGACATGGGAAAACAAATCACCCATCAACACGATATATCTACGCAAGGACGAATTGTACCAGTGTCCGAACATTTTATCTCCAGAGCCCGGGGTTTCCGGGCATATAGATTATTTAATCATCTAAGAACCCATCGTCAAAAGGAGAAGATTTTGGCGGAACGTAATTTCCTCTTCCGTTATTGACATAGAAAGGTTCTACATACTGAGCGGCTTCAGCATTAATCTCTTCTGTTTCGGCATACTGATCATTGTTGATATCAGCCAACCCATCAATATTTTTAATAGGCTGAAGATCGAGTTCACTGAATTCAGGAATATTGATACCTTCATTACGCTGTAGTTCAGGCTGCATTTCTTCACCAGAATAGACATATTTCTGAGCAGTTATTTTACGCATGGCATTTTGACCTACTTGATAAAACGGGTCGTAAGGTTCTACCCAAGTTATTTCAAATAAGCTATTATCCATCGGAAAATAAACCAGATCACCAGCAATAGGCTCTTTACCATCTGCTTGATGTTTAAACAAGCGAGGATTAATAGTGAATGTGACTTCGTCATTAACAGACATACCGAACTTACTAAAGAACGTATTGTCACCTGAATACCCGTCAAAGCTATTCAAATAAGCAGCAAACATCCAAGCCTTATTAAAGCTTGATTGAGGATCTTCGCCAAACAGAAGATCTGGATTGTTAAACTGGCGCGGTAGATAATAAAGCTCTATTCCACGCATCTGAATACTTTCGGCTACCAATACATCAGCTAGAGTTTGGGTATTAGTATACTTGTTGAAGTTAACAAACGGGTTTAGAATTTCAGTTTCGTTGGTCTTAGCATAGCCCGAACGGTCTTCGAGCTTAGCAAATAAATTCGAATTATAAGTGCTCATTATTTACCCCAACAGAATAGGACACCCAGGATCGAGTAAATCAAGCTCGGCACGTAAGGCTTCTTTTTCTATACGAGCTTCTTCGATTAAACGGGTCCCGTCAACAGTTACACCACCCGGAAGCATCATGCCTTGGTGTTTGGCTAAAATCTGACCATTAAGTTCTTTAGCTAAACAGTGGGCGTAATCTTTAACCCAGCGATTATTATAGGCCCCTTCGCGATTCTGGTTCTGTTCGCCTGCAAATTGGCCTGTGATTCCTTTATTAGGATTATCATATATTTCGCCAACACCCCACTGATTAGCATTATTAGAACCAGCATAACCGTATCCGGCGGTGTTACCTACAGCCCAATCTACATTATTATAAGATTTAGTCCATACCTCACAAACGATTATATCACCCTTCATAAAGTTACCCATTACTTTGAGCATCTCTGTATCAGAGTTATACCAATAATCTGGAAGTGGGGACAAAAGGTCCTGCATCATCGACCAGTAAGTCATCAGCTGGGTAAAATACCCTAGGTCAGCTCCGAACGCATTCGGCCCGTAGCCCTTTTGACAAGATGAACCCATACCGCCATTGATACCGGCCATACCCATAAGAAAGTCTGTAAACCAAGGATAAGTGGCATTTCCGTCCATTGAAGTAATCGAGCCGACATTAGTACGTACTATCTGGGAAATAGCAAATACATTACGACCGTGGAGATTAAACACCCCGTTCAAGAACTGGGCATTATCAGATTCTTCTGTACCAATATAGAAAACTTGGTAGCCTTTGTTCAGACCACTAAAATGATATTCACCGTAGAGCTCTAGAGCGCGCTGGATACAATCATATATTTGGTCAGTAGTTAATTCAACATTTACGATAGGTGCGCCCATGCGGCGCAGGATAAGGTCCTTCAGTTCAGAAGGATTATTAGCAACTTGTCCGGCCATAAAAAGTCCTCATATAATAATCATATTTATACAAAAATGGGAGACCGAAGTCTCCCTAATTTTAGCGTGCTGGAACTACAGTAATATCAACAGCTTCTACATTTAAAACAACTTGAGAAGCTGGTTCAACAGCTTTAATGGCTAGGCGTAAACGATCTGTTTCTTCTAACTGTCCAAGCCAATCAAAGCTAACAACTTGGTAACCTGCTACAGTTTTAACACCTACAGAGTTAACATCCACAGAAACGTCATCAACATAAAACACCAAGTCAAGAACTTTATCTGCATGGGCTTTTTCGATAATAACCGAAGCTGATATACTATAAATTGCAGTGTCGTCGATAACGATTTCGCTATTAATAACACGAATCTGATTATTAAAATCAGCCGCTACAAGACCAGGACCAAACGAATACTCAAAACCACCAGAGGTTAAATCTGCGGAGAGGTCTTTACCTTTAAATGAACCCATCGCCATGGATTTTTTGATCCACTGGTCTTTTGTACGAAGGTAAGCATTCAGGTCAGTTACATCCCGCACATAATCTGAATTTATCTTTTTAACAGACTCTAAAAGACCGCTCTTTTCAATAGGGTCCGTCGCACCGGAATTACCGTAAACAGTTTTACGAACTTCGTTTAATTGGCCTGTAATACCTGTCGTACCACTGCCAATTTCAGCCTGAATATCTTGAATAGATGATTGTTGCTGAGACTGAACGCCGATAACTTCAGTCAAACGACCTTCAATAGAACTAGGATCAGGAGTTTCGCCAGGGCCAACAATACCTGTTTTCTGCTGAATCCAAGCTATCTGGCCACGTATACCAGAAGATGCATCGGCTCCAACAACAGTCTTAATTTCATCTTGGGTAGTTTGAATCGCATCTAATCTACCTAAAATGCTGTACGGTTCTGAAGCTGATCCGATTTTTACTTCAATGACACCTACTTTATCAACAAGACCGGTTCCAGCTGAATTAACGGTAGCATCAATAGATAGAGTACGTGATTCTAAATTAGATACTCTAGACGAAATTGTTTCAGGGCCTGTCAAATTAATGGCAGCAGAAATGTTTTCTTGAGTGGTTTTAAGAAGACCAATATCGTTGTCAGCCTTAATTATTCTACTGTAAATGGAAGTCCCATTTGCTAAGGTTTTAGGTCCTATTTCAGTACGAATTTCATCAATTCTGCCTGATAAAGCACCTACATCAGAATCGATAAAATTGTCTTCAAGATCTTGGACACGGGAGGTAACTTTAGAAATGGCATCACTGTTAGAAATGATGCGAAGCTTCATACCTGAGCCAGAAGAATCTAAATCAACTTCACCGTTTTTATTCTGCCCTGGATAAGAACCGATTTCATCTTTGATGAATACAATATCCCCACGGACGGTACGGTGTTTAGGATCTAAGTTCGGATTATACACTCCGACTTCAGCCGTTAATTTTGTCGAAGATTCTTTTAAAGAAGCTATTTCTTGCTCGTGAAGATCTAATTCAGAATTAACCAGTATAATGTCATCGCGGTTTTTATAAACCTGAGTTACTGCATCAACATCAGTGGTAATTTCTAAAGATTCTTTAATAGATTCGATTTCAGTACTGTTCTTGTTTAATTGTTCTACAGTTCGTTCTACTTCATGGTGAACGAATTCGATATTCTCTTGGAGTTGAACGCCGACACGGTTAAGTTCACCTTCATGCCCGTAGCGAGTAGAAGCCGCATTAAGCGGCTCTCCATTTTTAATCCAAGCAATTCGTTTTTGAGAATCACCTGGCTCATTAGTTACATTGGGTAAAGTTTCAAGCTTGATAATCATTAAGAATCCTTAATTTGTGCAGAATGTGGCCAGTACGTCTACATGTAAAACTCGATGCCATTGGACAGGCTCAATGTCAACTCTAGCTCCTGGAGGAATGTTACCAAACCGGAAATTGCCTGATGCATAAGCCTCAAATCTCCAGGAATGACCATTTCTTCCGCCTTTAGTGTTTTCTATATTTAATGTAAGCATTCCGCCTTGTCTTTGCCCATTAACACGAACATAGAACTGAAAAATACGGTTATCGCCGCCATCATTGTTTCTTTCAAATTTACAAACAACGTTCATACCTACAGTAGAAGAGCCTTCCCACGGACTTTGGCAATACCAAGTATCCGGACTACCGTTGTTTCCTCTGTAGTTAAGGTAGGTAGCTCCTTCAATGCGGGTAATATTGCCAACCATCCTGTCTTTAGGCATAAAACGGTTGTCAGCTTCGCCTTTAGACCAAGCGTTTACATCCCCAGCACCTAAAGTAATATTTCCAGATAAAGGCTTACCGTTTACGGTAGTTGTTTTAAACACGACGGCATCAGCTCTTGCGGCAGTTTGGCCTGATTGAGGAACACCAGATAGCTGGACTAACCCATATTGGGATGTAGAACCGCGAAGGGCCATCAATTGCTTAGGAGAAACTGCTACAGAATCTAAAGTCCCGGCAGCTGTTTCAGATGCAGTAGATAAACGAATAACGCCAAATTTAGATTCAGATGCTTTAGCACCAAGTAATCCTTTAGGTGATATAGCGTATCCATCTCCTAAAGTCCCTTGCTGAATTTGAGCGCTAGTAGCTAACTTAACCAACCCTAAGTTAGTTTCTGTCGCCATCGTATATGAAGGAGGATTAGCTGAATGAGCGGCAATCATTTCTACAACGCGCTTAGGAGTTACCGCTGTAGTATCATCAGTACCAGCTTGTCCCATATCATAAGTGGCACGCTTAATAGTACCAAATCTAGTTTCATTTGCTGTTACATTGGTAAAAACATGGCCTAATGCAGAAGGAACTATAGCGGCGTTGCCAATAGCGAATCCGGCTGCTTCAGCATTAGTAGCATATCTGGTTAGGCCTTTTACTGTGGTAGTTGCATCCGGCCTAGTGATTACAGATTTTAATGTGGCTGGGCTAACAAATTTATTTGTTATTACCCCTGCATCTACTTCAGGTTGAGTAGCTATAGCCACAATACCCGGAGTTGTAGGGGACGCTATAGGTAAACCTACGTCAGTACGTGACCAGTCGCCAAGCATTGATAATGCTTTTTGGACATTATCCACAGAATCCGGCCAATCTGTATTAGCCGGTTTAAAAATTGTGTATTCAGCTAAGTCACTATAGTGCTGAAAGTTATTTTGAGCCATTACGAGATCCTCTGGAAATAATGGAAGCGAACAGTATTACTAGCAAATACTTTATCTTCGCTACCTAAAAAGTTCCAACTTCCGTAACCTTGTTTAGCAGGAGATAAAACACTAAAGTTAACTGTAATACCATTCCACTTAAAAGTTTCGAAAGTATGGTTCTGGTAATCCAGATGGGTAATATCTACAATATTCTGGGTAGAAGCAGAGCTGAAAACTGCTGCAATAGCAACCTTATCGGCAACCATAGACTCGAGAATGTTAAGCCATTTAGCAGCAGCTATCTCGGCAGTATCGCCATTTTTAAGTTTAACAGCAACACCTAGAATCTCAACGATTTCTTCAGTCACTTCATCTTCTAATTTGACAACACCGGAAAAAACAGCCCGAGTAATTTGTTGAGTTTTCCCTGGACTAATACCAGTTACATTAGTAACAACTTCTCCAACATCGCTAGGGATCATCGCGCGGACATCATCTATTGCTGCCTGGATATTAGGATACCAAACGCCGTGCTGCGTTTGTTTTAGTGTGACCGATCCATAAGGAACTTGATCACCTACAGAAATATCTTCAGGGTCTAATTCAAACTGAAGATAGTTAGCTTCTCTTGAAGGGACCTTAGCCCCTTCGCGTGTTTTAGTAAAAATCATTATGCCACCCTTATCCAGCGATAGACAGTTATAGAAGGTTGAACGTTAGAAATAGGTAAGCCACCGGCGCCTTTGTTTACGGTGATAGAACCTTCTCTATATTTAGAATAGCCAGGACCAGACGCATCGGGGTCTAATTGACATCCGCCGATAACTACAGTACCATTATCATCGGCAATAAGAACTGTGTCATCAGATTTGAGTTCCGGGATGTTATTTGCCGAAATCTGGAATTCAACCTCACCGACCGTGCCTCCAGCACTATGAGACGGCCTACCTGAACTGTCTAGGTCATTATTATTTAATGCAAAGTAAGGGTTGCTTATATCAGAAGCCCACCCTACAGAAGCATAGCCTTCACCGTACATCTTCCATACACCCATGCCCATATAATCTCGCGGGTTAGCTGGGTTATGAGCATTTTCATAAATGGTTCCGATAGGATAAATCGAATCAAAAAATGCCGAGATGTTAGATAACCGAACATCATATTCATTAGGCACATCAACTTTAGTTTTTTGGCCTGGATTCTGATAGTCAGTGTATTCGATCCTGTTTTTAAGGTCCACTGTTTCTTCGGCATTCATATAAATCAAATCTGTCTCAGAAACAATATCATCCAGGGTCATCGTGGTTCCGATATTGTTATTATACCAACGGACAGTAATGATATCTTGGTCTTCAAATGGCTGGCCGAATCTGATAGCCGAAACTTTAATACCGTCAGTATCAAATACTAAGCGATAATCGGAGTCCGATTGGACCCAAGTCCCACCATTAGCTATACAATCTTGTGAAGATTCGCCTGGAGCACCTTCACAAATAAATTCTGGGAGCCCGCCGGTTCCTGCTTCAACCTGGCTTTTACCGTTTATTTCTACCTCAATAGAATTAGGGTTCATGTCTATACCAGGAAGAACACCTAAATCCGCAGTGCTAAATTCACGCAGGGTGCTCAAATCGGCTACAATTTTAGAACCTTGGACTGTTTTCTCAGAGGTAAGTTTGTTACTGCGAACCATAACAGTAACTTTGTTGTATGAGCTACGCCATACACCTATACCATCTAAAAAGGTTTCGAAAATAATTACATCGCCTGCTGAACAAGGTTTAACTAACCGAACATCTTTTTTATTCAAGGCCACGATAGTGTTGTTTGGGCCAGGAGAACCGTAATCAGCATTATCTGGATCAAATCCATTTTCACCATAAAACAGCATATTACCGCGACGATAGACGTTCAGAGATTCTGGATTATATTCTTCGCCATCAAAAATATCTAAGAAGTCAGTTTGGCCTTCAGTAGCAATAACCGACTTTTTGGAAACTGTAGCTAAATCCCCATTAGTAAATTTCTCGATAGTTTTGCCATTAATGTATTCCCATTTACCTGGGGAGCAATAAACTAGCTCAAGATCTTGGTAGTTAGTATTAAAGGTCTTAGGAGATGCAGAGCCTTTAATAGTATCGCCTGAGGCAGGAACTACGGTCACTGGAGATAAACGCCAGGTAGACCATACATCTCGTAGACGAATAACATTATTGTAATCTGAAGGTTTACCTTTAGGAAGATAAACTGTTACACGAGCCGCCTGGGTATTAATCGCGAAGCTATCACCCATTTTAGGATCAAGTCGAATAGAAGTAGCCGCGGAGTGGGTTTTCCAAGCACCTGCGGCATGAGGATAAGTACCATCACCTAATTGATAGTACAATTCGTCAAAGTTGTTATTAATCTTTTGGCCACCAAGGCGGAGATAATCTCCGCTGCCGTCGTCGACTACTTGGCCAATATTTAAATTCTGTTTCATTATTAGATTCCTGTACCGACGGTCTGAGTACCGATAGATTTAATTGCCAGTCTAGCGTTAGAGTAATTTGATTTCACGTTAAGAACTACTTTACCAGCAGCATTAACCGAGTAAGTAGCGGTATAAAAGAATTCATCTTCACCTTTTTCACCACCCATTCTGATAACGCCGTATTCAGTAGAGTAGACTTTGTTCATGCTTGAATCAATCAATAAAAGGGTTTCAGAAGACTGTCTGATATTTTTACCAGGTGGTGTTGCTACATAACTCATTAGAAGCTTAATAGAGTTAAATTCTCTAACTCCAGCAATAATAATGTCAGTTCCTGTTTGGTTGATTGTAAATGTTCTTTCTAAAGGAACGTGCTGCTGACCAAACATGCTTGTAATAGAGTAATCCCAAATACAATTACCTGAGGTGTCTTTAGAAATACACCAGACTTCAACTTTAGTATATGGAGAAACTATTTCAATTTTATTACCACCTGAAGCGAATCCGTCGTTAGCACTAGTTGTTATTGTAAGACTGGTTTCTGCCGAAATAGAACCATCAGCATTTACAAAATAGATAGCTTCACCAACATTGCCTTTAGCTATAGTAACATTAAGCTTTTGGCCGTTAGTAGAAATGTCATGGCAAGTTCCTAAAGCTATTTCACTACTGCTATAATCAGCAAATGACAGTTTTTGGTAATATCCTGTTGCATGAATTATCTGGGTGTTTTCGCCATCAGCAGCCGCAAAAAGCCGTTGGTCGCCGAAAGCATTAAAAATATCTGAGAAGTTGTTGTTTATTTTAACGCCGCCATCGTATAAGATATCGCCTGTTGAGGCGTTACCGATCTCACCTACGTTTACGACTTCTTTTGGAATTTGTGTGAATGCCATAGTGTACCTCAATATGTTTATAGAGATATTTATAAACAAAAATGGGAGCCTTACGGCTCCCTAATTAGAATTCAAAGATGATACTAACTTCTTCAGTTTGGTCCATTGACCTAATGATTGGTTGTCGGTTTTCCATATAAATGATTTCACCGGACTGTCTAAACAAACTTACCGCTGGATAAGAGCCTTTAGTAGCCTTAACATTAGGATCATTAGGGTTCTTTTTAGCTTCTAACGGATTACTAATCACAGAAAGTTGTCTGAACCCAGTATTACCGGGTAAACTAAATTCTGGGAAATAGACAGAGTCTAAGAAAGCTTTAAACCGTACACAGTTGGCTTTAAGGCGATAAATGATGTCATAATCATATTGTTGCCAACTGATATTATTGTGGTATCCCCATCGCTGCGGGTCTGCTGCCACTTCATCCGGCCATGGAACGACAATATATTCATTAGTGCAGCGGTTAATAGAAACGTCCGGCGGGATCTCGTAAAGATATTCCCAGTAGTATCCGTCTCCTGTATCTATGATACCATTAGTGCTACCACTAGTATCTGCTCGGCCTCTAGGAACAATAGTAGAAGTTCTTGAAGGGGACCACTTACCGCCTAATGCAAGACATTCGTCTTTATTAGACAACTGTCCTATAGAACACATACCTTCTTTTGGAACATCAACGCATTTATAAATTAGCCAGCCAGCCCCAACTTCAGTTTTATTATACGGAGCATTATTAGTAACGACAATATCACCAATTAAAAATGTTGAATTGTCGTATCTTGAATCACCCCAATCGCGTCTAGGAATAACGCAATCTAACATGCTCGGGTCTACTTTAACAGCGCCCATCATATTAGTCCAGATATCAACAACCCCGTCAGTACTATCTGAAGGATACGGAGGAGCAAATCCTGGTTCGTTTTCATTAGCAGACCATGGAGTCGATTTGCCGAAGCTTATATACATTGTATTTTGTTCTGGACCATCTCCGACGGATTTATAGAACGTGTACATTTTTTCAGTACGAAATTTAGAAGTAATAACAGCGCGATAAATCGCGCTGTTCACTGATGCTAGTGCAGATGTAGACATTTATTCACCTATATTGACCTGGGTTGGATTCTCAGGATCACGAGGATTTCCTACATTATCTTTAAGTCGTTCATCGACTAACTCTCTGTAACAAGAGAATGTTACAGCAGACTGGTCAAATAAAGGACTATACCGCTTACGTCTTTCACAAGGGCCTTGGCCTTGGAATTGATTATTATTCGCTGTGATATATTCTTGAGTACACGGATAAGGAACGCCTTTGTTTACATTGTCGTAGTAAATAGGGTCACCCCATGCGTCTCGTTCTATAGTTCCACTAGGCGAAATTGCGGCGTTTCTATCAGGATAATATGAAGGAATGCCTGAGTCCCACTTATAGTTCTTGAGCTTATTTATGATAGTTTCAACGTGTTTCATACTAAGACCAGAGTTAATAAACATCGTGATCAAAGTAATACCGATGAAGCCGAAACCGACCGGATGAACAAATCTCAGTACGTCATCTCTGTATCTAGAAGTAGGAAGAGAAGAACGAATTTTCATCACATAATAAGAACGAGAACGGTTAATATATTCTATGGTATTAGAAATAAGTTCTTTACCACGAACACCTACAACAATCATACCTTCAAAAGACGTTTTTTCAGATTTAACTTCTTGTCCAGCGATAAATCGACCTATCATATTATGAATGGTCATACGCCACAGAAGCTTACCGTCAACGTATTCACGCTCAATATATGTCACATTACAACGACCTGATGCAGTATAAATCGTTCTTCCCACAATATCATCATTGATATTATCAGAATCGACAACTATATCATACTCGGTGCTGTTTTTAGATTCGATGTCAATTTCAACATCTTCATTATACAAGAGCTTGAACAAGAACTGATAGCTTTCTTCAATACCTTTTGTGGCATAGAAGTCATTTTTACGAGCTTCGAAGAAACGAACAACAGCGTCTCTTTGGTCCTTTGACAGATAGATATTACGTTTGTAAACTTCAGACCATAAGTATTCCCAAGCGTGTTCTTCACGTGGGTACTTATCACGAACAAGGTTCAGAAGCTTATTGTAATGAGTCCCGTATCCTTTAGAAATGAACTGCAAGTAATAATTACTAAACGCCTCAAAGTTAGTATCTTGAAGCAAATAACTATCTGGCATCATTTTACGAACTAAAGGAACCAAATCCGGGTCTTGGAGACCGGTATCTTCTGTTGGGGTCCAAGGAACTTCATGTTCTTGGTTTTGTAAAAATGCTTTGAACATCACATTTTTAGGTTTCCAAGTAATCTTAACATAATCTCTGACTCTGTATTCAAATTCATAGAACCCTACTAAAGTACCATCAGGCTCGTGAAACATAATGCCGGAGGCATATTTTAAGAAGCTATCAAACTCTACGTTAGGACAATAGAATACGCCGTCGCCTTTATTCCAAACTTCATGCAAAATACGGTTAGGATCTGTTAAAGACAGAGTATCAACATACTTGGTATAAGTAGTGTTATTATAAACTACTAAAGCGTGATCCGTTGTAGTAGCCCAGTTTCTATTTCCAGAACGGGCCATCCAGTTAAACCAAGGCTCGGCGTAAAATTTCATACGGCCAGGTTTAAACTCTTCCCAACCGCTATTTTCGTTAGATCGGAAGCTCATCATATGCCAATGTTTATCATGATGGTACTGGTAAGGGGCATAATATGAAACGGCTTCTGTAACCTTGGCAGGGTATTCTAAAGGAAGTTCATTATCAGGAACATATTCGTTATACCGAAAGTCGCCAGAGCTAAAGAACAATTCTTGGCCATCAGTGGACATACTAGACCATCCATGCTCAATTCTCCTGCATTCTTCTGCTGTAGTACCAAAAACTCTTCTAAAGCTTAAAGTATCTTCGTCAAATACGTAAACGCCTTTAATTGCTTCAGCTTCTTTAGATACGCATTCAACATTTTTAGGGTCAGACGCATCAAGCCCTGCGGATTTTAAACGGCCTGTAATAAGAGCAAAGATTTTGCCGCCGATAGAATCCATTTTATAACAAACAGCTAGGTCATCACCGGTTATTCTGATTATTTCGGGCTCAAATAACTTTTCACCGAATGTAGGGGACCCAATAACGGTATCAACTGGAGCTTGTTTTAACTTAATTCTGCGAACTGTGTCTCTGGCTACACCGTATAAGTGTGTATTGTTAACGGTCATAGCTTCTACTCTAGTATTAAGAATACCAGGCCATGAAGCATATACACCGAAGATTTCTACTTCGAACCCTAAATTAAGCTGGTCGCCTAACTTAGTAAATGTTACTTCGTTATCGCTAAAACGAACTTCATCTGAGGACCAACGAACATCGCTGGATTTACGGCCATAGAACACTTTATTATAGCCAAGGACGTATGTAGTAGTGTTGGATTGATAAACACATGTCCTTGAAACAGGATTGCCTACGCGATCACTAAAGAGGCGTACGTAGTGCCAGTTTTGGCCTTTATCATTAGATACTTTGACCATGTGCTGGAAACGTTCAAACAGATAGAGGTTGCCATCTATTTCAGCAAGCATGGTTCTGTCTTTATCTACACAGACCGCTTCTATAGGCCCTTGAATTTCATGGAATTCATCTTCACCTAAAACATATTGCTTAACTTGTGAAAGATCTTTATATTCGGTAGAGATAGGAAAGTTTTCAGCCATCAACGATGCCTGTAATGCAGCCGTATTGAAGTTAACATAGTTCATACGGTTCTTAATGAACTTTTCTTCAATGAACGGTTTCATAAGCATGAATTGGCTCATCTGTTCAAATGTGTAGGCGTTAACTTCAAATGTTTCAAAGTCTTCAGTTTCTACCCATTCCGAAGGTTCGAATCCCGCCGCGGTCGATTGTACACGCATTCTGTACGTGGTCATAGGACGCAAGTTATTTGCGAACCATTCGTTTTCAGTGGTATAACCTAGTGCACGCCAACTTAAAGAAGAACGGTCGAGAAGTCGACCGGTTTCATCTTCGATTTCGGCTATTTCTACAAAATAGTAGAAGTTTGCACCAACGTCATCCCAACGAATATTGACCTGGTTCGCTGATAGCTTGTGAATACGTAAGCTGGTGACGAAAGGTGCAATTGTCATTGAGTAATTGGCTCCAATGTGATAGTTGTGTATTGAGGGCGTAAATCGTTCTCAAATACGATAAGTGTTCCATCTCTTGAGAAAATAATATCTTGACTTGGCGTAGAATAAAGCTCGATGCTTTGGTCTTCAAAACGATCTGAAGTTACACCAAGAGCCCCAAGGTTCCAATAGATGTTATCACCCGGATAAGAGATTTCGCCGACTTTATAAAATTTAGTACGACCTTCTATAGTAGGTTTATTAAAATCGGATCCTGTGTACGGTGTAATATGTGTATTCTCAACAATATCACCGTCTCGGAAAGGCCCTATAACAATATTCCCTTTTCCTAACTCATCAGGATCTGCCCCGTAAATTCTAACAGGATAACTCAACTCAGAATTAGCTACAAAAGAAATGTCGCTTGACTCTAAAGTCCGCTTATTAATTTGATTATAGTATTTAATACCGCTTTCAGGCAGAACAAAATAATTAACAACTTCACGAACCAGCTGAATTGTGGCAGATGAACCTAAAATACTAATATTTGCATCATCTACATAAGTCAGCATTTTAGACTTACTAAATGAGCTATTGAAGATTTCTACTTCATCGCGATAATAAGTATCTATCTGGTCTAAAATTTTGTTTTCAAGCCACTGTTCAGACTCTTGCAGTTTATTCATGGCATAAGAAACTTTAACGTTTTGCTTAATGAACAAATAATCTGGAGACATAATAGCTGGAGTAATAGGAGCTAATGTAAACGGCTCTAAGTAAGCTTTAATATCTTCTCTCTGGACAGCAGTCAGTTGTAGACCTGATTTTGGTTTAATTGCAATGAATGCATAGCCTGGTTTATCTTGGTCTGTAAAGCATTGAACAGCCTGAACAATATTACCAAAACGAGAACTAACAAAACTTTCGTAATCTGACTTAGAAACGCAGCGCATTTGGGATTCACGTTTCAGAGTAGCAAGTTCTCGAATACGTTCAATTCCTTCAGGGTCGCCGCCACCATCAGCACCGACGTAATCCTCTGAATTAGTCCAGTTTTCAATAATTTTATTGACCTGGATATATTGGAGTGTATCAGCATAGCTAAATTCTACTGCGCCGTTAGCCGCATCACCGTCTGTACGAATATATTCTATAATTATAGTATCATTACGGGTCGGTTTTAAACCACCTATAAAATTAGCTTCCAAAACACCACCAGCGACAGAAACAGTTTCTACACCCTCGCCAAAAAAGAATTCTGTATTACCGTCAACAGTCTCACGCATATAGTAAATATGCGAAGTGCTTCCTGTGTGGACCATAGAACGGTCTGTCCAGTTAGTCCATTCAGAACCGTTAACCATTAAGCGAACTTCAGCTCGGTCGATGTCAGGGTCGCGAATCAAAATAGGAACTTTAGGGTCGTATTGAATTACCTGGCGGATAATCTGCCCTTGAGCAACTTCAACAACAGGCCAGTAGTGATTATCGTTATCGCGTGTTACAACGACGTCTTTAGTACTAACAAAAGAGTACGGGTCTGTAGATGAATTTCGGGCATACGCTAGGAATTTTGTTCCTCTAGGAATTACTATTGACACTGACGGTTTCGGAGAAGTTATATCTAGCATCAAAGAAGTTTTAGCCGCGGATTTAGAAGCAGGAAGATAACCATTTTCTTGGGCCGCCTGAACCACCGAGCTACGAAGATTCGCGGTACCTATAAAACTTTCATATACCGCGGTATTAGCAAATTGCTGAATATAAAGAGTATTATAAGCTAAAAGGTCCAGCAGTACGTTGATTCGAGAACCTGAAAAATCGTAATCTTGAAATTCGGATTGACCTGAAAGCCAATCAATAAGATTGTTTTTAATTTCATCAAAGGTTGCACCAACGAATGCTTCTGGGATAGCGTTTGCAGTACGCGTCAACTGATAATTTACTGGTTCTGTAGTAGCCATTAGTGAATAAACACCTTATGTGAAGATTGAGCGATGGTGTCACCGCATGAAATTGGATCGGCCATTTGGGCTGCTTTCTTCCCGTTAACGAATACTTTACTCGTTCTAGCCTCTACGACGCCTCCATGTGTATCATGAGGCTTCGTTGTTTTTGTGTGTGGTGTAATAGGATCGCCGTCACGAACAACAGCGATACCACCGGTGAATACTTTAGATTGTGTAGCATTTACATCTGTCGGCGGATAAGCATCGTGCCCCGTCGTAATGCAATGATTGTATGCTAAGCCTGCCATTAGTTCTCCGCATATACGTAATCACGTAGCTTGTTAGCCCAAATGCTCCAGTTGCCTTTAACTGTTTGTGAGTAGACCTTTGTTAGCTTTTTCTCTTCTACAGAGCCACTCCCTGGTTCGCCAGGGACCGCCGGAGTAGTTACGGTATAGATTAACTCAACAGTGTATGTAAATGTCTTAGAAAGCGCCGTAGGGGCTCTGAATAGGTATAGATCCGCTTCTTTTGGAGGAGGTAACTCCTCCCACGCTGAAGCAGATTTCAGATCATCGCCTTCTCGGTATAAAAGCGCATTAGCACCAAAAGTGAAAATTGAGTTATAGTTACCTGTATAATGGTTTTGAGCTACAGTGATACCGGTTACTGGTTGGTAGTTAGTAATAGTAATTGACTTAAGAGTTTCATCTGCCTCCAAAGAGGCAGTGAAGTATTGGTCTACAAAGTCACCTTCTATAAGTTCTTCTAATGTCGTATTTATTGGAATTATCTGAGCCATAATTAACCTACATCAATTCTGCTACCGTCGATAGTGTACTGACCTTGAGCAATAGAACTCATCGAAGCCATTGTCTCAGTCCATGACCCGCCTACATTCCAAGAAACCGTTCCTGCAACGACATAAGACATGTTCCCGCCAATATTCATTTCATGGTTCCCATCCACTTTAGTGGTAGCATTGCCATTTACTTGGATATCCGCATTTCCTTCAACGATAACTTTTACATTACCTTTGACTACAACAGTCCCGTCACCTTCAATAGTTTTAGTTTCATTTCCACGAATATAAAGAGTATTATCACCGTCAATTTGCTGACGTCGATTGTACATATTATAATAAACTTCGTTTCCACCAACGTTAACTTTCTTATCACCAGAAATCATGATATTCCCATCACCTTGGGTCATATCATAAAGATCGGCAACTGTTTTACGCGTACGGCGCCCGTCAGGAGCAACTTCTTCATAACAACCAGTTGGATGGACCAGTCTATACCGTTCGTAACCAGGCGTGTCGTCAAATTCTTGAACATGGCCCGCTTCAGATTCATACGTATGAACGTAAGGATATTCGCCTTTATAAGAACTTTCAGGTTCTTTGAACAGAATCCTTGAATCTGTAGGAGTCCATGGAGCGCTTGGATCGTCAGAATCATCGGAAACCGGGGCAGCAAATAATTGAATCATTCTTCCTTTAGCCTGTTCTGGAGGAACAGGAACACCGTATGACTCTAAATTACCGGTTAAGATAATCATAGATACACGAGAAGCACGGCCTTTAGTCTGATTAAACCAAACAGAATTGCGGGCTTCTTTAAATGCCGTTTGCCAGTCTTCAACAAGCATTGCGTCTAGCATACCTTTGAATTTTGCTAATCCGTGGATGCCCATTTGGAAAGCCATATTCTCTAAAGCCATCTGACGAGACCTGTTTACTTTAGCATAAACAGGACCCACTCTAGGATTGCTTTTTACATCTCGTTGAACATCTGCTAAATCTTTCTGGAATAATTTAGAGGCTTCTTCCATTTCGATGATGCCTGGATTTCCAGATACTTGACGCCCTACTTGATTGCTCAGAATTTTATTAATCTGGGCCATATCGCGTATTTTCTGCATCACAATCAAGTGGCCGATACCTACGGTAGGGTACCCTTCAGAATCCCAGTATACTTTTAAACGAAGGCCTTCATCGCGACGAAGCATGTTTTCAATAGTGAAATTAGGATTGTCGTCTGGTTTAACATCTCCAATATCTGTTGAATCTGGATTAATACCCACATCAAGATTAGCATCTTGAATAACGTTAGTATTACTGTTATAACCTATTTCAGACCCTTGAGTCAACGGGTTCGTGTCTGAACCTAAGTATCTAGGGAACTGTCCTGTAGGGTCACTGAACCCTTCTGTATAGTTAGGCTTCTTTGTATTGTGGGCTGATATAACATGAGTAACAATGCCTGAGGTTTTATATTTGTCGAGCCATTGTCCAAAAACTGTACTACCTTCAACAATACCTGTAATTGAATGACCTACTCCACTGATACCAGCAGAGTTAGTAGGCTGCCCTACCGTCATCCATGGTAAATCAGCGGTAGAAATACCGGAAATAGGCCCTTGTGTTTTTTGGAACGGATGAAGGCCTACAACGCGTACTCTTACTCGACCTTGTTTTAACGGGTCCATCCTATCTTCTACGACGCCAGTGAACCAGCGTACTTCATCATTCATTTCAATCATTCTGGGGCCTTTTCCATTTCACGAACTATGTCTGATAAAAAAGATTCGATATCAACAGGGTTAATGATTTTGATCTGCCGGAGTTTTTCATTTTCTAATATAGCGTCTTCATAGACATCGACTGCAGCTAATGCACCGCGATATTGGATGTGTGAATCCTTAGTATAATCGTTCTCACCTTTGGCCCACCAGATGCCTGAATTAGGAGGAACCTGCTCTACGTTATAATATCTGTTCCCATCGGCATCAACATGATACAAGATCTGGTTCCCGCCAACTTTAGAGTATTTCTGTTCAGCTGCTTGGTAACAAGCATCCTGTGATTTAATCCATCCATGATAAGGGTCATAGATTCCGTTACACATTAAGAGAATCCAATAGAACTGCGTGTTACCGTACAGTTCATAAGACAGTTCTTCTGGACGTGGAGCACCTTGAATGTAATAGTTCTGAAGCAAGTAGTTAACCGCTACACGGTCAAAATATTCTTGGTAATCACGATAGATATTAGCCGTCGGGATTATCTTCTTGCTGCCAGTCGTTTTAGCTTGGTACTCAATTGGGTTGAAAAACGAAAAGAGCATAGTGTATCCTTTTATAAATATTGATATATGTATTTATAAGGAGGCTTCATTATGGATTATAGAAAACATTATGATGCTTTAATTACCAGAGCAAAAACAAGAAAATTAGAATCTTATACAGAAGCTCATCATATAATCCCTAGGTGCATGAATGGCAAAGATAGTTCTGAAAACCTCGTTGACCTCACTGCAGAAGAACACTTCGTAGCTCATCAGCTATTAGCTAAAATTTATCCTTGGCATTCTGGCCTGATAAGAGCTTGTAGACTTATGTGTGCATCATCCGAAGGCCAAGTGAGAAATAATAAAGAATTCGGGTGGATAAAGAGCAGAATTAGATCTTTACCGGGTCCAATGACCGGCAGGCGTCATTCAGAAGAAACTAAGCTTAAAATGAGTAAATCTTCTAAAGGTAAACCAAAATCTAAAGAACACAAGGCCTCTTTATCTAAAGCTTTTACCGGAGTATGCTATATTACCGAAGAAGGTAAGCGCCGTATTAGTGAAAGACACACAAATAAAAAGGTCTCTAAAGACACTTTAAGACGAATGTCAGAAAGTATGATAAAAATAAACAAAGAAGTGACATGTCCTTGGTGCGGTAAAGTAGGTAAGCTTACCGGAATGAAATCATGGCACTTTGATAGATGTAAGGAAAATCCAAATGGCCTACAGCGGTCGATTCACTCCTGAAAATATCTCCAAATATAAAGGAGACGTAAGAAAAATTACATACCGTTCCTCATGGGAGCAGTATCTAATGAGATGGCTTGACCGTCATCCTGAGGTTGTTCAGTGGAATAGTGAAGAAGTTGTAATTCCGTATTTTTGCAATGCTGAAGGAAAGAAACGACGCTACTTCATGGACTTTTGGGTTAGATTTAAAGATGGGCAACAGTTCTTTTTTGAAGTGAAACCTGCCAAAGAAACTGTTCCTCCGCCTAAACCTGTCAAGCTTACTACAGCGGCTAAGAAACGCTACATAAATGAAGTGTATACTTATTCGGTGAATCAGGATAAATGGAAAGCAGCTCAAGCAACTGCTGACAAAATGGGTATACAATTTAGACTAATTACTGAGCATTCCCTCAAGAAACTTGGATGGAAAGGCTAATGGCTATAATCGAATTCTTGGGTGAAGCTGCTCCGGCGCTTAATCGTGCACCAAGTAAATCAGAGCAGCAATGGGTCAAGATTGGTGTTGAATACGCTAAAGCAAAGGCCAAAGGAATCACAGCTAAAGAATTCGCTGAAGAGCGTGGATTCAACTATGCTTCGTTCACTAAAGCCATGTCACGATACCAATCACGTATCAAAACGGCTGTAAAGGTCGAAAAGTTAGAAAAGAAACCACAAAATAAACTGACTAAAGCTGAACGTCAGTTAATTATGATTAACAGTTTCCGTAGTTCTCTTCGTGAAAAAATAAAGAATGAAGGAGCAGCTGTTAACAACAAATCAGCACGATGGTTCAATGACACCATTAAGAAAAACGTTCGCGGACATCAAGTGACTAAGCCTGAACCAGGTAAATTGTATGCGTATATCTATGATGCTAAGCATAAAGATACATTACCATATTGGGACAAATATCCATTGATTATTAATCTTGGATTCGGTCAAAACGGAAGTTCTAGGGTTATGTACGGGCTTAATCTTCACTACATACCTCCTAAAGCGCGCCAGGCTTTCCTAGAAGAACTCCTGAAGCAATACGCGAACACGCCTGTAATATCCAATAAGACTAAACTTAAAATCAACTGGAGCCAAGTGAAGGGCTTTAAAGGCGCTGACCAGATGATTAAATCCTATTTGCCTGGGCATATAAAAGGTCCGATGATAGAGATTAAGCCTGCAGATTGGGCTAATGTAGTAATGTTGCCACTTCAGCAGTTTATGTCGAAAGGCAAACGTTATTCTGCTACTTCAGTATGGAAATCATAATGCACGATTCAAATGGTGGGTTATTTAACCAAACTAACACAACAAACTTTCTATTAGAGGTTCCTGATGGGAACCTCACTAAAGCATTTAAACTGAATCTTCAAGTAGCTGCTGTTCCAGGGATTCACATCCCTGTTACTGAAGTTGCTGGACAGCCTCAAGGCATGCATCGGGCTTCTTTAAGTTCTGCCACAATAGAGTTCGAAGCCGTTCCATGCCGGTTTTTAGTCGACGAGAAACTTGAATCATGGCTTCAGTGCTATCAGTGGATGCTGGCCTGCAATAACTATTTGAATAGAGATAAGTCTGGGTGGAACCGCAAAGATGGTTTCCCGGATGCTGTTTTAATGCATATTCTAGATAACGATAAACGTGATATAGTATTGACTATCAGATATGTAGGAGCTTGGATCTCCGACCTTAGTGAAATCGAATACTCGCTGGCCGAAGATTCTGACGTTCCCATGTATTGCACTGCTACATTGAACTATAAGTACATCGAAGTTGAACAAAACGGCGTAATTATAGAGGGACGTGCTCCTATTAATGAGGCACGTGAAGTTCAATTACAGGCCCAAATCAGGGGCCGTCATCCGAGTATGCAATGAAACAAGTTTATCTTTTAGGTAAAAAACGTAGTGGCAAGGATACCACCGCCGACTATATTATGGATAACTACAACGCCATTAAGGCCCAGTTGGCTTGGCCAATCAAAGAGGCTTTGCATCACGCGTTTTCTGTTGTACAATACCAGTATTCTGATATTCAGAAATTAACTCGAGACCAGCTCGAAGGTATTGATTACGACCGTGAACAGAATTTGTTCCTTGATAAGAAGCGTGTGTTAGCTATTATGCTCGCCGCAATGGGTTGGTTATCTGAACAGAAGTATTTGTGCGCTACCTACAACGGCTTACCTATGAACTCGGTAGAAAGAGAAGTTGAACGCGTCATAAATACTATTGAAGATGATTGGTCCGTTAGACGTCTGATGCAGACCCTTGGAACGGATATCGTGGTCAATTGCTTTGATAAGATGTATTGGGTTAAATGGTGTATGGATGAATATGCTGATAACTTTGAGAAGTATAATTACTTCATAGTTCCAGATGTTCGTCAAGAACATGAAATTTCTTTTGCCCGGGCGATGGGTGCTACGATTATCCATGTAGTTCGCCCTTCTAAAGAAACTAAAACGGATTCTCACATCACTGAGCGTGGCCTTCCGGTTATGCCTGGTGATATTGTAATAACAAACGACGGTTCTATTGAAGAACTTTACAAAAAAATTGATAAGGTATTAAAATGAGTCAAGATATTATTAACACACTGAAAGTACGCGTATTCGACCTGTCTGAAGTTGCTCAGGCTTCCCAAGACCGCATTAAAGAACTGGAAGCTGTTCTGGGTGAACTGGTTCAGATTCTGCCTGTAAAAGCTAAAGAAGACGGTTCTTTTGAACTGGCCGCTATCGTAGAAGCAGCTAAGTCGGTTGTTCTGGCCGGTGATGCTGATTCTACGGACGAAGTTGAAGGCTAAGTGAAGTTTAAAGACTTTACTACAGGTCTTTATGTTGCAGCTAAATTTTCTGAATCGACTTTAGATGAAATTGAGGATCTTCAGCGAGAGTTGAAGATTCCCAATCCAGTTCCTCGTCATAAAATCCATTCAACGATATGCTACTCTCGCGTTGATGTACCTTATGTATGCTCGACCGGGAGTTTTGAGGTTGCTACTTCAGGAGAACTTGAAACCTGGGATACTCAAGACGGTAAGGTCCTAGTTCTTAAGTTAGACTCTGACTATCTAAAGTTCCGACATAACTATGCTCGTGCGTTAGGTGCTACTCATGATTTCCCTGACTACACACCTCATATCACCCTAAGCTATAACATTGGACCTGCTCACTATAAAGGTGAAGTCAAGTGTCATGTAGTTCTAGACCGTGAATACAAAGAACCTCTTCAACTAGACTGGGCTGACGATTTAAAATAAGGAGACTTTGGTCTCCTTTTTTGCATTTAAACGGTTTACATCACTAAATAGTTATGGTACTATACCATTATACCAACTTACTCAGGAAATCAAAAATGAAAACGTATCAAGAATTTATTACAGAAGCTAAAAGACAAGATGATGAACTGCCGGTTGTTACAAAAACCTTTGACGGGACACTGGCGGATTTTAAAAAAATCCCTAGTGATAAACTTGCTAAATTGACCGGTAGCATCGGTGAAAAAGATGGCAAGGTTACATTTTCTGCCCGTGGTTCTGCCAACCTCAAAAAACTTTTGAAAGCTGCTGGTGCTGAATAAATTGTTTTACATTAGGGTGTAGTCGTGATACTATACCCTTATACCAACTTACTCAGGAAACCAAAATGAAAACTTATAAAGAATTTTTAAATGAATCTAAAGATGCTTTCAACCATGTAGAACTGAGCATCACTGATTCCCAGTATGGTACTCACAAACTGTTCCGGGCAGTCCATATTAAAGGTTCTCACGAAAACGCTATGGTTGACCTAGGTGAAGCAAAAGACCTAGAAACTCTGATGTCTCATGTTAAATCGTGGGATGCTAAAGAGTTCCGTATCAACGGTAAACCTGTTAAAATGAGCGAAATCAAAAAATACTTAAAATAAGTGTTTACAACTCTGGTGGGTCGTGATAAGATGACCCTATCAAAACAAAAGTGACGGAGATTAAAATGAAACGCGCAGAAATCATTCGTAATGTGGCAGTAACAGTAGCTCTTGGAGCCACTTCGGTTTCTATGTTTGCCGGTTTTATGGCAGGTCTGTTAACTACTACCGAAAACGCCGTATCTGCAGGACTGGCATTATCAATGATTATTGTAGCTTTCCTAATGAACGAAATCTCTAAGTGAGGAAATATGTACGGATTATTCATGTGGTCACGGTACTACCCTTGTGGCGGGACAGGTGATTTTGTAGATTGTTACGGCTCTATCGAAGAAGCTATTGAAGCCGCTCGTGAACGTAAAGACTTTAACGACAAGTATGAAGTCGTTAGTTCTTCTTTTTGTTCTATAACAAGTGGGTACACCAATGACTTATAAGCTGTATGGTGATTTTGAAGCGAACCCTCATACTCGTCAGAATTGTCGTATCATGTGTGGTTCTTTTGAAACATACCAAGATGCTGTAGAATATGCTCGTGATGTGAGCTATTCGTTTATCGAAATCACAGACCAGTATGGTAACTTGGTAGATGCTTCTGGCTGTTCTATGAACACTGGTAATAACTTTGCCCTGTTTGCTGGGTCTGATTACTACCCATCAGGCGGTTACCATGACCTGCGAGCTAAATCTCAGAACATCGATGAACTGCGAGACCTTATGAAAAAGCAGTTTAATGGTCGTTTTGACTGGTGGCATATTGCCAACCTTAATACTCATACAATTGTAGAGAGTGGTTATCGTTAATGAAAGTATTCGCTAAAGTAACTCATCCTGATAACGGTTATAGTCACGATTCTGAACTGGCTCATAGTCTGATTGCTGTAGCTCCATTTGGTGCTGAATCGTTTCATGAAGTCAAAAAGATTTCTATCGGCCGTTCGAGCACAAAGGTCCAGCTGGTTGATGATAAATATCATTATAACAGTGTGAACTTCACTTTCTACGTTATGGAAGATAATGCTCCAGTTGAGTATGATATCTTCAAGAACGAACAAATGGCTGGTTGTATTGAACACGATTATATTATGATCAGCCGGTAATATGCTTTAAGTTTTAAGTGATATTATTACTACATGGAGACAACAGTCTCAAAATGACCTCAAGAGAAGCCTGCGGCTTAAGCTCTAAAACATGGTGAGGTCTCTATTCAGAAAGTTCTTGACACGATAATTTGGTGGGAAGTGTACAGCCTTCCTGGATTATTCGAGTGAAGCCCTCATGATGGGTGGAGAGCTTTTGAAATAGATGCGGAGTAACTTCAGATGGTCAGAATGTTGGGCTCATATCCCGACACGCGCAGGTTCGAGTCCTGCCTCCGCCTCCATTAAATGGGATATAGCCAAGTTGGTAAGGCCCCGGATTTTGATTCCGGTATGCACAGGTTCGAGTCCTGTTATCCCAGTAATTTAGGTTAGTTGGCTGAGAGGGGAAGCGACGGACTGTTAATCCGTGTCTTAGGACAAGGCAGGTTCGATACCTGCACTAACCGCCAAATAAGAAGCGAGACCAAACTGGTAATGACCTTGTTGAGGCCTAGCCCAGATGGATGCGCACTCGCAAGTCGTCGAACTGACGTTCCCTGTTATACAGGTCCCTCATTGAAACCAGGTATATCACAGCTTGAAGCGGCGCAGGAAGGTACTAGTTATCTTTCGAGGTATAGCGATTCAGTTAATGTGTTAACAAAGATTATATCTGTGCACGGGTATATGAGAGCCATTAACTCTTATTCAGCTTTCCGGAAAGCTTGAGAGATTCGTATCCCTACGAAAGATAATTACTAGGCAGTCTAAAGAGATGAGTTAGAGGTCCGTAAGTAAATGCCGGGACCGAAGGCACTGTTCCCACAGTACGCTGTGTTCTACAATAACCTACTTGTTTGTACTCTTTAGACCCGGATTCAGGCCCTGTAGCTCAACTGGTAGAGCGCTCCCCTCATAAGGGATCGGTTGCATGTTCAAATCTTTGCCAGGGTCACCAAATGTAAGGGGTGGAAATATCTTCAGGACTTCCAATAAAGGACCCTGCGGCCCACTCCAAGGTATTCGGTTCGAGGACGTATTGACTTTTCTCCAGGGTGACACGTTTGGCGACGTGCCTGTTGAGGAAACGATTTATTGGCCTTATAAAAAATGTAGTTCAACGCCAATTGTTCTATAACCTGGTTCGAGTCCAGGCGTTCCGTCCAATCAACTTACTGAGAAAAATATCATGACCGTCCTAAACGAAGATTTACTTCCTTGCCCGTTCTGTGGCGAAAAATTCCCTTTTACATATATCAGTTATAGTTGTTGCGTGTTAGAATGCAAATGCGGCGTCGGAATCGCAGGTTGTAAAGGCGCTGTTACCGTGGTTTATGACTCAATGGAAGCTGTTCCTGAAGAATTAAAGCCTTACGCTGAACCAGCTAAAGGTCTTGCTTTCAGAGATAATGATAGAATCATCGAGTGGGAAGAACACGGTAAAGTCGGTCTTTCTTGTATGCGTGCCTTCGAGCATGCTGGTCTAACTAAAATTTGGAACAACAGATGCAACAAGATTACGTAATTTTTAATCCAGAATTTGGCTCATATGCTACATTTACTGATAATGAATACTGGGTTGGATGGGAATTCACCGGCATCCTTGACGCTGACGGGTTCACTGATATCGAGTGTGCTCAGGCTCAAATCGATGGTATAATTATGCCTTCAGGCCGCGTACTGGTTAAAGCCGCAGAAGAACTTAAAGGGTGTGTTGTTCGTCGACGCTCAATCATGATTCACGTAGAGGATATCTAATGGACATTGGCTCAGGGTCAAGTTACCCTAGTTGCGCTTTAAGCAACTTTGCTCCGCATGCTTTTGAAATAGACGGCGTTAAATGTGCTTCAATGGAAGGCTTCTTACAGTCGTTGAAGTTCAGCTCTCCTGAAATGGCTGCACACGTTTGCACTTTAGTTGGTAAAGCAGCTAAGTTCAAAGGTAAAAAGAAGAAATGGTTCCGTACACAAACTCTGTACTGGAAAGGCGTCCCTATGCAACGCCAGAGTGAGGCCTATAAGCTTCTTATTGAACGGGCATATGATCAATTGGCTACTAATGAAGGATTCAAGAGAGCTATCCTGGCCACACAGAACGCTACATTAACTCACTCTATGGGACGGTCTAAAAAGAACGAAACTGTTCTGACCGAACAAGAGTTCTGCAGCAATCTTTATCGAGTACGTGAAATGCTTAAGGCTTCGAAATGATAGAATTAATGAAAGACCGACACGGTGTTCCAGTTTTTGAAGGCGACTATATCTTATTTGGCGTAAAAACCTCTGGTATGGGCCAAGATGGTGAAATGCGTGTTGGTAAAGTAACTGGCAAAACAGGTCATGGGATTGGTGTGGATTCTTATTCGTATCGATTCAAGGTATCTCATAAAATTGTTAAGGTAGATCCACATTTTGCTTTAGCTTTTATAGAGTATACTAAATAAACTTATTAAACGTTCAGTGGTGAAATCGGTAGACACGACCGGAATAGCTTGATTGAAACCCCGATTGGTACTCGGGTGAGTAAGGCGGAAACCGGTGCTGACCGGGCGTGCAGGTTCAAGTCCTGCCTGAATAATATTCCGCGCATAGCTCAGTTGGATAGAGCAACGGCCTTCTAAGCCGTGGGTCGAAGGTTCGAATCCTTCTGCGTGGACCATTTCGCATTGATGGTGGAACTGGAATACACAGGAGACTTAAAATCTCCCGCCGAAAGGATTGAGGGTTCGAATCCCTCTCGATGCACCAAATTAAGACCTGGGAATAGTTGCTTAAACTTAGTGAGGAATTCAACGGTAGATACGTCTGTGCAACTATATAAGGTTCGAATCCTTATTTCCCGTCTTATGCCGGTTTAGCTCAGTAGGTAGAGCAACTCACTTGTAATGAGAAGGTCGGCGGTTCGATTCCGTCAACCGGCACCAAATTAAACTTTACATCGCAGAATAAAGAATGACGTCCTAGAATTGCACTCGAAGACGTAAGGCTGGCGAATGACCTCTGGGTGCATCCAAGTCATCAGAGCCGAGAAGAAAGGGTTCTCAGAAATGGGAACCCTTTCGGGCATAAATAGGAGTATATTCGTGGGATTCCTGAGCCAGAGGTGCGCGCTGGGCGAATATGTTAACAATCCATATTCTAAAGGAAAATAAATGATTACTTTTAACGATATTCTGGCTGAAGGTCTAGCCGACGTAAAAGCAGCAGCTGTAGCAGGAATTAAAGCCGGTAAGTACAAATACGAAAATACGGATGAATCCCGTTTCCAGTTTGTTCGTGATATGAAAGCCGAAGGATTCACCGGCAGCGCAGTATCTAATGCTTGGAAATCTGCTATGGTTACTGGAGAATTCTTTATCCCAGCCGATAAAGGTTCTAAGCCGGCTAAAGCAGCTCCTAAGAAAGCTGTATTGACTGATGCCGAAGTTAAATCGCTTGATAAGGCTTGGGCTGATGTTCATGCTGCATATGAAAAAGCTGCAGCTTTGTCCGGTAAACTCCATGCTAAAGTGGCTAGTACTTTAGACGCTGCAACAGCATCTAAGATTAATGTTCGCGATACTCCTGATCTTTACGCCGTGCTGTATGGTCTGAAAACGAGTTCACAGACTGAAGATTTTGGTAAGCGCTTGACTCAAATTACTCACTATGTTGGTGATGTAGGACGTCATTATAAGAAACTTTAATACTCTGGGGACTTCGGTCCCCATTAGGGGGTTTACACACTCAAAAGAACGTGTTAGTATGTTTGTACACCAACAAATGAGGAACTAGCATGAAACTTTTTAAAGATGTTAAAGACGGTGAGAAATTTGTCTTGTCTAGCGGCCAGCAGTTGATTCGTGTCTCTGAGTCAAGTAAGTATAATGCTGTGGATACCGTTGATTCGACTAAAGGCTTCTTTATTGCTGACAACGATGAGACTTATACTGTTGATGAGTTCTGGGCTGACTCTGAGGAAGTGGAATGAAAATTACTAAAACTTTTGAAACTAATTCTGATCGCGAAATCCCGCTGGGTTGCTGTCTGATTCACTGGAAAGAAGGCGGTCATTCTGATGCAGTGATTGGTCAGTTAGAAGATGGCTCTCGTTACTTTGCTTGTGCAAACTGGACTGCACGTGAAGAAGAACGCGCCCAGTTAATTGGAAGTGTTAAAGTGAACTGGGACGAAATTGAACGCATTGAATTTATCACGGTGAAATCATGAGACGTAATATTACTGCCGGATACCCGGCATCTCTCTTCGAGAGTCAAGATTTTATTGACTTCAACGAAGTTACTGAATTTCTACCAGCTTCTTGGGTCCTGCAATACGCTGACCTGATTGTAAGAAACTGTTCAGAACCATTATACCAAAGCGCCTGGAAAGCATGTATGGAAGGCTTCCGTGCTGGTGCTGCTTCCTGGGAAGATGAAGATGGATACAGCGATTCTCTGTTCGACGTTTACGTCGATGAAGCAATTACAGAAGCTCTTGAAGAATTCATCTACAAAAATATGAAATAAGGTGTTTACTTTTCTAGAGGGTGTGTTACTATAGACACATCACACAATTGAGGAAAACATAATGCATTATCCTGATAAAGCTAAAGTAATAGCGCAAAAGTATTTTAAATCTTTCGGTGGTCTGTTTGGCAAAACACCTAATTTCCCGTCAGGTGAAGAGCGTTTGTCAGCTTTACGTTCATTAGAAAATATCATTTTGTCTAACATGCAGACTTATGGCGGCGATCCGGCGTTGTCTCGTATTATTGAAACAGCTGCTATAGATTTCATGGAAGAAGTTATCGAAACTTATAAGTAGTTTACAATGTGTAGGAGACGTGTTATGATCTCCTACACAAACGGGATAATTTAAATTTTTATACACTGAAAGGAAAAATACAATGGCTATTCTGAAAAAACTGGTTGCATTCATCCGTGCTAAACTGGGTACCTTTGTTGCTAAAAATACTACTGTTGAAGACCAGTATACTGAAGCGGCGAACATCCTGATTGACAAAATCACGCAGCTTCGTGTTTCTCACGTTAAGTCTGTCAATGAAGAGAAACGTATCTTGGCTCTGGCCATCGAAAAAGATAAACTGGCCGAATCGAAAGAAAAAGAAATTCGTCGTCTGATTGCTGAAAACATGAACGTGGAAACACACGCTAAGCTTGGTCTTCTGTATCGTCGAACTGCTGCAGCTCTGCGTGAAAAAGCTGCTGGTTATGCAGGTATGCGTGAAGAAATCGAACGTAAAGTGGTTGAGTTGGACGATGCTCGTCTGGACCTGGCTGTTAAGCTCGAATACATCCGTGAAACTCGCTCTGCTGCTGATCTGGGTATTAGCTCTGCCGACGATGTGATCGAACTGGCTTCTCTGGCTAAAGTATCTGTCGACGATATCACTATGAAGGTTGAAACCTTTAACGGCGCTGAACCTGGTACTACCACCACAACTGCAGATGTTCAGGAATACCTGGCTTCTCTGAAGTAATGCGAAGAGGGCTTCGGCCCTCTTGTTGGGATAATAGAGGATAATAGTATGTCTAAAAGATTACAAATTGAAGCACTGCGTGAAAAAGGTATCCCTGAAAAAGCTATCGAGCTTTTGATGCCATATATGCAAGACCGTTGCTCTGAAAATAATTTTTTGCAGACCCGTGGAAGCCATAACAACAAAAAATACCCACCTGCCATTATGCTGGCCAATACTAAGTTTATAAAAGAAATCGTGCTGGAATTCAGCCGTCGTTATAACGGTGCCCGTATAGAAGGAATCTATCAACTTGAATACAGCATCTACGCGTACAATGATGATAACGAGCATTGGTTCTCTTACGCGAGAGATAAGGCAAAGTTTTTATCTAAAAACGAGGACCATTTTGCTTTTGTCTTAGAGTTTATGATTGAAGGTAAAATTTACACGGTTTCTTTACTTTGCAACCCTAACTATACTAATATGCCTGGTCAAGGGTACTATAGTGAACGGCGCACTTATCTTAGAACTGTACTCTCACCAGAGATCTATGAGTTCAGCCAGAACCCTGAATTAGCAAAGCAGATCGTTGTAGAAGAGTTCATCAAACATTGTCGTGAGGCAGTAAATGGCTAGATACTATCGCAATAAACCTATTGACTGGGGTTATGCAAAGGTAATTACAGACAAGTTCTTGTTTATACTGGCAGGACTTACTATAGGTCTGTGTGCTATGATATTTTATCCGGCATTCATGATTAATGAAATGGGTGCTGAGATGTCTGTACTATCGATTTTGATCATGATAGTAACTGGGTTTTCTTTTGGATTCCCTATTATGGCTATACCGTATGTCATTAATGGCTGTGCTAAATTAAAACATATGTATAATTACCGAAAAGAAGTAAAAGAGTGGGAAAAAGAAAATGCAGAACAGCGCCTTCTTGATTCCAGAGATGAAACCTTAGCTTTCTTAAAAGAGATGAGAAAATGAGCAAATATACTTTTGAAGTAGAAGTTCCTGAATACAATGATTATAAATCAGCACGAGAAGCTATTAAGGCTGTCATGGGCCTGACTGAACAGATCGAAGCTGAAGCAGAAGCTATCGCTGACGAAATGGGTGTATCATTTAGTACAGGTGAATATGGTAATGGCCGCACATATTACCCTAAAGGTACTAGTGCTGAAGACTATGGTCTTGAATACTATTGCCAGTGCTATGATGTAGACCTTGACGAAAACGGTAAAACTGTTGAAGGCGCATGGGTTTCATCTAGTGAGATGTGCTAATGAAACGAAATCCTAAAGAAGAAATGGCTAAAGCGGTTGAAGCCATTAATGATGCAATTCGTCATGCTAAAGTTGTAGCGGATCGCTATAATACTGAATTCACTATTAGTCCTGCTTACGGTATGGGCGGTACGTATTATTCGCCAGGGTTCTTAAAGAAAGAACTTGAGCAGTACACTGAACAAGGTAATCCTTCATGGGCTACCGTTAATCAACACGAGTACTACACGAGCCTTGAAACAGGTGGTTGGGTCTCTTCATCTATGGAATGTTAAAAATGAGTAATGTAACCGAATTAGAAGCAGCTGCAAAAGAACTGGCTATCCTGTTTAACAAAGTTTCTAAAATGGCTAGTGAACAGAACTTCGGTATTGAATTTGATACCTACGACGGCTCTATTCGTTTCGAAGACTGGCTGAACAGCTCTTGCTATGGTGAAGAAGCTGGACGTGAATTTAATGTAGAAGCAGATGGTCGTATTTGGCATCCTAGTTCTTGTTAAGGAAATAAAATGATTAAAGCAGAATTTAAGCTTGGAACAGTCAGAGATGTCGAGCAAGCCATTTCTAAACTGATCTCTGAAGGTGAAGCTATGGCAGAAGCAACAGGCGAGCATTTCTGCGCTGGCAATGAAGAGTATATCCCTGTAACCTCTGATGAGTGGGAAAGCTACAAATGGATTCGTGATGATAACTATCTGCCTCACGACCAAGGCTTCTGGTATTCCAGCTCTATGCAGAACTGCTAGTTTACATTCACTAAGGGTCATGTTATAGTGACCCTTACAGGAGGAACAATGATTTTCGTTAAAAATTGCTATTTGCATTACCAAAATGAACACGGCTTCGAAAGCACTTGTTCTGTAGCGTATTTGCATATGCTGTACACCCAGTACACTGTTCGTGAAAAGGTAAAAGCAGCCGCATATCTTTATGAAAAGCTTATCCAAGAATTAGATGGATTCACTTATCCTGATGCTAAATTCATTGACGGTGAATGGATCATAGTAGAAAACCAACAAATCACTGAAGCTGAAATTAACCGCTTCATCAAATATTGCAGAGGTAAACATGTCTCGTGAATTAGATTGTGCTGTACGCACTGCTAAAGCTGCTCTGGAAAATCTGTTCCAGCTTTGTGCAGAAGAAAATGAAAATGTCGATATTTACTTCGACGACCGAAGTGGCCTGAATATTCATAGCGCTGTTCAAGTAGGCTACAATAATATTTCAATCCTTGGCTGGCAGAGTAGCTCACTTGACTGTTGATTACTGTATCGAAACTCAAACCCCGTTCCATAAGAACGGGTACATCCATTGGTGGGAAAGAGATAAGCACCACAATCTATGTCTGAATCTGTTCAATTGGGCGGGAGAGATTTCAAGAGTCTTAGAACACATGTCTATAGGTCGTAAACTACTATACGATATGCATGACCAGTATCCTGTTCTGCGTGGTACATCTCTTCCCGTTCTAATCTACGACTTTGAAGAACAGCGTTGGAAAGAACCTCCTTCAGAGCATGAAATGTTTTTAGCTTTATGCCGTAAAAGAGTTTACAACCGTCTTAAAAATCAGTATAATGCTCCTATAAATCAACTGAGGAAAATATTATGATGTTAGTTATCGGTTCTCGCGCTCTTGAACACCACGGTCTTATTGGTTACAACGACATCAAAAACAGCGATTGGGACTTCATCGCAGACCAAGGCTCTTGGAATGCTTTTAAGGCCCAAATGCTAGGTATTGAAGTAGCAGTCAATAATCCTGATGTACGTGCATTCAAATGCATGCATAATGGCCGTGAAACTCACTTTGAAGCATATATCGTTCCTGCTATGACTCGTATTCGTCAGGAAGTTAATAAGATGCTACCAGAGGATTTCACTTCAAGCTTTGAACTCTTACGTTATTCTGAAGAGTTCCTCACTAAGGACAATATTTCTGGATTTTACTGGGCTACTCCAGAGATGTGCTTGGCCATCAAAATGAGCCATCGTTTCAAAAAGAATAACCCGTTCTTCCGTAAAACAATGCATCATATTCGCTTCTTGCGTAACAAAGGGGTTAAACTCTCTTTGGCTATGGAAGAGATTATGCTCCTTCGTCAGAAAGAAACGTTGAACTACAACCATCCTAAACTGGATGTAAACAAAAGTACGTTCTTTAATGATACCATTTATACACTTGACCATGACAGCATCCACCGGGCCGTAGCTCTGGCAGATCGCCCTGCTTATACTTTCTATATGAAAGATGGCTCTGAAGTCATGACCTCTCGCGAGAAGTTCGAGTCGCTACCAGAGGCTATTAAACTGGCTGGTGTTTATGAAGAAACTTGTGTCTTGGCTTTAGAACGTTCTCAGGTCCCTAATAACTTCCAGAATGTAAGTTCTGAGCATAGCTTTATGATGGCCCTTGAGAAAGTATGTACATCGATTACTTCAGGCTGGTTCCGTGAATACGCCTGGGAAAACTACCATAAGGTAGTCCATATGTACAAAACTCTTGGCGTGAACGATTACATTGATCGTTTCCACAAAAATGAGCATCTGATTCTGCCGTTTCAGAAATGATGCATAAACCGTTTACAGAAAAGACCTGTCCTAAGTGTGGGCAGGTCATTAGAATCAGGTACAATAGCAACAATTACTTTGTAGAACATGTTCGCTATTGTCAAGCCAATAAAATTTCATGGCAGAACCCGAGATGATTACTAAAGCATTGTATTTGTACTGGACTAATAGCAGTTACCTGTGGAAATCAGAAAAATTCTTTTTCTATCTTTTAGTTATGGCAGCTACTGCTATAGGCTCTGGCGCTCTGACGTTTAACGGGCTTTTAATCTTTGTTCCAGCTTTATTGCTACCACAGGTCTGGTTTATCAGTCTTGTTGTAGTAGCATGTACTGTATTTTATTGGGTGCTACGCTGGTGCCACCATCTTAAGCTGGAAGCTAGCGGTAAAATGACTAGCAAAGGCACTCGTCTTGATAAAGAAGATCTCAAGACTCGTAAGAAGGAACTAGAGCTCAAAGAACGTGAACTAGCCCTTCGTGAACGTGAACTAGCATTAGGCTTTGCAAAAGATTTGCGATAAAGTGTTTACAACGGTGTAGGAACGTGGTATAGTACTCCTACACCAACACGGAGATTTATATGAAAACTTTAGTTGAACTTACCCTCGCCGCATTGATTATAGTTGCATCGTTTGCTTTACTGGCTTGTGATAACAAATCAGAGGCTACTGAAAAGGTCGAAGCCGAAAAGACTGAACTGGGCATTACAACTACAGGTCATGTAGGTGTCAGACTGAACGACGTTCAGTGTATGAATACCTCCAACGGTCAAATCGAAGTTTGCTTAATTACTATTGAGTGAGAAAAATATTATGAAAGGTCCAAAAACTTTTAACAGTCAAGCCCGAGATGTAGGTCGTTTCGCAATGGGTATTTCCAACGAAGTGATCAAAAATGAAACAATGTTCTTTAACTGTGATGTGTATTTTGCCTGGAAACATGGCGGTCCTATCACTCGTAGCTTTATTGAAAACCTTCCAGAAGATTGGCAGTGCGGACCTGATTTAGTAATTGACACCCGTATCCACATGCTGATGCCTGGCTGGTATCCTGCTATTCCTGGTTATCACCATGATGACGTACCACGTCCTGATATTCCAGCCGGTCAACATTTCTTAACTGCAGGACAACCTGATTATGACACCCCTCGCTATCATGCCGAGCATATTATTGGTCTTGCTAATGCCGATATTTGTCCCACTCATTTTGCTACTGGTGTGGCTGAGTTTTCTGAAGTTCCTGAAGGTGCTACGGTCTACAAACACTGGCACCCAGAAGTCTTACGTCACATCGAAGAAGGTACACTTAAGCAATGGGAAGCTCCGGACCGTACACTTCTTCAATTCAACCATGATACCTGGCACACTGGTTCTAAAGCGGTTCTTAACGGCTGGCGCTGGTTCGGACGAGTCTCCCGCAATACTGACCGCGTTAAGAAAATTACGAACGAAATTCGTGTGAACGCTCAGGTTTATCTTGAGTTCCCTATGGAAGGTTGGTAATGACAATCTATCGTAACGAGTATGATAAGGACGCTATTGGCGTCCGTCATATTGACCCAAGAATGACTGGAGTCTTGAAAGAAATGGCTGAATATAAAGAATACAGCGTAGAATATCCTCAGACCTTTGTAGATAATTGCTCTAAAGTCGGTAGTTTTATCGGACCGTTTTTAAGTGTATCTTTATTTCTCTATTGTAATTGGACCGTTTTTACAGCACTGGAACTGGTTTTGCTTTCTGTTTTAGTGAGTGTTATGGGTACTCTTAGTGGGTTGCTGATTGGTGGCGCTATAGGATGTGGTATTGCTGGAACCATCGCTGGGTTCAGAAAAACCAAGCACGACAAACTTAAGCTTGAACAAGCTAAAGAAGCCGAGTTTGCTAACTGGATTAAAGGATGTAGAAAATGAATACCATGAGTAGTCGCCGTCCACGTACTTGGATTGATGATGACGAGGCAGGATTTAAGATTGGCTTTGCTCTTATTTTTATTAACTTAGGAGCCTTAGGCATATACGGTCTGTTTAGTCCGATTCCTCTTGTATGGGTATTTGTTACAGCGGTAAGTATCTTAGGGTTCCCGTTAGCCGCTGCTATTCTTGCATACATTTTCACGGTTGTTCTTGATAAGTTGTACGCGAAAAAATACAAGAAATATGTTGAAGAACGTAACTTTATGAACTGGGTCAAAGGGTGTAGAAAATGAGTGCTCCAACTTATTTGGTTTCATTTAAAGATGGCCAGGAAACAGGTCGAATCTACTTTAACTGGGGATGGGTTCCTCCTTCTCACCAGGAAGTCGGGATTAAAATTCTGAAGTTCATTGAACTCGGTATTCAACCTGGCCAATTAGCAAGTGGTAAACTCGGTGAATGGGATACCATTAAAGAAAAGTATTATGGTACTCTGAAACGTGAAAAGTACTATGATATGTATGATGTGCTGAAGGCTATTCACTACGGCCTTTATGATGGCGAATTTAACGTGAAGGATTATTTTGAATGAAAGAATTAAGCGCCGGGATTATGTTCTTTACTAAAGACCATCGTCTGTTCATGGCTCGTATGACCGGCATTAAGCGTAAAGACGGAAGTTCTCGTTGGGACATTCCTAAAGGTCACGTAGAACCGGGCGAGTCTCCTAAAGAAGCAGCAATCCGTGAATGCCAAGAAGAAACTGGATTCACAGACTTTAATCCTGAAGCCCTGTATGACCTAGGCGAGCACGAGTACGCTCGGAATAAGAATATTCATCTGTTCAGTTATATGCGCTTCGTGGACATCGAGAGCTTCAGGAATTGCAAATGCACTGCTTATCACACGTTTGAAGATGGGTCTTCTATTCCTGAAATGGATGCATTCGCATGCATTAAACCTGAGATGTGGAAACATGTAATGGGGCCGTCTCTTTACCGTATTATGCGGAAGTTGTATCCTAATGTAGCGTGATAAATACTCCTATCAATAGATAGGAGGTCCTATGGACATTTTTGACATGCTTCGTATCGATGAAGGATACGACAACAAAATTTATAAAGACACTGAAGGTTATTACACAATCGGTATTGGCCAGCTCTTAACCAAGAGCCCTGATATTAATGTTGCTAAAGCTGAGCTTGATAAACTAATTGGCCGTAAGTGTAATGGCGTTATCACTCGTGCTGAAGCAGAGAAATTGTTCTTGAATTCAGTAGACAAAGCCACCCGTGGTATCTTAGGCAACCCAGTTCTGAAGCCTGTATATGAATCTCTTGATGCTGTACGTAAAGCGGCATTAATTAATATGGTCTTCCAAATGGGCGTTACTGGCGTCGCAGGGTTCACTAATTCTTTGCGTATGCTTAAAGAGAAACGTTGGGACGCTGCAGCAGTTAATTTAGCCAAATCCCGATGGTATAATCAGACTCCTAACAGGGCTAAACGGGTTATTTCAACATTTAAAACAGGAACTTGGAAAGCATATGAAAACCTATAAAGAATTTATCGCCGAGGCTAATGGGCCGGCTTCTACTGAACTTCTTGCAATGTTCGAAGAAGAATCAACCGAAGAACTGAACGAAAACTTGACTACAGCTACTCCTCAAGTCATCAGGGTTCGTAATGCACTTCAATCCGGTATGCAGGCCCGGGTCGCCAAGACAATGAAGCTGGCTTTTACTACTTCTAAGAACGAAGATTTTGGCGATGGTATCGCAATGAACACCGGACAATACTACGTCGAGTGGAACGGTGACACCGGCACAGCCAAAATCCGTCAGACTCGTGCTGCCGGCGGTAAAATGCTAGATGTTAAACTAAATGTTAAAGAGAAAGATGTTGCGGCCTTGTTCAAGAACTGGATGAAAACTCATAAATAACAGTTTACTCCCGCGCTAATTGTGATATAGTAGCCTTACAAACTTAATGGAGGCTACTATGACACGTATTAACTTAACTCTTGTTTCTGAACTTGCTGATCAACACCTGATGGCTGAGTATCGTGAACTGCCACGCATCTTCGGTGCTGTTCGTGATCGTCTGGCTAAAGGACAAGGCTTCAGCGATATTCCTAAAGACTTCCGCCTCGGCGCAGGTCATGTTAAGTTCTTCTACGATAAAATTGGCTTTTTGTTCTTGCGGCAAAATGCTATTATTGAGGAACTTTTAAAGCGTGGGTTCCAGATTCAAAATACCCATGTTGACGTATCGGATATCCCGCTATGTTTAATGAATGATTTTACTCCATCTGAAGCTGACATCGCTTTAAGTCAGGCTCGTTTGGATGAAAAAATTGCACAAAGGCCTCAGTGGTATAAACATTATGGTAAGGCTATTTACAACTAAAATAAGCTTTGATAGAATGCTTCTATCAACTTAAAGGATATAAAATGAAAACATATAAAGAATTTATCACTGAAGCTTCTGCAGGAAAGGTCAATGGCATTAATAAAGATGAGTGGACCTACCGAGGAAACGGCTTTGACCCTAAAACAGCTCCTATTGAACGATATTTAGCTACAAAGGCTTCTGACTTTAAAAGCTTCGCTTGGGAAGGACTTCGCTGGCGTAACGATCTAAATATTGAAGCTGGCGGACTTAAATTTGCCCATATTCAAGATGTTGTTGCTAGTAACTTGGATGCAGATTTTGTTAAAGCCGATGGAGATCTTCGCCGCTGGAATTTAAAACTATTCTCTAAACAGAAAGGCCCGGTATTTGTACCTAAAGCTGGTAAATGGGTTATTGACAATAAATTGGCTAAGGCTGTCAACTTTGCCGGTCTTGAATTCGCCAAACACAAATCAGCATGGAAAGGTCTTGATGCAATGGCTTTCCGTAAAGAATTCGCCGAGGTTATGGCTAAAGGCGGATTTAAGGCAGATCTAGATACCACTAAAGGTACGTTTAAAGACGCTAATATTCAGTACGCTTACGCCGTTGCTAATGCAGCCCGTAATTAAAACTAATTCCTAATAAAGCTGAACACGACCTCTCCTCATGAACGTCGAGTCCTCTGAGTGAAGTAGCTTTCCCTACCTGTAATAAGGTCGAGCGCAAGTGCGGTAAGGGGTTTACATAGTGTGTCGATGGATTAAACATGTGCCAAGGAATGGCCCCATTTAATTTAAATCTTACCATCCTAGGATATAAAATGAAAACTTATAAAGAATTTATCACTGAAGCAAAAGCCCCAAAGGTTTTTCAAATTGCTGCTCAAGGAAATTTAGACAAAGACTACGTCGATGCTATTGTGTCAAGCATCACTAAACAGGGTGTAGAAGTAGATTTCGTTGATTTTACTAAAGGCAACACTTTTAATATCGTTGTATCTAAAGGCTCTTTGGCTAAAATTAAAAAGGCTTGGGGTGTTATGGGTGCATTCGAATTAGATGATGCTGAACTTCAAGCTAAAGGTCGAATGAATACAATTAAAGGTCGCGGTTCTCTATAAGTTTAGTGTAGAGAATTCCCTTTGCCAAGGACTACCACGTGCCAAGGAACGGCCCTACTAACTGAGAACTATCATGAAATACTTAACAGCTCAATATCTATCTCTGATGCATGCTTTCACAGACCACGCAATCAGTCGTTTAGATAACCCAGAAAATTCGTGGCAATACCCTATTGCTATGCTTCAAGAATATGGAACACTACGTCTTGATGGCGGCCGTCAAACCGGTAAAACTGAAGCAGTCTCTCAATTCGCTGCAGACTGGCTTTCAGAAGGCAATTCTGTTGTAGTCATTGCAAACAAAAGCGAATACGCACGAGATACTTGCGACCGTATTAAACGCCGCTGGAAAGTTTTAGAAAATATTGATAAAGAAAATGGCGTACTGATGCATGATACTGTGCGCAGTTTCCTCAGTGGAAAAGATAAATTCCGAGGCATTTCGCTTAAGCGGACACTCTTTATAATTGAAGAACCTCTCCGTATTCCAGAGATGTATAAGTTCTACGAAGCTTGGGACGACCTTTCTGTTTGCTACTCTGTAAATAAGCCTAAGTTACCTTTATTTTTCGTTTTGGGGATTCAGTAATGACACGTTATATGTTTATGGATGGTCCTTTTGAACGGTCTGTTATTCAGACAGAAGCGACTATTGAAGAGCTGAATTCTAAGCCAGATATTGAAATCATATTTGTTACTGGGCCACTTTGCGGTCTAGTATCTCGTAGTCTGATTTGTTATGATCGTAAACTTATTCGAGCCATCGAATTGTTTAAAAAGCCTATCAAGTTGGACATTTCTATCCGCTACACAACTGGTGGTTAACATGGCCCAGGTTATTATTAAAGGTTCAGATAAGGCTATTAAAGCCTTTTGTGATTGGTTCAGTAACAGTGGTGAGCAAGGGCTGATGGAAGCCTGGGCCGACGACTGGAACCCAGAAACCATGCAGTATGAAGAAGCAACTTCATACCTTGGTACTCGTGGCTACTCGTCAGAAATCGAGTTAGTCGAATATGACAAAGAAACAGATGAGGAAATTCCTTATGGCCGTTGAAGACATCAAAGGTTACAAACCACACACCGCCGAAAAGATTAACCGTGTTAATGCCATCAAAGACGCTGAAGTCCGTCTTGGACTGATCTTCTCAGCTATCGAAGACGAACTGCGTGAACACGTCCCAGGTCAAAGCGATGAAGATTTTAATTCTGATGTTCAGGCATTAAGTGCTATAGTGCTCGCTAAAGACCGTCTTAAAGAAGCTTCTATGTGGGCCTGCCGGGCAGTGTTCCGGCCTGAAGAAAAGTACTAGTTTACAAGTGTGTAGGAGTATGGTATAGTACTTCTACACCAAAATGAGAGGAAATTAAAATGACTAACATCGATCCAAGCGTTTTCATCCGCCGCAATAAGCTCCGTCGTGTCTTTGAAACTACTTTCAGAGATATCAATTCTTCTGTGAAGTCTGCCGCTATCAAGGCTGGAATTCAACCTTTCTTTATTAAATACTCTAATCATCTGTTGGACCGTGCTATCCAACGCGATATCGATGAAGAGTATGTATTCGCCCTCTTCAAAAAGATTCATCTTCATGTCGAAGAAATCTCTGAATTCTTGAAATTACCGCCTCTGCCTATAGATACTGCTGATATCGATCCTGATGTGGTGTATCGTCCTCAGAGACTTGAAGTCACTGATGGCACCTTATGGCTGGGTATGACTGTGGATAATCATATTCCGGGTCGTTGGTATTCATTGAAATGCCGAATGGCTTTTGTTAACAATAAACGTTTAAAAGGTAAGATCAGCACATACGTTATTAATCTCTAAGAGGAAAACATGAAAAAAGCGATCCTGGCACTTACGATGCTTTCTGCATCTGTTTTTAGTGCTGAGCACCACTTCAGTAATGTCCAACTCGATAATTTGCAATACGCATATCAATTCGGGGAACAATTCACTAAGGACGGTAAGTATAAAACTCACGAGACTCGTGATAAGAAAGGACTTGGCTACATTATGGCCGCGATAGCTTGGCAAGAGTCAAGTGCAGGCATTAACACCAGTAAGAATAAAAAGAAACACCACGCTTATGGAGTGTTTCAAAATTACTTGCCTACAGTTCGCAATAGGGCTGCACAAAATAACTGGAATCTTTCTGATACAGAAATCAAAAGAATGCTATCAGATCGTAAGCATTCGGCCCGCTGGGCGTATATTGAACTGAGTTATTGGTTAAATATACATAACGGAGATATTCGTAAAGCTATCTCTAGTTATAATGCGGGGTGGAACGTAAAGGCAGGTAATAAATACGCCTCCCAAGTTATAGAAAAGGCGAATTATCTTAAATCGCATGAAATTTTAATTAGTGGATAGATATGAAAAAATTATCTTTAGCCCTTGGATTATTTTTATGTTTGGGAGTTAATGCGGCACAGAGTACCGATAAATCCAGCATCCTCGAATACGCACACAGGACCGCTAAAGACTACTGTTCGCCAAAAAACGTTCAATGCATAACAGAGTTCTCTAACCAAGTTATTATGGCTTTTAAAGACGGGCAGATGGACTCGAGATCTCGATTCCGTGAAAATTCACTTTCGGATCGTTATGAAAATAGGCTGCTTACAACAGAATGTATTCCATCTGATGTCAAGTATAAAGAAATATGTGAATCTATGGTCGACCGTTTAGTCGACTCATACAATAGAGGTTTAAACTCTAAATGATAACCCAATACATCTCCGGCAATATCGTAGAACTGTTTAAAACCGGGCATCATATCGCGCATGGCTGTAATTGCCATCACCAAATGGGCGCTGGTATAGCTGGTCAGCTTGCTAAAGCCTTTCCACAAGTATTAGAAGCAGATATCCGTGAAACTGAGCCCGGTGATCGAAAAAAACTTGGCTTGGTTTCCATTGCGGTTAATAGCCAACCTGAAGGAACAGCTTATTGCTTCAATTTGTATACTCAATATAATCCTGGTCGGAATCTGGATTACGGTGCCTTGTTGAACGCCTTCAGACGTCTTGATATGATATCTGAAAATAAAATTGCTCCTTTAACGGTTTATATTCCTCGGATTGGAGCCGGTATAGCTGGTGGTGATTGGGCTAAAATCGAAACAATCATTAATATGTTCACCGACCATACTAACATTATTGTAGTAGATTGGGACGGTTCATAATGAATATGTCTGAAGAAGAAAAGAGTATATCATCGAAAACCTCGATGAACTAATCCGTTTAGCTAAAAAGGTTGGTACTGCTTCTATCATTGGTACAGATGATGCATATATCCAATCTATTATAGCTTTAGATAAACAACGTCTCAAAGTTCTAAGTATGGATGGTATCGAAGGTGACTACTGAACAAAAGGCCGAGATGTTTCGTTTAATCGATGAGTACGTAGGCGCTCATTATGCTTACACTTGTCTAGCAGATGGCGGTTGGGACTGCGACGATGAAGGTCTTGACCACGCTAATGCCTGGAACGCTTTGAAGGATTTTATTAATGGGCTGTGAATTAAAAGAAATGATTCAATCTTATTCTTCTTTGGCGTCCGATATAGCTTTTGAAGAAAGTAAGTGGAATAAATCCCGTGGGTACATTAAAGAACTTCAAGAAGAATACGAAACTCTTTGGCAGCAAATAGAAAATAAAATCGAAGAACTTCGAGGTAACTAATGGCTCAATTGTACTTTAACTACGCAGCAATGAACGCTGGTAAGTCCGCCAACCTGTTGACGGCCGCTCATAACTACAAAGAACGTGGTATGGGTACATTGATTCTTAAGCCTGGTATTGATGGCCGTGATTCATCTACTGAAGTTGTATCTAGACTCGGGCTTAGACAGGAAGCGAATATCATTACTCCTGATATGGATATATTCGAATTCTTTAAATGGGCCCAAACGCAGCGTGACATCCACTGCGTATTTGTCGATGAAGCTCAGTTCTTAACTCGGCACCACGTGATAGAACTGTGTAAAATTGTCGACCAATACAACGTTCCTGTGATGGCCTACGGTCTTCGTACAGATTTCCAAGGTAATCTATTTGAAGGATCAGAAACTTTATTAGCAGTTGCCGATAAGTTGGTAGAACTTAAAGGTGTTTGTCATTGCGGTCGTAAAGCAACAATGGTAGCGCGTATTGATGAAGAAGGTAATGCTGTACTAGAAGGTGATAAAATTGAATTAGGTGGTGAAGACAGATATGTTTCTCTTTGCCGTAAACATTGGTTCGAATTAGTGACTGGAAAATAATATGAAATGGGTGATGTGTTATCGTTGTCTACATGTCTATGATTATAATAAGGCGCCTAGGACTGCTACCAAGCGTCTTAAAAATAAAGAACCTGAATGTCCTAAATGTAAATGCAAATTAATTTTTAGCTGATAAATACGTTTGTAAACTAACTCAAGAGGTGTATATGAAGCATTTGTCACATAAGCAACTCCGTAATTTGACCATTTCTCAATTAGACGAAATTCGACTTGAGGTTGGGCATATTATTTCAGCACTTCGTATTTCTTATAAAGAAACTGATTCTGAAGCGGACTATAAGCGTATGCGTTCTCACGAAAGATACCTCGATGCAGTTAAGGCTGTTTTACAGCATAAACGTAATACTGGTCAAAAATAGGAGGCCTTATGGCCTTTAAACACTCACTTTGTCTCGCCGTAGGTGTTTGTATTAGTCTTCCTGTTGTAGCAACAGAAACAGAAGGATTTAATCAATACGTCGAAGGCGCTTTAAAGGTTTACGCCCAGTTCCAAAAACCAAGTAAACAAGAGTCAGAGCAGTTCTATAGCTTTATTAAAAACAAATGGTCAACTGTAAATTGTACTAGTGAATGCTCTGTTACCGGCATCAACGCCGGACTACAGTATGCATCCCAAATGAGGATACCATTAGACCATGAAGTTCAATGAGTTTGTAACATCTGGTAAACCTAATGAGGCAGATAATTACTTAGGTCTTTTAATGGCTTCTGCGTCATATTTTCACTCGGCGCATTTTGAAACCAAAAGTTACTCGCGACACAAAGCATACGATAACTTTTTTAGCAACATTCCGGCGTTAACAGATTCTTTTGGAGAAACTTGGTTAGGATTTTCTGGAAAGAAATACTCTCCTGCCATCCCTTCTCAAAAAGATCTCCCGCTGGATACAATAAAGATGCTTGATCACATCATAAGTGAATCGGAACGCATCTATGAAACTATGCCTGGGGCTATTAAAAACATCATTGATGAAATTAATGCTCTTTGCTATCAAACTAAGTATTTGCTTTCATTAGATTAAATCTTAAGGGGACCTTTTTGGTCCCTTTAGGGGTTTACAACGGCTCAGGAACGTGTTAGTATATCCTTACACAAACATGAGGAGAACATTATGATTAACACATTCCGTAAGTATGGCGAAATGAAAGTGCTTCACAAAGACGGCAGACCGTTGACTCTTAACTTTAAGTTCATCCCAGCTATTGATGAAGTCGGCATCTGCACTGAAGATTTTTCAGTTAATGCACCGTTCGGATTCTGGGTAGAAACTTCTGCTTCGGTAGAAGAGAAAACTACTCTTATTGAAGATGAGTTCAGTTGGCTAGCCGATGGTGAAGCTGAACGTGTTGCTAAAGAAATCGCTGAGTGGGTGCTCTAATGAATATGGTAAATTCCTCTGTAAAAGCAGAATTGATTAAAGCTATTTTCGAGCTTAAAGAAGCTTCCGTTCTGTTTGGCGCTGCAGTTACTCCTGCGTTCCCAGCTTTAGAGCATAAAGCTCGTATGGAAAAACTCCAGAAACGCGTTAACGAAATTGTGGAACGGCTATGACCACAGATCAAAAACTTTTCGATTATCTTAAGGAGCTGTAATGGCTGTTGGATTTGCTAAAGACGGCGCTGAGCAAGATGAAATCGCTGCAGTTGTACAGGCTGCAGTAGTTCACGCCCGCTCCCAGTTCAATACCGAACGCGAATCGCTTTATCGTTGCTTTGAGTGTGAAGAACCTATTCCTGAAGCACGACGTCAAGCTATTAAAGGTGTGATATACTGCATCGGTTGTCAAGAGATGAACGATGAAATTTTTAAACGCGAGCCGCGTAACTGCTGGCACAGGAGCATGAGATGAGCATTGGTAAACTTGAAGTTGGTGATTTGATTTTAACCCGTACTTACACGGGCGATGAATCTGTAGAAATCTGCCAGTACCGCGGTGCTACAGGAAGTTTAATGTACATGGTATATCACCCTGAAGCTATCTTGAAATATAACCAAGAAAGGTTTGTTAAAGATATTGATAGCCAACCGGCCAGCGTCCGTATCGTTCGTATGAGCAATGCTGGTGCTTGGGCTGAAGTAATGATGCGTGCAGCAAAGAGTTTACAAGCTGGTAATGTAGTGGTATAGTATTCCTACACAAACAAACGAGGAAAACAAAATGAGTTTACTAAAGTGGCAGTACCCGACATCATCTTCTGCGGCTAAAATTGAATCAGACTTTCCAGGTGAATCTGACACAGATCTGTCGGTATTTCCTACTTCTAATTTTGCAGAACTTAACTGCGACGTCATTCATGTAAAGCAGTTCGATGAAAAAGAAGATGAACTTAACTGGGTCACCTTTACTAAAGCTGAAGCTCAGGCACTTGTTGCTTATCTGAATTCTGTTATTCCAACTATGGACAAATAAAAATGATTATCAAACGTGATTCTTGGCACTGCAAAATGGTCACTTATCTGCTAGATTCTCCTAAGAGAGATCTCTGCGGATATATTCGTCAAGTGCTCTGGCTTCTGATGGTGTTTATTGCTTTAGCAGTATGTTTACTTCTGTGGTTCGGATCCACTGGTGTAAGTATTTTTACTGCACTTGGTATTAGCTCGGCAGGTTTTATGCTTCTGCCAGCAACATTAACCGGTCTGATGGCGATTGTGTTAATTCTTGGACTTCTCGGCAGTCCTATCTACTGTATTTGGTATCTTTACGAAAAACGTAGATCTCGTAAAGAAGCTGAAGAATACGAAGCTCGTGCAAATGGTACGTATGTTAAACCTGAGCCAGGCTTCATTAAGTCAGCGTATAAATCATTCAAAGACAAAACCTGTCATTTTATCGAGTTCAAATGAAAAACGATCAAACTTATGTAGTAAACGGCCGAGAGGCCGTTTTTAATGCAGCAGTGATTAAAAGTGGCATGTTCTATTTCCCTGTTGCTGTATTTGTCTTTAAAGACAACGGTGAAGTGCTTAAGGTAATTCATAATACTATTTCTTCTAAACAGTATGTTGAAGACAATAAGCCATTTGATTTAGACATTTATTTTGACGGCCTATGGCACTCAGGTAAACGAGGTTAACATGTTTATTAAACAAGTCAAATCTAAAGTCCAGCTGAAAGATACTTTGGCCCGGCAGGATTCTCTTGAGATTCTTACTGAAGACGGATATAAAATCGAATGTAACGTCGACTTTATCTCTTTTAACAACCACGGTACTTATAATATTTTCTTGGCCGAATCTGGTGCCCGGTATTTAGTTAAAGGAAGTAATACTGGGTACTGTGAAATTGCTATCTTTACAGAATATAAAGTATCTTGCCACCGTGTAAAATGCATGCATCGGACGGCTCGTAACTTCCGTGAAGAGGTAAGTCCTAAAGACCTTAGCTACAATCGTGCAGGCGAACAGTATGTCTGGGTCCCGGTTGAAGTAGGTGATTCATTCGTTAAATCCGGCGACACGTTTGAAATCTTGGCGATTAGTTCTAATGGTCAGATGATGTTTGCAAGCACCCCGGATGGTGGCGGTCTGCAGATTAACTTTACTGACAAGTGTATGATTGAAAAATTCCATGGTCTTCGTTGGGGTACACCAGATTGAAAACAGTTGTAAAAGCTTACTTCGGGTCTCATCTTTATGGGACCTCTACTCCGGAAAGTGATGTAGATTTCAAAGAAATCTTCGTTCCGCATCCTCGTGATATTCTAATGGGACGAGCGCCGAATCACTTTAACATGAACACTAACAACACGGCTACTAAGAACACTCATGATGATGTTGACCATGAGCTTTATAGCCTGAAATACTTCTTTGAACTGGCTCAGTCCGGTGAAACCGTAGCACTTGATATGCTGCACACTCCACCAGACCTGGTTGTTAAATCTGATTTGCCTGATGTCTGGAAATTCATCCAAGACAACCGTTCTCGGTTCTATACTACAGACATGAAGTCATATTTAGGGTACGTCCGTAAGCAAGCCGCTAAGTATGGTGTAAAGGGTTCTCGTTTAGCTGAACTGAAACGCGTATTAGAAGTTCTGAACCAATATCCAGAATGGAAATATGCAGATCGGCCTAAAGATAAGGCCCACAACCAACGCTGGAAATTAGGCGAAATTGGACACCTTCTGCCTACGTCAGAATTCTTGTTCTGGAAAGACGACGTTGACTCTAAAATGGGTGTTCAGCGTTTCTATAACGTTCTAGGCCGTAAGTTCCAAGATACAATCACTGTTGCTGAAATCAAGTACAGTCTGACTAAGCTTGAAGCCGAATACGGTGAACGTGCTCGCAAAGCAGAAGCTAACGAAGGTGTTGACTGGAAAGCTTTGAGCCACGCATATCGTGCTGGCATCCAGTTACGTGAAATTTACCACACCGGTGATTTAGTATTCCCTCTATCATCAGCAGATTTGATTAAAGAAATCAAAGCTGGTAAGTTGCCGTTCAAATATGTTCAAGAACTTCTGGAAGACACCGTTGACCAGGTTGAACGCTTAGCAGCACTTGCTCATAAGAACGGAATGCGTGATAAAGTCGACATGACTTTCTGGAACGACTTCGTCGAGAAAGTTTATCTTGAGAACCACCGGGCTTATTATCGGTAGTTTACAAAGCTTTTAACGTGTGGTAGTATAATCTTCTACCACACAAGAGGAAATATTATGAGCTTATTTTGGATTGCTATGCCTATCGTGATTGCTATTGTGTACTTTGTAATTGGGTTCATCATTGCTAACAAGATGGTTGCTACTGACTACATCGAATCTTCTTTAGGGTGGTGGACGTACGTTCTGTTCTGGCTTCCTATTGTTATCTGGTCTGGCTTCTACCATGCTATAGGTTGGCTAATTTCTATTCCAGCTAATTTAGCTGAGAGCCAAATCAAAAAGCATCTGCCGAAAGGTCCTCGTCCTTTCAAATAAAAGTAAGGCTCCTTCGGGAGCCTTTTTCGTTTAGGTGTTTACATCCTCGTATGTCATGATATTATAGACCTACACAACTAAAGAGGTAAATATGAAAGCTATTATGTGGTGCTTTGGCCCTAATAAGATTATAGGTGAGCTCCAGGAACAACGTGAGGTAGAAGGTGTAATGTATTACACTTTTCTTGAAAAAGCCACAGGGCGTTGCTACACACTCCAGGAATCAGACTTTACATTTATGTGAGGAACTTATGAAATTATATGTATATGAAATCAAATTCAAACGTTTTGTTGACGGTATATGGGACGGTAAGTTCCGTAAAGTTTCTATCAGCGCCGAAAATGAATACCAAGCGGTGTTCCAACACGGCCAGACAAATGGGGTATCTTTCCCAGAGCAGAATGTTGAAGATGTTATCGTGATGGTCTCAGGCGGTCAGCATTCTTACTTTGAAGTAGGCCATACCTACGAAACTCTAGAAGGCAAGAAAGTTAAAATCGTCGAGTTCAAAGACCTTAACGTTAAAGAAAAGCGTACTGGCTACGAAACCGTAATGGACGAAAATGGCCACCACCGCTACTCTCGTCGAGATCGTGGTCGTTGCACCGGCTCTAAGACTTCGGATCCTGGAAATATTCAGCTCGGTGTATTCTGGCTCCGTATGGACATTGACGACCCTTATTGCTACATCATGGAAAGGAAATCATAGTGGGTGCTTTACTGTTTTTGATGCTTTGGATGTCTGTAGGTTTTTGTATCAACCATAAGACCGATTGGGCTATGCCAGGGCGTAACGACCAGAAAGTAAGAAATTTCTTTTTGGCGTTAAACATGTTCACCTGGCCTTTATGGCTTATCTGGTACTTAGCAGTGGAGTTCTACTAATGAGCTGTGTAAGAAAATACCTTAAAATCCGAGATGTCTTTGCATCTGATATGATTGCAGCTGCAATCAAGTATGCGCAGGCGGTAAACCTGGCATACCGATATGTAGGAATGTTCCCTAGTGGTGCAGCGGCTTTCAAAAAGCGAAGCATCTTGAAGTCTAAAGCAATCCATCTTATTATTATGGATCACGACCAGCTCCAAGCAGCAAAAGACTTCAAAGAAGCTTTAGATGAGCTGGATTTAGAGATTGAAGCTAAAATGAATGAAGCTCAACTTAAGGCTCATAAATCCGTTTGGTTCACAGGAGACCGGTAATGTTTACTGCTCTAGGTTTAGCTTTGGCAAGTTTGCTCCTGATTGTGTGGATGGCCGCCGGTTGTGTAATAGCAATAATGACGTCCGGCTGGGTCAAAGGTCGGACTGCGGTAGAGCGTCTACCGAAGAATATTTTGATTATCCTATTTTGGCCTCTTTGGTGCTGGTATATCTTAACGGTGATGTAAATTATGGAACTAATTTTAAGTTTGTGTGCAGCTGTTGTACTATGTTCGGTGTACTTATGGTATGGGTTTAATTTGTATACTAAAATCTGGTGGGCCTATGGTAAGCAAAGCCAACTTAAGTCAATTTTAACCTTTATCGGTGTTGTCTTAGGCTGGCCACTAATTTTCTTAAAGTGTCTAACAAAGTAGTTTACAACGGTGTAGGATGGTGATACTATCATCTTACACCAACACGGAGATGCAAAAAATGTTAAACGAAATCGTAATGAAAATTATTGAAGAAAATCGTAAAGCCCGCCAAGCACACCGAGCGAAAGTTGAAAAACGCGCCGAGGAGTTGAATGCTGGATGGTGCAAGTCCCGTTTCGGACGTGACGGATTCGATAAAGTAGTTGCACCTACCTGGGGAGTCGATGACCGTCCGCATGCTCCATTTGACGGATATCTGTGGGAAAACGAACTGGGTGAAGTAGAAGCTTATCATGCCGGGAGTTATCTCCCGTATGTGACTGAATTTGATAACATGGATAAACCTGAGTATACAGGTGACCACGGATGGTGGAAGCTTCGTTTAACACAAGAAATGTACGACGAGATCTTCGATATCTACGGTATCCAGTTCCAAATTCCTTATAAGCGTTGGACTATGGAACAGACGAATACCGAAGTTCTAATGGTTAAAGTACGAGCTCACCAGGACATCCTGAAAGCGATCCAGGAATACTCTAATGAATGGTTTAATAACCTATTCGAGAGTATGAAACAGGACAAAGGCGAAGCTCCTGTGGGCAAACAGGTAGTAAAAGGACGTGTTGTATCTGTTAAGACCTTCGAAGATTACTACGGTATTGTTTCTAAGATGACTGTAGTGTTAGAAAACAAATCTACTGTCTACGGAACATTGCCGAAATGTGTACCACTGGACCATCGTGGTGAAATCGAATTCAGTGCTACATTCGAACAGGCTCGTGATGATAAAACTCACGCATTCTTCAAACGACCAACTAAGGTTAAAATCTGATGGAAATAGTAGTATGGGTTCTGGTAGCCTTCATTGGCTACCTTGTTATCGGTAATATTGTTGCCTGCTGCATGAAGTTACGTGGTCACATAATGACTGATACAGAGCATGATTTCAAGATAGTAATAGCCCTTTGGCCTGCTCCTGTTATTCTGGGTATTTTGGAATCACTCATTAAAATCGTAACATTTCCGTTCGGCGGCATCTATCGTTTCATGGACAAGCGCAAATGATTATTTTATCTAATTGGATCGAAAACACTGCTTTATACCCTCCGGCATATATCTACGCCGGAATGCCTAAAGGAAAGCAAGAGAAGCAGGCTGAGGTCATTTGTGAAGAACTGTATAAGTTTAATTGGGGTAAAGACAAAAACGTCCTAGGCGACCTCAGGGAGCTCTGGCGCCATACCAGTGTTTTATGTTCTACTAATTACGACGGCTCTGTTAAGCGTGAAGTAATTGAAAAATACTTCGATGATTTACAAGCTGCTCTTATTGAAGCTAATAATAAGCTTCAGTCAGTGTTCAAAAAGCACCAAGACCTGAACAAGTGGTACAATGACCATCTTAAAGTGTCTAATGCTCAGATTAAAGAAGGCATTTACACCTACAAACGGGCCCAACTTCGTATCATTGACAACAGTCGTTTTGCTTTAAAATAAATGTCGGTATAATGGTTTCATGGATGATTCCATTACACTCTATACTCGGTGAAAAAAGAATGGAAATTTTATTTGGTTTACTTTGTGTATTCTGCTATGTTATGATAGGAATCCTGATGACGAAGTTGTTCATCGCTACATCCGGCTGGACTGGCATCTATGATGACGTCACTGAAGACACTGAGATAGCATGGATTGTAACATTCTGGCCTATCTTTGCCGTGTTCTGGGTAGTAGCTATTGCAGGACTGCCACTGTTAGCTTTAATTCGTAAAATATTCTGAGGAAAATATCATGACCCGTAACGAAGTTATTGAAAAAGCACACGAAATTTTTATCAACGTTCAGGCTGAAACGGTAGGGTTCCCTAAGGCAAAACGTATTGATGTTCTGTCTAATCGTCTGAAGAACGAGTTCGGCGACTTTGCCCATCTGTTTAACTCGACCCAGAGTCGGAAGTGGCGCGTAGGATTTACTCATCATTACGACTTCAAAGAGTTCTTCAAGCACTCTCGTATTCTGTCTAACATCATGGCTCGTAAACGTCTCAGCAATTTTGGAACTATTTCAAGCACTCACCAACGTTATGACCTGCGAACAGCAGAATACCGTGGTGCTGAAGCAGTTATCACTAACCAGGTTGAGTACTTCATCAGCCAATTCAACTACGACCGTGATCTGATTCTGAAGCTTGCTTCTAAAACCATGCGTGATACTAACCGCCATCAACTGTTCGATCACCAGAAAACTGTTGAAGTAATTGCTCGTCGACCTTCTATGTTAGGTCTGAATGATTCGGTTTGTATTGATATTCGCATCAACAAAGACAAAGCATACAAAGATTTTCGTGCTCTACAGGTCATTAAAGAGCAGGTTGCACAGGCGCTGTGCATCATTCCTAGTGTTGCTTCCTATGAATGGAAACCTTCTAACGGCCATAGCGGTACTTTCATAGTATTTCTGAAAGATGCTAAACCGGCTAAAGAGTTTGATGAAGAAATTCTAAACGGTAAAGTCTCCTCATCAAAATATACTGTAGATAAATCCTTTATCGCTACAGTTGCTCAGCCTGAGCTAGTTCCAGCTGAACGCCACTTTGCTTCCCAGATGCTTGAAGTAGTGTCTAAGCTCGATGATATGGTTAAAGAAGCAGAACAGAAGGTGGAAGATGCTCGTAAGCATCTTGCCAACATTACAACCCAGCGTGGTAAGTTGTTGCGCGCAATTCAGGCACTGAAATGAGAAATCAACTAAAAGCTGACCTCGTCACGGATGACGAGGATTTTGAAATTGACTGGAAAGCAGCCTTAGAAATGGTCGATAGACGAGAAGCTGCGGCAAAACAGGTTGTCCCTTGTGAAAAATGTAGTAGTATGCAAGTACAATTAGTTGATTGGAGCTCTGATATTCTGAAAATGAAATGTCGGACTTGCAAACATAAGTTTGAGAGAACATTGAAATGATTACTAAAACTATTACCGGTGCTAATACTAAGTTTTTTGTAGAGTACGCTAACGACTTGATTAAAACCACTGGATTCGACAAAACTATCGCCAGTATGATTCTTGACGCATATGAAAGTGGCATTGACCCTATGCAGCTTAAAGAATATCTGCGGGCAACCATGGATTTCACCGTTATGAATATGCTTCTTAAAACTGACCGTGAATTCAATGATATGATTGAACGTCGCAATAATGGCGGATTTAATCTGGATGACGCTGAAGTATTAGCGTGTGCAGCCCACGAAGCTTGGAAGAGTGTAACAAAATGATTGGTATTAAATTAGACACCCACGCAGTACGACAGATGTTCCCAGAAGGCACTGAAGCTTATTCTCAGTTACAGCAATCTGTTATCTCTAACATTGCTAAAGATCTTATCGTTAAGGATACCGGTAATAAAGTTCGTAAACTGATTCAAGATGAAATCAATGCTTACGGCTTAGTTGTTCCTGATGTATCGACAGCTGTTCAGAAAGAAGTCGAATCATGGTTCAGTCGTCGTGGTTATGGGGCTCCTTATGAAACCTCTAGTGTTCTTAAAGATCGTCTTCGCGAAGCTGCTAACCGCGAAGCACGTAATGCTATTGACTCTATTATTAGCGATGTAATTAAGAATGCTACCGATAAAGCAATGAAAGATATCGAATACAAAATAGAATCTGCTACTCGTCGTATCGAGAAAATCATCGTTGACCGTGTTAATCAGAACTTTGCTTCAATCATCGACCAGGCTGTAGCAGAGAAAATCAAGAAAGCTTTCCCGGGGTTATAATGGCTAAACGTAAAAAATATCTGGAAGAAGCCGAACGAGCTATCGTTCGCTTATTAATTGCTTATGCTGAAGAGCACGACCAGATTCCTGATTTCAGCGTATTAAAATCTGCATTGACTAAGAGTTATAATAAAGTTCATTCAGATATCCATGACGAAATTCGTCGTAGTTTGAAAATTAAAACAACTCCGATCCAGTCGTATTGGGACGCTATCGCTAGTCCTGCGTATAAAGACGCTTATAAAGAATTCATGATTCAAGTTAAGGAACAGAAAAGTGTACACAGTATTCGGTTATGATTCAACTATCCATCGCTGCCCGTATTGCGACAATGCGAAACGCTTCCTTACAGTCAAAAAGGAGCCATTCGAATTCATCAATGTCATGCCTTCAAAAGGTGTTTTTGATGATGCTGTTATTGATGACCTACTTAAACGCCTTAATCGCGAGAGCAAAGTAGGATTAACAATGCCTCAGATTTTTGCATCTGATGGCACCCATATTGGCGGTTTTGACGAATTACGAGCAACTTATAAATGACTATAGCTTTCTTAATTCTTATTGCTTATTTTGTTATCGGTATTGGCTACGGTAAAACTCTAGTTGCTTTAGATGACGGCTCTGCCCAAGGCACAGTTTTCATCGCAGGCTTCTTGTTCTGGCCAATTGCTTTAATCATCGCTTCTTTCTGGAACTTCAAATGAATGATCAAGAATTTGCCGAATTTAAAGATACAGTAGATTTTCTTAACTGTGAATTGGAAACCGACCATAAGGTCGGTACAGTGTTCTTCCATTGTCCACAGTCTATTAAAGATGAAGCCAAACAATGGGGTTGGTCTGATACTGTAGTTCGTGAAGAACTTTGTGAATTTATGGAATCACTATGAAAGATGAAATAATTGTTTTAAATGAAGCCAAAAGTGAAGAAGACCTTGAATGGATGCTTTATGAATTCATGGTCAAGCGCGCTAACGAATTCGGTATTGACTGGGCCGTCCAAAACGCGTACGGCGAAAATGAAGTTGTTATTAAAGGCGTAGCTTACACAGTTCAGTGGCAATACGTGGGTCTTGAACCGGCCGACTATAAAGAAATCCGTAATAAAGAAACAGGTGAAGTAGACTACGATCCTGTTGGCCCTTGGTCATGGGATTACGGCGGTCCTGACTTCGAAGTTTCTAGCTATTGGCGTGATGAGTAAGCCATGGTACAGCGCTCGTTGGGAAACTCTCGAGCCTGAAGAACCAGTTTACACTGAGTCTGAATCATGTTATGATGAACCTACGGTAAATGATCTACTTGATTTAGAGGATTACTATGATCGGTAAATGTTTTGAAATCGTTAAAGAAGATAATGAAGACGGTTACGGCACTTCAGTGTTGTTTCCACAACTGAAGGTAGGCGTCAAATTCAAGGTTCTGCGTACTGGTGCTGAAGAATCATGCCATCACCACGGCATTAAAAGTATTATTTTAGAAGACGGAACCGTTATTGATATCGATTCTGTAGATTCATCTTTCTGGTGTCTTTGGGCCCCGGCCTCTATGGACGAAATTAAAGAAATCCCGCCAGAATCTTTTGGTTCTATAGCTAGCACGGGTTATTTTGACGGGCAATATCTGCCTGACCGCTTAAAACGTATTGAAAGGGAATTTGACGCTGAGTATAACTATTACGATGCAAACGTAATTAAAGCTACTATTGAACACATTAAGTGGCTTGAAGCTCAGCTGAGATTTTCTGACAGACCGTTCTAATAATAAATAGATTCATCTACTTATGAGGTGAATCTATGTTATTGGCTGGTAAACTCTACAAAGAAGAAAAACAAAGACTATTTGATTTGCAGGGCGGTGTATGTCCTTTATGTAAACGCCCTCTAGATAATGATGTACAAGCCAATCACTTGGACCATGACCATGCTTTATCAGGTCCTCAAGCTGGTAAGGTGCGTGCATTGCTCTGCAATCTATGTAACGTAACCGAAGGTATGATGAAACACAAGTTCAACCGTTCAGGTCTGAAAGGTCAAGATATCGACTACCTCGTTTGGTTGAAAGAATTAGTGGCGTACCTTGAAAAAGATTATTCTGGAGCTAATATCCATCCAGAGTATGTGACTGACAAGTCAAAAGAATTTGGCCGTCTCAGTAAAGAAGAGATGGTTCAAGAAATGCTTAAAGCCGGATTTGTATATAATGAATCCGACACTAAAACGAAGCTTCAAGCTTCATTCAAAAAACAACTGAGGAAATCGTTAAAATGATTATGAACTTTGTGAACGACTTTATCGACTGCGGCAATGAAACTGTTCTACGTTTCGGCTCTGAATTCCCAGCGATGTTTTCCTTCCTGTTCTTTTTCTCTTACTAAGGATTAAAATGACTAAGTTCCGTGATATCGTAGCAAACATCATCGTTTATATCGTTCTGTTCTTCTCTGCTCTGGTTGCAGTCCCAGCCATTGCACTGATTATGGTTGCTGAAGCTATTCGTGGTACTAAGCAACCGAGTGTTTCTAAAGAAGAAATGACTCGTCGAATGGAAGAGCTTACTAATAAGATTGAAAAGCTTTTCAAATGAATATAGAAATCTACGGCATCCCAGAACAAGTCTGGAGATGTCCTGGATGTCATTGGATAAGAGGCCTTTTGGCCTCTTTGAACGTTGAATATACTTTTATCGACGTAATAAGTCCTGGTGACACCGGGCCTGTTTATGATAAACCACTCATCGAATCTCTGGCTAAACGTCTAGGCCAATTCCCTTCACTCTCTATCAAGTATCCTGTTATCTTTGTAGATAATCAGTTCATCCCATCTCTTAAAGATTTCCAGCAGTTCCTTATTGACAAAGGCTATGACCGAGATTTAATTGAAGATTAGGGTGTTTACAACGCCCTTTAGTCATGTTAGTATACTCCTACACTAACAACGGAGATACAATGTGAAAATTGTCGAAATCCAACGCCACATCATTGCTCACGTGCAAGTCGAAGTTTCAAACGGGTATACTCAGGACCTTATGATCGAGGTTCGCGGTTCTACAATCTTTTTCCGTAGTCGTGGGAAGTGTACTGAGTGCAATACCATGGCTGCTAAAGCTCATGTTGGCAAAGCGATTAATGCCGCGGTTGCTTTGATTCCTGAGATGTGCGATTACGAGCGAAACGAGATCGGCCGTTTAGTATTGGGGTTAATCTAATGATTAAAATTGAAGATGCAAAGGTAATTATTCGTTGTATCGTTGATGAATGCAAAGTTATGTTCATCACTATGTGGCCCACTGCTGAACTAGACCGAATCCAAATTGAATTCTCTATTGGTTCAAAAGTATGCTTTATTAAAAAGGGTCAATACGTCCATCTTCAAACTAAGCTTAAAGAAATCGGCGTTAAAATAACTGAAGATGAAGCTTCGCATATGGCTAGTGTAATTAATCAACATTTGGAAATATTTTAATGGGTAAAACATACCGTCGTAAAGATATCAAATCGAAAGGTGAATACTGGTCAGGGCGCCGTCAGGCTCCAGCAGGCATCTCTGATGAAACTGTGGCAGATAACATCTTCCACTCTGATAAGCCTAAGCGGTGGAAAGGCCTGGACTCTGCAGTTAAAGAAGACCAGAATCGCTATGCACGAGCCGACAAACGTCGTCTGAAACTGAACTACGATTCTGAAACTGAACTCAAAACTGACAAATACTACGCTCGCAAAGCCAACGAAGGCTGGCAACACTCGTAGTTTAAGAACTCGTGAGGACCGAGTATAATGTCCTCCTTGGATAATAAAAATTTAAACCACAGAGGAAAATACTATGTCTCAGGCTATCAAAAACGTTCTGCACTCTTTTGCTTTTGATAAAGTAGAAGAAATCCGTAAGAAGGGTGGCATTGTTACTCCTGAAATTTTAGATCAGTGGGAAAAAGACCTTCACGGAACTATGGTTGAAAATGAGCAGAAAATTGGTAAAGCTCGTATTCGTGAACTACTAGTCTGCTATATCATTGGCGAATTTGATATTGATGCTTTTGGTGTCCAGTCAGTTGTCAAGAAAGCTGGCGAAATTTCTGACACGTGTATTCGCAAAATGAAGAACCAACGTAAGAAAGGTTTCAACGATCTCAAGATCGTTAAGGCGGCAAAATGATTGTTCTTAATCAACGCGGCTGTCCGGAACGTGTACGGTTCCGTATCTTAGAATTAAGAAACGGTGAACCTTATTTAGTTGATAGCTATGCTTCTATCATAATGGTTCAACGATACGTTAACCTGCGTACATCTGGTCTCACGCACAAAGAACACGGGCTTCCGGTTAAGTGCCGATTCTATATGATGAGTGCGGACCACCCTGATTATTCAGGTCTTAGTAAAAGCTGGACCGAAGGTCTTACACTTAAAGAGCTTGAGGATTATCTTAATGACTGAAGAACAACTAGCTGAACTCGGATACCTTGGTTATCTGATAAGTCATACCGAAGATGGGCGTGTTTTGATTGAAGGTTCATCTAATGGCATCGACTGGCTCATTGAAGAAGACTTTGGTATCTGGTGGGTATACGAATACACTTCTTCAGATACATTTATTTCTGTTGATGCTTTTGGTGTATTTGAACAAGCTCATGAATGTGCAAGGAATCTAAGATGAACAGTTTAACTTTGGTTGCTAACGATGAACATTTTATTGTAGATAGTTACATGGGTGTGTACTATTTACCGTTTGGTGATGCATCAGACGATTCGTATAATTTCCACGTGTCTGAACTGAACCACAGCCATTATCAACGCTTATATAAAGGCTTGGTACAATACCAACAAGAAAACGGAATAACTATTTCTTTAAACTATGAACAGTTCCTTAGTATCTGTGAACGTTTATTTGAAATGTACTGCATTCTTCGTAAGCTGTAATATGCTTTAAGCGGCCTCTTCGCATCCGATGATATAATGAATATATACTATTTGATGAGGCCAATTATGAGTGATTACGTAAATAATAAGGAGTTGTACAAAGCTATTTGTGCTTGGAAGGAACAGGTTAGAAATGCTCCCGAAGGGACTAAAGTGCGACAAAATGACACGATTGGCCTTGCCATCATGTTAATAGCCGAAGGTCTGAGCAAACGATTCAACTTCTCAGGATATACCCAGTCTTGGAAGCAAGAAATGATTGCAGACGGTATTGAAGCCGCAATTAAAGGTCTTCATAACTTCGACGAAACCAAATACACCAACCCTCACGCATATATTACAATGGCTTGTTTTAATGCCTTCGTCCAGCGTATCAAAAAAGAACGCAAAGAAATGGCAAAGAAATATAGCTACTTCGTTCACAACGTTTATGATAGTCGTGACGATGATATGGTTGCGTTAGCAGATGAAACCTTTATTCAGGACATCTACGATAAAATGACGCAATACGAAACCTCAGCATACAAGGCACCTGGGTCTGATAAAAAGAGTGAACCGGTAGTTGAAGGTAATGAATTGGAATTTTTATATGAGGCTCAAGATTAACCTCGAAGGATTTTTAGAAGAAGTGCAAGACCAAGACGCTATCCCTTATTTGCTTAAAATGTATCTAAGGGAAATACTTGATCTTGATATTCACATTGACCCTAAGAACCCACATGATACGGATATCACATCCGAAACTGCTTTAATTAACCATCAGTATAATGTTTCTGATGACGGATTTAGCGTAGTAATTGATTACATTCCTAAGGTATAAAATGGCTGAGATTGAAATTGATAGCATCACTGAAGCACTAGAAAAACGTGGTGTCAAGAAGGACGAAATTGAAGAAGCGATTCTGGCCCAGCAAGCTATTGTTGAACGCCAGGCCCAAGTTAAAGCTAATAAAATCTTTCGTAAGACCAGACGTGAGCTTGAACGCTTGTACAAACATGCTCAAGCAGCTGTTCTTGACAATAACTTCCCGGCGTATAAGTATGCTATCGAGAAATCTCGTGACATCTTACGCCAACCATACACTGATGAGATTATTCTGACCGGTTGGCAGACCTCTCGCAAAATCATTTGGGACATTATCAATGATCAAGCAGGTAAAATTTAAACGTTTGCAGGTTAATGCAGGATTCACTCTGTCTATAGCTAATGGTACTATGGCTGTTAAAATATCAGAAACGCACTATCGCGTTCTAGGCTCAACAGGGGTGATTATTAAAGCTGATCCGAAAGAGCTTGTATGGGCTGACACTGCACAAATTAAAAGGTGGTATAAATGGTAAGAGAACCTGATTCTTCTGAATACTTTATCCATGATGTAGACGATCTTGGCGTTGTAGAAACCAAGGTCGGCTTCGGTGAAGGTTGATGGAAGCTGTAATAGCTAAAGCGAATACATTATCTCGTAACGGGACTCTGTATTCTCCTGAAGCTTTGGAAAAAGCAATTGATTATGCAAAGATTCGTAGCGATAAGAACGAAATGATTAACCGGTTCAATTTCGCTTACGATAAAGCTAAAGCTGAAGGTACTATCACGTATCGCAAAATTTAAAGGGCTTCGGCCCTTTTCTGCTATAAGAGTGGATGATAAAATATCTTTATTTAAAGAGGTGACTATGAAAATTATCCATTCGGGTGATTGGCATTTAGGTGTAAAGGCGGACGACCCTTGGGTTCAAGAAATCCAATTAAAAGGTATCAGAGACCATATTCAATACGCTAAAGATAATGGTATTGATACGATTATTCAGTACGGCGATATTTTTGATGTGCGTAAGGCCATTACTCACAAGTGTATGGAGTTTGCACGACAGATTGCTAATGAGCTTGAACACGCCGGGATTAACCTGATTACTATTGTTGGCAATCATGATATGCACTACAAGAACACTCTGACCCCTAATGCGGCCACAGAAGTTCTTGGTAAGTATAAGCATATTACTGTTATTGAAAAGCCTACGACTTTAGACTTCGATGGAACTCTGATTGATTTGATTCCTTGGATGTGTGATGAAAACACAACTCAAATCATGGATCACATCAAGCAGTCTAGCGCTGAATACTGTATTGGCCACTGGGAGCTGAATGGCTTCTATTTTTATAAAGGTATGAAATCTCATGGGCTCGAACCAGATTTCCTCAAAAAGTACAAACAAGTATGGTCTGGGCACTTCCACACCATCTCAAGTGCCGCAAACGTTAAGTACATTGGAACGCCTTGGACGCTTACAGCGGGTGACGAGAACGATCCGCGAGGATTCTGGGTTCAAGACACTCGACTACAAACATTTGATTTCATCCCTAATGAAACAACCTGGCACAGGAAAATCTTCTACCCTGTAACAGGTCCATTTGACGCGAATGAATTTAAAAATCTAGCAGTTCGTGTAGTTATTACCAAGGTAGACGATAAACTACCAGCCTTCGAAAGTGAGCTTGAAAAAGTAGTTCATGAACTTCGCACAGTTTCTAAAGTAGATAACTCTGTTGACACTGAAGAAGCCGACGAAGAAGAAGTAGTGGGTCTGCTTGATATGATGATGGAATATATTGAAGCTCTTCCTGACGCGACATCTCAAGATGACATCGATGCTCTTAAAGCATTAGCTACTCAACTGTATATCGAGGCCAGTGCATGAAAGTTTTTAAGTTAAATAGGGTCAAGTACCAAAACATTATGTCGGTAGGTCAGGCACCTATCGATATCCAACTTGATAAGTGCCATAAGACGTTAATTACAGGTAAAAATGGTGGCGGTAAGAGTACTATGCTCGAAGCTATCACATTTGCTTTATTCGGCAAACCTTTCCGTGATATCAAGAAAGGCCAGTTAATTAATTCCTTCAATAAGAAGAATCTGGTTGTTGAACTCTGGATGGAGTACGACGGGCACACATTCCACATCAAGCGTGGCCAGAAGCCTAATATTTTTGAAATTGTACGAGACGGCGATAAACTTGACGAAAGCGCAAGTTCAAAGGATTTCCAGGCTTACTTCGAAGAGCTTATTGGAATGACGTATTCATCTTTTAAGCAAATTGTCGTACTTGGAACTGCAGGCTATACTCCATTTATGGGCCTATCAACTCCAGCTCGAAGAAAACTGGTTGAAGACCTTCTTGAAGTATCTCTACTGGCAGATATGGATAAGCTAAATAAGAGTTCAATCCGCGAGATTAACTCCCAGGTCCAAGTTATAGATGCCCGCCAAGAAGGCATCATTCAACAGATTAAAATCTATAACGATAACGTAGAACGCCAAAAGAAACTATCTGGCGAAAATGTGGCTCGTTTGCAATCTATGTATGATGACCTTGCTTCTGAAGCTCGTCAAATTAAATCTGATATCGAAAAATCTGCTACACGTTTAGCTGATATCGTTTTAGATGAAGACCCTAGAATTGCACTGCAAGAGATTCAGCAGAAAACTGCAACCTTACAGAGTAAGATAAATTCTTTCAATAAAGTTGTTAAAATGTATCATGCTGGTGGCGAATGTCCTAGCTGTATGAGCTTACTACACCCAGGCGATCCTGTTGTCACTAAGATAGCGGATAAGGTTCATGAATGTGAATCATCAGCCGCTAGTTTAGAAGCCCACAGAGCGTCACTGGAGACGCTAGTCGCTGAATACGAAGCTAATGTTAGGACCCAGCAATCTCTCGCCCAAGATATTCGCTCTAAGAAACAGGCGTTAGTATCCACGGTTGAGAAAGCTAAGAAGGTTAAAGCGGCTCTAGACCAAGCGGCTTCAGAATTCATTGACCACGCTTCAGAGATTGCTTTGCTCCAAGTAGAACTAGATAAAATGGTGGCCGAGAAAACTAAGTTAGTGATGGAAAAATATCACCGTGGTATTCTCACTGACATGTTGAAAGATACTGGCATTAAAGGCGCTATTATCAAGAAATATATCCCACTGTTTAATAAACATATTAATCAGTATTTGAAAGTAATGGAAGCTGATTACTCATTCACACTGAATGAAGAGTTCTCTGAGACTATTAAGTCTAGAGGTCGAGAAGAATTTAGTTATGCGTCATTTAGTCAAGGTGAAAAAGCCCGTATTGATATAGCCTTGTTGTTTACCTGGCGTGATATTGCCGAAAAGGTATCCGGTGTTAAAATAAACTGTCTTTTCCTCGATGAGATTTTTGACTCTGCCGCGGATGCTGAAGGTATAAAATCTATAGGTTCTATACTGAATACTATGGCTGATGTTAATGTGTTTATTATCAGTCACCGAGACCATGACCCACAAGCTTACGGCCAACATCTACAGATGAAGAAAGTTGGTCGTTTTACGGTGATGGAATGAATGAAGATGCAATTACAGGCCAGTGGTTGCTGGCCTGGCCTGAAGTGAAACGCTTCAGGCTTACAAACGCGTTCAGTGGCGATGAACATATCGTTACTGAACAAATGATTAAAAATGCTTTTAAAGAAACAGATTATAATCGCATCATGTCAAACAGACATTCTGCATGGTTCCTTGAAGACTATATTGATTAATTGATAAGGTATAAGTATACTATGAACATTCTGACCGCTAAAGATATCCAAGTTAAAAACGTGCGTACTGATTCGAACCCTAACAATCAGAACAAAATTCGTAAGTCTTGGGTTTTGGCTCTTGACGAAGGCACACAAGCCGCTATTAAAGCTAAAATCAAAACCCCTGGAGCTCGCTGGGCGTATTATGAAGCTCTTGATTCTGCTGTAAACGATAAATGGTTAGAATTGATGCGAGCTCATTATGCCGATTCTATTAAAGCCGGTGCTAAGATCGTTGTAGATCGTAATGGCGGCGAACGTCTTGAAGACGACTACTGCGTAGATGCAGATGAACAGTTGGTTATTGCTGGTCAGTTCGTCGCTGAAGAAGTTATCGCTGAATTCTCTAAATAATGATTTGAAAGGTATAAAATGAAATTTTCTAAAGAAACCATCGCAGTACTGAAAAACTTTGCAACCATTAACTCTGGTATCGTTCTGACTCCAGGCAATTTTGTTATGACTCGTTCCATTATCGGAACGACTTATGCAGACACAACAATTCAAGATGAAATTGATAACGAGCTGGCAATCTATGACCTGTCTGGCTTTTTAAGTGTTCTGTCTCTGGTCGGCGATGATGCTGAAGTAACTCTTCAAGACGATGGTCAAATTGCAATCAAGAGCAATCGTTCTGCGGTGTACTGGGCCGGTGCTGATAAGTCTACCATTGTCGTACCGAAAGCCAAAGCAAGCTTCCCAGTAGCAAACGTTATCACTGAACTGAAGGCTGAAGATCTTCAACAGCTGAAACGTGTTGCAAGCGGTCTGAACCTCGACACGATTACCATTTCTAATAAGTCTGGTGAAATCGTTATGCAGGCTTATAACAAAACTGAAGATCCGGAACTGGTTAAACCTAAATACGCATTAACTCTTGGTGAGTATGATGGTACTGAAAACTTCAACTTTGTTATTAACCGCGATAACTTGAAAATGGTTCCTGCCGATTACAAACTGATGCTATGGGGTAAAAACCTGGCTGATGGCAAGAAACAAACTGCTGCTAAATTTGAAAGTGACAACTACACTTACATTACAGCAATGGAAATCGATTCGACTTTCGACTTTCAATAAAATTTAAACGGGAGCTACGGCTCCCTCTGAACTGAGGAACTTATCATGCTGACTATCAATAAAAATGAATTTATGTTCGAGCAACGTTATCGTCCAAGCACTATTGAAGAGTGTATTCTTCCTGCTCGTGATAAAGAAATATTTCAGGCTCTTATTAAGAAAGGGCAGATTCCTCACTTAATCCTCCAAAGTAATTCACCAGGAACAGGCAAAACTACCGTAGCTAAAGCATTGTGTCATGATGTTAACGCTGAGATGTTGTTTGTCAACGGTTCTGATTGTAAGATCGATTTTGTTCGTAACGAATTAACTCGATTCGCAAGTTCTATCTCTATGGAAGGTCGTCAGAAAATCATCGTTATCGATGAATTCGACCGTAGTGGCTTAGCTGAAGCCCAGCGTCACTTACGTTCTTTCATGGAACAATACTCAAGTAACTGTTCAATCATTATTACTGCTAACGACCTTGATGGTATTATCAAGCCACTTCAGTCTCGCTGCCGTGTAATCACATTTGGTTCTCCTTCTGAAGAAGACGCCAAATCGATGCAACGCGAAATGTTGAAACGCTGTATTGCCATTTGTGAAAACGAAGGTATTGTTGTTGAAGACCGTAAAGTTCTGGCTGCGTTAGTATCTAAGAACTTTCCTGAACTTCGCAAGACAATTAATATGCTAGACCATTATAGTTCTAAAGGAATTATTGATGCAGGCATCTTAAACATTGTCACTAAGGCCTCTGATTCAATCGAAGCAGTTATCGAAGCACTTCGAAATAAAGATATCAAATCTCTTCGTGCTTTGGCCCCGAAATATGCAGCCGATTATGCATGGTTCGTAGATAAGCTATCGTCTGAACTGTATACTATGGTCACAGGGCCAAGTATCGTACGTATGTATGAAATTATTGGTGAAAACAACCAATACAAAGGTGTGGCGGCTTCAACCGAACTTCACATCGTGTATATGTTCATTCAATTAGCTATCGAGATGCAGTGGAAATGAGTTTATTCTTTTTTGATGATGAACCAGAATATAATGAACACCAAATCGCATGGCTGACTAAGGATTGGTCGGCAGTTCAAAAGTGTGCAGACCAGTTTAAAGAATCAGCTGAAAGTGAGTTCTTCAGATTGATCGGTGCAATTAATGATACCAAGCAACAAATCAACGTATCTCAAATGGACTACAGCAAGTTCATGATTGAAAATGCTTTAAGTCAACACGCTGATTGTATGCCAGCAGTTTATGTAATGAACCTGGTGGGACAAGGTCTCTCAGACCAAGCACACTTTAACTATATGAAGCATGCTGTTCCTAAAGGCAAGCGGTATGGTAAGTGGGCTAAACTAACTGAAGATTCAAATAAAATGCTTGTGCTTAAAGTAATTCAAGCATTTTATAAAATCAACGTCTATGATGCTGATATGTATCATAAGACAATGTTCGCTAAAGGTAATCTACTTTCTTTCTTAAAACAGGCTAAAGCTCTTGTTACAGATGAAATGGTTAAGAGTATTACTAAAAATGTGAAAGAACAAAAACAACTCAAAAAACAAGCATTGGAATGGTAGATATGATTGAAATTACATTAAAACAGCCTGAGGATTTTCTGAAGGTCAAAGAAACCTTGACCCGTATGGGTATTGCTAATAATCGTGATAAGGTATTATATCAGAGCTGTCACATTCTTCAGAAGCAAGGCCTGTACTACATCGTTCATTTTAAAGAAATGCTGAAACTGGACGGTCGACCTGTAGTTATTTCTGAAGAAGATGAACAACGTCGTGACTCAATTGCTTGGCTGCTTGAAGACTGGGGTCTGATTGAGATTGCCCCAGGTCAACGTACGTTCATGCACGAAATGACTAATAACTTCCGTGTTATAGGATTTAAGCAGAAACCTGAATGGACCCTGAAATCTAAGTACACTATCGGTAGTTAAAGATTTAAGCAATGGGACTTCGGTCCCATTTTGGAGTATAATTCATTCACCAAATAAAAGACAATTACTCGTCTAAGGAACCAAATGAAAGAATTCTTTTTAACTATCGAACAGCTTGGCAATACACTTCACGAACGATATATTGATTCAAATGGTATTGAACAAAAGCGTCAGATTGATTATAAACCAACCCTGTTCTATCATTCTGATACTGAATCAAAGTACAAAGATATCTACGGAATGAGTTGTAAGAAAAAACATTTCTTAGATATGAAAGAAGCCCGTAACTGGATTCGTAGAATGGAAGACATCGGGCAAGATGCCATGGGTATGGATGACTTCAAGCTGGCTTATTTGTCTGATCGCTATCCAGGTGAAATTCATTTTGACCCGTCATTAGTCCGCCAGTGTAACTATGACATCGAAGTAACAGCTCCAGAATTTCCGAAGCCTAATGAAGCCAAGTATCCTATCGATGCATTAACTCATTATGATAGTATTGCTGATAAGTTCTATGTGTTTGACCTTTTGAATTCTCCTTACGGCAAAGTAACTAAGTGGGACCCGGTATTAGCCGGTAAATCAGAAGCTGAAGGCGGCGATGAAATTCCTCAGGATATTCTCGACCGAGTTGTTTATCTGCCGTTTGATAACGAACAAGAACTTCTTCTAGAATACCTGAATCTGTGGGAACAACAGACCCCTGTTATTCTAACTGGTTGGAACGTAGAAGGTTTCGATAACCCGTACGTTTATAATCGACTGAAGAACGTGTTTGGTGAAAAGACTGCTAAACGCTTAAGTCCTCTTCGTAAGGTCAACAGCAAAATTATCGCAGACAACTTTGGCGATGAACGTGAAATTATCACACCAATGGGTATCAGTGTTCTTGACTACCTAGATTTGTATAAGAAGTTTAGTTTTACGAACCAGCCTTCGTATCGTCTTGACTACGTAGCTGAATATGAACTTGGTGTGGGCAAATTAGAATACGATGGCCCTATCAACAAACTTCGTGAAACTAACCACCAACGATATATTTCGTATAACATTATCGACGTTGCTCGAGTACAGCAAATCGATAAAAAACGCCAGTTCTTGAACCTGTCGTTAGATATGGCTTATTATGCTAAAATGCAGATGCAGTCTGTATTCAGCCCTATTAAGACATGGGACGCAATCATCTTTAACTCGTTGAAGAATGACAATAAAGTCATTCCTCAGAAAAAGCACCACATTCCACAAAGTTACCCAGGTGCATTCGTTAAAGAGCCTACTCCTAATAGTTATAAGTACGTTGTATCTGCTGACCTGACGTCTCTGTATCCGAGTATTATTCGACAAGTTAACATAAGCCCGGAAACTTTGCATAGCCAGTTTGCTGTTCGACCACTTCATGAATATATCGCTGGAACTGCTCCAAAACCGAGTGAAGAATACTCTTGTTCTCCTAATGGCTGGATGTATCGTAAAGATATTGATGGCGTTGTACCTGTTGAAATTAAGAAAGTTTTTGACCAGCGTAAACTTCATAAAGGATTTATGTTGGCGGCGCAACGTAATGCGGAACTGATTAAAGAAGCATTGCATAATCCAAAGAGCTCTGATAAGCCAGAACCGACTCTTGATTATCGTTTCGATATGGAAGAAAGTATTAAGGCTCAGCTCCATGATTTGAACGAAGCTATTTTGTTGAGTATGCTTGATAAAGCAACTCGTACTGAAATCGCCGGTATGACAGCTCAGATCTGTCGTAAGCTACTTATCAACTCACTTTATGGTGCACTTGGTAACGTACACTTCCGTTATTACGACCTTCGTAACGCAACGGCAATCACTTTGTTCGGTCAGTTGGCTCTGCAGTGGATTGAACGCCGCGTGAACGAGTTCTACAATGAAACACTGAAGACCGATAACCATAAGTATGTTATCTATGGTGACACAGACTCAATCTATATGTGTGTAGACCCATTAATCGAGAAGATCGGTGAAGACAAGTTCCGTGATACGAACCATTTAGTAGACTTCTTAGATAAGTTTGCTAAAGAAAAATTAGAACCAGCCATCGGTCGCGCATTCCAAGATATGTGCGACTATATGAACAACAAAGAACAGTTAATGTTTATGGACCGAGAAGCTATTGCTTGTCCTCCATTAGGTTCTAAAGGTCTTGGTGGTTTCTGGACTGGTAAGAAGCGATACGCTTTGAACGTGTATGACATGGAAGGGACTCGTTATGCGGACCCTAAAATGAAAATTATGGGCCTTGAAACTCAAAAGTCAAGTACTCCTAAAGCATGTCAGAAAGCATTGAAAGAATGTATTCGTCGTATGCTTCAAGAAGGTGAAAGCTCGTTACAGGACTACTATAAAGAGTTCGAACAAGAATTCCGTAAACAGCATTATATGACTATTGCCGGTGTTAGTTCTGCGAACAATATTGCTCAGTACGATGATAATGGTTATCCTGGGTACAAATGTCCGTTCCATATTCGTGGAATCTTGGCTTATAACCGTGCTACTAAAAACATCCCAGATGCAGAAGCGATTGTTGAAGGCTCTAAAGTAATGGTACTACCGTTACGGGACCAGAACCCGTTTGGTGACAAATGCATAGCGTGGCCATCAGGTACTCAGATCGATCCTAGCATTCGTGAAGATGTATTAAAGTACCTTGACTACTCAACACTGTTCCAAAAAACGTTTGTTAAACCGCTGTCTGGCTTTACATCAGCGGCTAGAATCAACTATGAGCATGTTGCAACCTTAGATGATATCTTAGGATGGTAGTATAGATTAGGCCGCGAAGCCCTGGAATCACTCTAGGGCTTCGCTTTAATTATTATGTAGTACAATAGCTCGTCAACAAATGAGGAACACTAAATGCGTAAAGTAGTTATCTTGGGTGCCGGTCTTGGGTCGCGTTTATACCCGATTACAAACGAAATCCCTAAAGTGCTTGTAAACTACAAACAGCACACAGTTTTTAAACACTTGGTTGATTTGTATAAAAATCAATCAGATGAAATTATTCTAGTAATTCACAGTAAATTTGACGGGCTAGTTCGTGGGTACATGAAGTCTGTTGGAATAAGTGATATTACCATTCGTCATGTTGATGTATCTATAGGTTCTGCACACGCTATTGATTGTATTGCTGACGATATTGTAGGCCACAATGTACTGTTCAACTGGTGTGACATTATTCCGGAAGGCCATGAAGTAGAATGGGGTAATGATTATTGCTATACCTTTGGAACAGATTGTCGTTTCACTTTTGAAGAACCGTATTTCCGTGAAATCGGGACCGGTGGCGGCGTGGTTGGCATGTATCAAGTGGCTCAATGGCCTGGGTTCTATTCTTTTGAAGGTAACTATGGCGAAGACCTTGCGGACAATTTAGATTCAATGGTTTATATGACCGAGCGTAAGCTAGAGTCAGTTGTTGACATTGGTGATAAGCTTAAATTAGCCGAAGCGCATAAAACCTCAGAGATTAATCGTGACTTTAACAAGCTCAAATTCACAGAACAACATGCTATTAAAATCCCGACTAATGAATATGGTAAAGAAATTCAAGCTAAAGAGCTTAAATGGTATAATTCTGTACAATCGAAATTTATTCCTACTATTGTAGATTTCACCCCAGGTGAATTTATTAAAATGGAACGAATCTATGGTAAAACCATGGCAGATGCATATCCTCTGATGACCAAAGATACCCAAGTATTAATGGTATATAAAGTAATCAGTGCTCTGAAATCATTAGGTGGCGATATCTATATTCCTACCGACGAGCAATGGTATGCAGATGTTAAGAAAGAAGTTCTTGATAAGGTATTAATCCGCAACGATTCTATTAAAGAACTTTTAGAAGGTTTTGCACCTGAAGGCATTACCCATGTTAACGATTTTAAAGTAGGTAAACCAGAAAAACTGCTGGAACACGCATTAGAAATTCTATCCGAGCATAAAGAACCGTACCAGTTGATCCACGGCGACCCGCATTATTCTAACATTATGTTTACCGATTCGGGTGATATTAAAATTATAGACCCGCGTGGATATTTTGGTAGTAGTCAGTACGGCCCTACCATTTATGATGAAGCTAAAGTGCTTTATTCTATTGATGGGTACGATAAATTTAACGCAGATCCACTATGGGGTGGTATTTCTCGGAATGGCACTAGAATGTTTGTCGACATTGAGAAAGTAATGCCGTTAGATGATATCCCTATGTGTACCTTTAAGCATAAACTGTGGATTGCCGTTATTTGGATGGCTTTAGCAGGGTATTTCAAGAACAACCCTCTTAAGGCTATTGGCGCTTATTATCATGGTCTGTATCAGCTGAGTGTGCTGCTTAAAAGGCGGCCTCGCAAACGTAAACTTATCGATGGCACCGAAGTGACTGAAGTTAAAGACCCAATCACAGCTTCTATTATTACCAGATGCCCTGATAAATGGGAATTGCTTGATAAAGAAACTGGTGTAAAATATAAACCAATTGGCGGTAACATCGCCCACCAGTGGGAACGAATCGGATGATTCTAGTTCGTAATGACACTGTTAAGGAGGCTAAAATGCCTCCTCCTAAATCTTTTAAAGATACATTTCTTTATAAAGTATTGACCTGTGAATCGTCTTTAACTATAAGGCCTATTAATGAATCTCTGCTTCGACATCGACAACACAATCACGGTATGGAATAGCAATCGTGATTATCTGAACTTTGCACCGGACCATGAAATGGTGGCCATAATTAACAAGCTCTATGATGAAGGCCATGAGATAACCTTGTACACTGCTCGCGGTATGACCTCTTGCGGCCCGGGTCGAATTCTGACTGAAGTTGTCCCTGCTCTTGTCAAGAACCTTGAAAAAATTGGTCTGAAGTATCATAATCTGCTTACACATAAACCAAGTTATGATTTTATTATTGACGACCGAGCAATTCGACCTGATCACTTTAAGAAAATGATTCAAGATGGCACATTTGAAACATACAAGGCATATCATCCATGAGTCCTAAAATTATTGTTGTAGACGGCCCTGATAATTCAGGGAAGTCAACTTTTATTAAGGTTCTTATTAGGAATCCTAAGGTAAAACTAATTGATTTTCCTAAATCAATTAATGGCAAGTGTATTTCATTAGGTACAGATAACGATAAAGCCTTGGTCGAAACCTTATACAAGTTCTTGGATCCTAATTTTGTCTATATTCTTGACCGAGGGTACCCTAGTAATATAGTTTATTCTGGATTCCTTCGTGGTGAAATAGACCCGTATGAGCACCTTAAAGATTGGATTCGATTTAAACAAGAATTTGACGTAGTTGAAGTCATTTTGTCACGCAACAAACTTGACGAAGACTTCGAAGATGATTTGATTAAACTGACTAAAGATGAGTTTAATCTGACTATTACCGAGTATGAGCGCAACTTTGAAAACGTGTTTAAGCTTTTAGAGCATGATGGCTTTAATCGGGTTTTGAGATATAATGAAGACGAAGCTAAACGCCTTTTCGCATATATTGAAAATAAAACAGGTATTAAATGAACGTATTTAAGGTCGGAACTAATTTTGACTTGGCTCTTCTGGATAAAATCGTTGAGCTTAATGCTAAGAATCCACAGTCACTGATTAATGAAGTTTATGGTAGTACACGAGCGATGGCCTTTGTCGCTGCTCGACCGGACTTCCGTTTGCCTGATATTAAAGATGAACAGCTGGAAACTTACGTTCGACGTTGTAACGAACTTGGTATTTGCTTTAATTATACTTTAAACAGTATAAACCCAGGGACCAAACGTGAACTGACAGAATGGAAAAAACAGGCCATTCAGGATTATGTACAGTACTTATCTTCTATCGGTGTTTGGCGTATCACTATCGCTAACCCGGTTGTAATGGAAATTGTTCGTGAAGTAAATAAAGAAATTGAAATTGAGGTATCGACTATTCTGCATGTTGATGCTGTTACTCAAATCAAATATCTTCATGATCAGTACAACATTAAGAAAGTGTGCTGTGGGATTCATAAGAACCGATCAGTTAACTTCTTGAAGCAGGCCGCGGCATTCTGTAATGAAAATGGTATTATCTTTGAAGTCCTCGTTAATGAGTTCTGCTCAAACGCAGGCAAGGGTTACACGACTCATTGTAGTTATCGTGATTCTTGCTATATTTTCCACAGTACCGACATTACTGCAGAAGATGCAAAATCGCTCGACGGTTATCCAATGCAGCACTGCATTAAAGCTCGAGACACCGACCCTTTCAACTGGCTACGCACACGTTTTGTGCGTCCGCAAGACCTAAAATTGTATCGTGATATTGGCATCACACAGTTCAAAGTCTCTGGTCGAACCGGCTCAACCGAATACATCGTGAAGGTTCTTGAAGCGTATTCTTCAGAGCAATTTGAAGGTAACCTTCTTGAGTTGTGGAAACCTCTCGAAACTATCTACAACGGTGAATCTGACGCTAACTATAGCCATACTGTGAATATCGAGACTTCTTTGTTAGATGGCTTCCTTGAAAAACGTTGGTTCAAACATCCTACATTTGACTGTGCTAATGAAGTCTGCGGTAGTACTTGTACTTACTGCGAACGTTACTACAAGCGCCAGTTATCTAAAAATGACCGGCCTCTGGATTCTATCCAGATCGTAGATGTTACTAGTTCAGACGACGAACTCCGGTACCCAGAGTGAATATAAGTTCTTTAGAGGACCTCCGCGAGGAGGTCCAAGCCATTGATAACGAGATTGAAGTACTTCTTTATGACCGGTTTGTTCTTACAAATAATATCGGTAGACTAAAAAAGAAATTAGGCCTTCCAATTGAAAACCTTCAGGTTGAGAACAATAAATTAGCTTCAATGCCGGATGAGTTAAAATTAATCTTTAAAGAAATTTTTAAGGTATCTAAACAATGTCAGAACACAATCGTTTAAAGCATATCACGTTCCCATCTTTCCAAACGGCATTCAAAGTTCTTAACGAAGAAATCATTAATAATCCACAGTTTGTGGTTGATTCCCGTATCGGACGTTGTAATGAAATCGGCTCGGCCTCTATTGAAATCCTGGACCCGACCACGTTTATGTTTACTGATGCCAGAATCAATCGCATTAGTTATGAATATGCTGAAGCCTTCTGGAAATTCATGATTTCCGGCGGTACTGACGCGGCCGAGGCATTTAAGGAATATCCTAATGTTGCTAAGTTCATTGATAAACCGAAAAGTGACGTACTGCCTGCGAACTTCAACACTTTCTATGGACCTCGAATTGTGGCCCAGCTCCCAGCCCTACTTAAAGAGCTTAAAGAAAAGACTAACTCGCGACGAGTTGTGTTCCAAATTCTCCAAGAGCAAGACCAAGCACTGTTAGATTCGGATGAATCGCTTGAATACCCGTGTACAGATTCTATAACGTACTATATCCGTGATGGCAAGCTTTATGCCCATACACATATGCGTTCACAGAACTGTGCTGTAGTGATGCAGCTGGACTTTTATCTACAAGGCAAGTTAATGCAATACATTGCCGATAAATGTGGTGTACAATTAGGTACGTATTCTCACACTATGGTTTCAGCCCACGTCTTTGAACGTGATTTTGATTATGTAAGAGGTTTTATCTGATGGCTTATTTCCGTGTACCAATCTTTAGTATGCGAAGCTATGAAACTGGTGAATACGCCGTCCTTAAGGACGGCAACTTCCAGTTACATTTGAATCGTGCTAGTGCTGGTGATATCATCGCGGTTCCACGTAACGCAAGTGATATCGAAGAATGTAAAGAACTATTCCCAGAGTTTGAATTTGTTCCTCTTTGGTACAAGGAAAATGCTTATGAAACTCGTAAACATTTCTGGGAAGAAAATCAGTTTATAGTTGATTCTTTAGTTGATTATTACGACTGCTCTTATCTAGTGACAGATATTACTGGATATCAAGGCAACCATGATGTATTCTTTGTTTTTAATATAACTAAAGACCCTGAGAATCCTCGGTATTATATTGACGAGTTTATTGACATTGACGTTGAATCTGTGAACAAGTCTGTAGCAACGTTTGTTCTTAATCATGGTCAGAAAGACGTTCTCGTAGCGGCTGGTGCAATTCCAGGTCGTATCTTTGTAGATCAACGAGTCATCAACCCGAGTGTCATGGAACGTTATACAGAAGGCCTGGAACCAATCCATCTTGATGGTATTTTTCATCCATTCCGTATCAGTGACCCTTGTTATCGTTTTGACCAAGTTGTTGAATGCGCTATTGCAGCAGATCGTGTCTTGTATATCACAGACCCGAACATGAGTTTCAAACGTGAACAGTATCCTAAAGAAGCTAAGATCCACGTTCTGCGCCTAACCAAGAAAGAATACTACCAAGTACTAATGGGTCAGCCAACTATCCAGTACTTTGAAGACCCTGAAAAAGTGTTCCACCCTGGGCTAGCAGAGTTTATCTATTTTAAGGCTAAAATAAATTCTCCATATAATATTCCTGCTTATAAGCAAGTAGTAATTAATGAATAAATTTATTTTGTAAACCGCACGGTTTACAATAGTGTAGGAATGTGTTAAAGTGTTCCTACACTTGGAGAAGAACTATGAAACTTAAATTAATTCTCGTACTGGCCGCATTAACTCTTAATGGGTGTGCTCAACATGAAGACGGAAATACATACCGTCTTTCTGATGTTGGTACAATCTTTACCGTCGGCGGCAACAATATAGGCTATGTCCGTAATGCAAACGCTAACCAAGTTCACTACTCTAGTGACCATGGAGAAGCAATGGCCATGAAGCGAGAACACGACGCTAAGATGGATGCTCTTATCGCTGAAGAGCAGGCAAAGCAAACAAGTTTAAAGATTTAATTGCTGTTAAACCTTGAGTGTATAATTACTCTACTTTATAAACAACGTGAGAAAAATATAATGGTGACTAATGGTAAATATTAATGTCCGATTTGAAATCTCGCCTGATTAAAGCTTCTACCACTAAACTGACCGCTGATCTGACTAAATCAAAACTGTTCAATGGTCGTGATGAAGTTATGACGCGAATTCCTATGCTGAATATTGCATTAGGTGGTGGATTGAATACAGGTTTACAAAGTGGCTTAACAATCTTTGCAGCACCGTCCAAACACTTTAAAACTCTGTTTGGTCTGACTATGGTCGCTGCATATATGAAGAAATACCCAGATGCAATTTGTCTGTTCTACGACAGTGAATTTGGTGCTTCTGAAAGTTATTTCCGTTCAATGGGTGTTGACTTAGAACGTGTTGTCCATACTCCAATTCAGTCAGTTGAACAACTGAAAATCGATATGGTCAACCAGCTGGAAGCTATCGAACGCGGTGACAAGGTAATTATGTTCATCGACTCTATCGGTAACACAGCTTCTAAGAAAGAAACGCAAGATGCTTTAGACGAGAAACAGGTTGGCGATATGACTCGTGCTAAGTCTCTTAAATCTCTGTTCCGTATCGTTACACCTTATTTGACGATTAAAGATATCCCTTGTGTGGCTATTAACCATACAGCCATGGAAATCGGCAGTATGTATCCTAAAGAAGTTATGGGCGGTGGTACCGGCATTCTTTATTCTGCAAGTACCGTATTCTTTATCTCTAAACGTCAGGTTAAAGAAGGTACCGAACTGACTGGGTATGATTTTACTCTTAAAGCTGAGAAATCTCGTACAGTTCAAGAGAAATCCACGTTCCCGATCACTGTTAACTTCAAAGGCGGTATCGATCCGTTCTCTGGACTGCTTGAACTGGCCACGGAAATCGGCTTCGTTGTTAAACCTAAAGCAGGCTGGTATTCTCGTGCTTTCTTAGACGAAGAAACTGGTGAAATGGTTCAAGAAGAAAAGTCATGGCGTGCTAAAGCCACAGATGATGTAGAATTCTGGGGTCCTTTGTTTAAACATAAGCCGTTCCGTGATGCAATCGAAACCAAGTATAAACTCGGTGCTATTTCTTCTATTAAAGAAGTTGACGATGCGGTTGCTGACCTGTTATCTTCTAAGCCATCAACTAAAATTCCGGTAAAAGCCAAATCGGCTCCTAGTGCTGCTGATATTGAAGACGAACTGGACAATTTCGCTGATGAAGAATAACTTCGAAGACCTGGACCTAGAGTCTCTGGCCGAAGAAATTGAAGCTGAAGCTCCCCTTGAAGAAGGGGAGTTTGAACGCTCTCAAAGAATCTTCGACAAATCCCATAGTATAATCAAAGAAGCAATGGCTAGTGTTATCCAAGAAATGGTGATAAGATTAGACGGTGAAGAACACATCGTTTATATCCATGAACTGGACATTAAGCCAAACGGTGAAGTGGCTGTTAAATTCAGTACACCATCCGATAAAGACATTTTATATCCTCATGTCATGCAGTGTCTTAAAAGACAATTTGAGATGGTGCCTAAAAAGCGAGGATTATTTTTCTAAGAGGTCAATGTGGTAGAAACAATTTTAGCTAATTTGCTTTTCAATCAGGCTTTCTTTAATAAAGTGTGGCCTTACATGAAAGATGAATATTTTGAACGAGGTCCAGCTCTTACTTTGTTTAAGACTATTCATCGCCATGTTAATGAATATAATGGAATCCCATCGAAGACTGCAGTTAATATTGCGTTAGACAAGTCTTCTATGTCGGACGTGGAATTGAGCGGTGCTAAAGAACTTCTATCTAAACTTACAGATGCTCCTGAAGATTTAAACTGGCTCACCAAAGAGACGGAAAAATATGTTCAAGAGAAGGCAATGTATAATGCTACTTCTCGAATTATTGAAATCCAGGCTAATGACCAATTAGACGAAAAGCAACGTGATAAACGTCTGCCTGGTTTAGGTGCCATTCCAGACATCATGCGTGAAGCCTTATCAGTATCTTTCGATAGTTATATCGGCCATGACTGGATGGATGACTATGAAGCTCGTTGGTTGGCTTACCAAAACAAATCTCGTAAGATTCCATTTAAACTGGGTATCCTGAACAAAATTACCAAAGGTGGCGTTGAAACCGGCACATTGAATATTTTGATGGCAGGGGTCAACGTAGGTAAGTCTCTGGGTCTTTGTTCATTGGCTGCAGATTATCTTCAGACTGGTCATAATGTCCTCTATATCTCCATGGAGATGGCCGAAGAAGTATGTGCTAAGCGTATCGATGCTAACCTTCTTGATGTATCACTTGATGATATTGATGATGGCTGTGTATCATACTCTGAATATAAAGCCAAGATGGAAAGATGGCGCAAGACCTCCACTCTAGGTCGTTTGATTATCAAGCAATACCCTACTGGCGGTGCTTCAGCAAATAACTTCCGCGCGTTATTAAATGAACTGAAACTTAAAAAGAACTTCGTCCCAACAATCATCATTATCGACTACTTAGGTATCTGTGCTTCATGTCGTATTAAGCAGTACACTGAAAACAGTTATACCTTAGTTAAAGCAATTGCTGAAGAACTTCGTGGTTTAGCGGTTGAAACTGAGACAGCTGTATGGTCCGCAGCTCAGACCGGTCGTAGTGCTTGGGACTCGAGCGATGTTGACATGTCAGATGTTGCAGAATCAGCAGGCCTACCTGCTACAGCAGACTTTATGCTGGCCGTAATAGAAACGCCTGAACTAGCCGAGATGAAGCAGCAGTTAATCAAACAGATTAAATCTCGATATGGTGATAAAAACATCTACAACAAGTTCAATATGGGCGTTCGCAAAGGCAACCAACGGTGGGTAGAAATTGCCCAAGAAGGTGGACCGTCTCACACTAATACCCAGCGTGAAGCCCAAGGCACTCAGATGAAGCAAGCCGCTGATAATCAACAGAAAAAGGTTTCATCACGAGCTGACCTTGATAAGCTGGCAGAAGATTTAAAATTCTAGTTTACATCTGTGTAGGAGCATGATACTATGCTTCTACACAAACAAAGTGAGGAACTGACATGAACTACGAAAAATCTTATCCTGGGTATAAAGATGCTACTTTAGTAAAAGGTGGGCTTTATAATGTTAGTGAACAAGAAAAAGTTCCTAACAAGTACTTAGAAAAGTATAATGGAAGAGCTTTCATTAATTTAGGTCTTTCGGCTAATGGCTTTGTGTTAGATGGGTACGAGTGTGCTTACCATTATCTTACTCGCCCAGAAATTCGATATGGTTTTCCTGTTAAAGTAAAAGGGAAATCTAAAGCTATGTTTGTTCGGCAGCTGTATAAACACGAGAACTCTGAAGTTCGTGTCTGTGGATGGTGGGCAGACCAGGACGGAAATCTTGATCGGGACTCTCGTGCAGACGTACCTCTTTTAGATGTAGAGTAAGCTTAATTTTGAGGAAAATATAATGAAAAAAGCTATTCTTTCTTTAATTTTCGCTCTTTCTGCCTGTGGCGCACAGCCGGCCTTTGCCAAAGCTGACTACAGTTCTCCGCTGTGCGAGTTAGCCATATCTTCTGATATGTCTGTGCTACGAGGTGTAGTTATAAAAGAGTTAGAAAAAGCTGCTGATAAAAATCAATTAACCCAGATCAAAAACATCAACAACGTGGAGATAGTTGTAGCCGCAACTAATCTTTTCTGTGAAAACATTAGTGCTAAAGAAACTTTAGAGTGGATTGGATTATGAGAACTTATATTATGTACCACAAGGCTTGTATTTCTGGCCTCTACACTAAGCGTCCTATTATGTCTGACGCTCACTGGGAAGTAGTATTAGACCGTGGAAGCACAGATAAAGTTGTCTTTGGACACGTTCTGTCTGAGACATTTGTCTGTAAACCTACAAAGCGACAACTGAGAAAAATGCGCCGGGCTTTCCGAAAGGACTGGGAACAGATAATTCAACGGCAGGAATTTGAGAATTCTTGGGAAGGAATCCACTGCGACGTTATCGGGCTATAAATAAAACATTTAAGGAGAAGCTACATGACTTTACTTGAAAAGTACAAACAATCTTTATCCGAAATGGTCGCCGGCGATTCTGGCGGCTCTCCATCCAACATCGCTTCTGGTACAACAACTGGTGATGTTGTCAATAAGGGTCCTGAAACCCTTTCTCAGAAAAAGCGCAAAGATAAGCCTTCTGAAGAGTGATATAATAACTCCAAGAGGTAAATATGAACTTTGTTGACTATGAATTTGCAGAACGGGCCTTGTCTGTTCTGCCTCGTTACCGAAAACTCCCAGGAAGTACTTTTAAATTAAACTGCCGTTGTCCTATATGCGGGGACTCTCAGAAGAACCAGATGAAAGCTCGTTTTTGGTGCTTTGAAGTAGAGGGTGGACTACGTGTAGGATGTTTCAACTGTGACTACAAGGCTTGGTTCACCAAGTTCCTTAAAGAAACCGATGAAACGCTGTACCGTGAATTCTTGCTAGAACGTCGTAAAGAGAACATGTATAGGGAGAAAAAGGCCCCATCTATCTCTGAAAAGATTAAAGCAAAGATGCCTGTGATTGAGAAGTTGCCAAATTGTGAGCGTCTGGATAGATTACCAGCCGATCACCCTATTGTTAAGTATGTTAAGGCCCGCTGCATTCCTGAAGTAAACTGGAAACGTTTGTGGTTTACTATGGAATGGCCTGCTCTTGTTAACTCAGTTAATCCAGGAACATATAAAGATGAAAAGAGCGAACCGCGCTTGGTTATCCCAATCTTCAACGCCCGAGGAGACATCGAGTCATTTCAAGGACGTGCACTTCGAAAAGATGCTCCGCAGAAATACATCACAATCAAAGCACACGAACACGCAACTAAAATCTACGGGCTCGATACAGTGGATGAGTCAAGACTCGTATGGGTCATGGAAGGACCAATAGATTCATTGTTTGTACCTAATGCTATTGCTATTACAGGCGGGTCTATGGATTTGAACACGGTTCCTTTTAAAGAGAACCGTGCTTGGATTATGGATAATGAACCTCGGCATGAGGATACCATTAAACGTATGAAGAGGCTGGTAGAAGCTGGCGAACGCGTCGTGTTCTGGGACAATGCTCCTTGGGCATCAAAAGATATCAATGATATGATTAAGGACGAAGGGGCTACACCTGAAGAAATACTCAAATATCTGAATACAAATATTGCTTCTGGGCTAATGGCTAAAATGAGGTTAAGTCGTTATGCTAAAGTTTAATCTATAACTCCGGCAAAAAAGTTTATAATACTCAGCACGTGCTCCACAGTAACTTGTGGAAGTATCACTCCTTGGGTAGCTGCTATAGGGACCACCAAAAGGTTCCAAAGGAATACATCTAAGGCAAGGAAGCCTACCATCAATTCTCTGTCCCTTTTATCCGATAATTTCCAAATTTGATAAAATAATGTTCCCATGTTATCCTCCTGTTAAAGGTATTTATAGATGAATAGTACACAACACGCTCTTCTTAAGCTATCAGAAGAGTGCAATGAAGTAGCTCAGATTTGCTCTAAGATTATGCAGTTCGGCTTCGACTCTGAATATGCCGGTAAGACCAACAGAGAACGTCTAACTGAAGAACTCAATGATATTCTAGGGGCTGTTCTAAATTTGACCTTAGAAACTGATTTCAGGTTCGCAGAAGATGCGTATGCTACGAGGGCTAAGGTAGATAAAATGGCTCGGTACAGAGAAATCTCTAAAAACTTAGGGTTCGTCCAATAAACAGTTTACAGCGTTGTAAGAGCATGATATAGTGCTCTTACACACTAAAGGAGAAGACCCTCATGAAAATTATCTTAACTGCAGTTGCTTTAACCATTGCTTCTTTTTCGGCCCAAGCTGCTTCGTTTGATTGCTCTAAAGCTTCGTCTAAAGTAGAAAAGCTGATTTGTTCGGATGCGTTAGTTTCTGAGCTGGATTCGAGCCTTAACAAGGTTTATAGTGCAATCGAAGAAAAGCCCGTTGAAGACCAGCGGGCTTGGATTAAAAACGTCAGAAACAAGCAAACTAGCGTGGAAGGCCTAGCGTACGTGTATGCTTCTCGTATAGAAGAACTTGCCAATAATGAAAAGTACGCATACACTGTAGTGGATAAAGGGCCTAAAGAGCCAATGAAAGAAGTTAAAGAAACTAAGCCTAAGCCTAAATCCGTAGTAGACAACTTAAAAGAACATGTCGCCAAAGGCTACATCGAAGCCGATGGATACAGAGTTTCTTTAGAAGTTTTAGAAAAGTTTGGCGATGCTTATTTAGATCGTTGTAACGTAAAAATGGCTTACGATCAATTTAAACAGATCGAATCTGAAGTTTACCGCACAGCTCCTATGAAAGACGTTGCTTGGCTTGATGCAAACAAAGAAGCTGTTGTGATAGGTTTAGCAAACATGAATACAGTGTTTGTTGAAACCCCAGAAGATGAGGCTTCTTTCCGAGATGCATGTAAAGTTCTCTTTAAGAAAGAAGAAGCCCGCTTAGAAAAAGAAAAAGAAAACCGACGTTTGACTGAAGAATTCTTCGAAAACGCTAAAAAGAAGTGAGTATATAATTACTCTACTTACCACCTGAACTGAAAGGAATAAAATGGCACATTTTAATGAATGTTCTCAACTGATTGAAGGCGTTGATAAAGCCCAAGAAGCTTACTATGACTTGTGGGTTAATAAACAAGACGCTTTGCAGGTTATGCTTGACATGCAAAAATCTCTCCAGGTCCGTCTGGCTATTGATAAACCTGAGCATAATGCTCATCCTGATGCATTAGCACGTGCTGGTGATGTAGTTGATTGGCTTCGCAATCAGAAAGACTACATTGACGACGAGTTCCGTGAACTTCTGACTTCATTAGGTGGCATGTCTAACGGTGAGAAAGATGCCTCTGCAGTCTGGAAACCTTGGAAAGCCCAACACGCTGAACGCCGCAATACTTTGATTAGCGAACTGTCTCCTGAAGACCAGCTTGAAATTAAATTCGAAATGATCGATATTCTGCATTTCGTTCTGAACATGTTCCAGGGTCTTGGTATGACAGCCGAAGAGATCTTCAAACTGTACTATCTGAAAAATGCTGAAAACTTCGCCCGTCAAGACCGTGGTTACTAATGGCTGCAAGAATATCTAAACGCCGTTTAAAAATAAAAAGAAAACAAAAAGAAAGGGCCTTAGTAAAGGTCCTTCAAGAAGAAATTACTCGTGAAATCGACCGAGAAATCTTAAAAGCATTAGACCCTTTAAATGAGGTGTTCCGTATTGCGGTTGATGAAGCCAATGAAGAGCTCCTAAAAGAGTTAGTAAAAATGAGTTATAAATATTCCTGATATTAATCACAAAAGGGTATAATATGGCTTATGTAAATATTAAAACTTTTGATCATACCGTAGCCGGTGGCGAAGTTAAAGGCACTGAGGTATCGGTTGATTTTAAGGTATACTCTAACTCGCACCGCATTGCTGATGCTCGGTATCAAACTTTCCCGTCTGAAAAGCCTGCTTATTCTACAGTAATTGATGATGCAGCGGCTTGGGCTACTGCAAATGCGAAAATGTTTGAAGCCGTCCCGGCTGATAGCGGGGTATAATATTAAGGACTCCTTCTGGAGTCCTTTTTTGCTTTTAGTAGAGTAGGTAGAATACTTAAAACAACATGAGGAAATGAAGATGGTTAAAAGTACACCTTGGCGTAAACCTATTGGTGACTGCGGCGGTATTAATGAACTAATTGAGCGTCATTACACCTTGCTCCAAGATAAAGAGTCTTTTTGTTATTTTGATGTTATTACCCATGCTTACCGTGAAGTAGGTACATCTCTTGAAGCTTCTATTGAGGTCCAGTACTGGATGTTCTCTAAAGGCAAGCGTAAAATAACCCATATTTCGTTTGAGACCTTCCGTGTATGAATTGGATTAAACGATTCTTAGATTGGTCGCTGGCCAACGAGAAATCTCCCGGCCAAGATTTCTGGGATGCTTTAGAAAAGGATCGCAATAATAAAGCAAAGAAGAAACTTATCAAGTACAGTGAAAAGGAAGTTATTGAGCTAGCTAACAAATATCTGGTGATTCCATGATTAATTGGTTAAAGAATTTATTTGCACCACGGCCTGTTCCTGAAAAGCAGACATTCATTAAAGAGCGTGAATATGTTTATGTCGGTGATGGCATGATGGAAGAGGTTATTAAAGACCCTCGTACCCCATTACAAAAAGCTTTAGATGAAGTGACTATTGCTAATGCCTCTAGATTTAAGAAAATCCAAGAAGAGGCGGAACAGGCCAGAAAGCGTAACCGGAATAGTATGGTTCCTTTGTCCGGTTCTAGTTCTAGCTCTAATTATACTTCACACTACGTTGATTCTACCCCAATAATTGCTGCTACAGCGGCAGCAGTTTATGCAGGAAGTTCATATGACTCTGGTAGCAGTTACTCCAGTTGTGACTCAGGCTCAGTTAGTTGCGACTAAGCCTAATTATCAACACGCGATCTACAAAAGCCCACTTAAGAAAACCAACTTTGACGCCTGGTATAGAGGTATCAGAGCAATGATTTTTCTGCTTAAGACAGGACCAGCTATAATGGCTGCGAATGATAAGTGGTTTGAAGAAAACAAAATGACTGAAGGAGCCTATTGTGGCAGACGCAAAAATCTATAAAGTCGGTATTAGCTTAGCTGATAAAAACGGGCGTATCGAAGATACAATTCGAACCTTTGATGTGGCATTATACAATATGTATGCTGACGACGTCCGGGTCTTAATTGACAAATTCCTAGATACAAGCTGGGTGCCTAGTATTGAATATGGGCAAGTTCGTATCATGCACATGTATGATGTGAATTATCGTAAAGGTAGCCCATGGGGTGTTCACGATGCTCTTATTAAGAACGGCTACAAACATATCAGCTGCTTTGAAACTCCTTTCGATTACGATAGCAGTGGTACTATTGAGAAAGGAAATAAGATTATTCTTAATACAGCACCTGATGATATCCGGTATTTTGCTAAGATGATCTGGAACTATATGAATGCTGATGCCGCAGACTGGGTACCATCTACTAACTTTAAACGCGCTGTAGAAGATTATGAAAAAGCTGCAGCTATCCGTCAACACCAAAAGTTAGAGTGGTTTATGTAATGGATCTGTTTGAAATGTTCGAGGCCGCCGCTCAAGAGCCTGTATCGCCGCCTGAGGACTTGATTAACGAACTTGATATGATCATACAGAAACACGGAATAAATCTCCCTCCCGCCGCCTTGTTAGAGCTGGCTTCATATTATCGTGACCCTCCACCATGGGCACCTTGGAAATAAATCCAACGGTGTTTACATCCTCTTTTTAACGTGTTAGTATCTCTTTACATCAAACAGGAGATACTAACATGCTTATCCAAATCAGTTCAGAAGAAAAAGTTCGTCAAAGTATCCAGTCTAAAGTGGAAGAAAAATTCACAGATATGGAGCAAAGTACTCTGTGGCTTTGTTTGAATGATAAGAACGAAGAACTTATCCATTCCAGACTGAACCCAATAGTACGTAAGCACATGTCTACTACGGTACCATCAGAATTGTATCGTGGGGTGACACTGATTGAAGCGCAAAAACTTTATAATCTAGCTGAAGGTGATACATTTACTTTAGGACGTGTTACAAGCTTCAGCTCTGATTTCTCCACTGCCAAGCAGTTTGCTTCTAAATGGCATTATGATTCAAATCTGATTCTGAGCATACAGAACTGCCCGTGGGCATACAATTATCAAGAAGATATCACTAATATTCTTCTTGGTGCTCCTGATGAAGAGTACATGGGTTTAGTGTCATCTGAAGATCAACGCGAGGATAAGTTAGATATGGTTCAAGGTGAGTGTGAATTTATGCTTCCTTCGGAAGCAGCGTACCGCATATTACGTATTGAAGATAAATCTAATCCAGATACAAACACGACGGATTATACTATTCTTCATCTGGAACTTATCAGCTGGTAATAGCCTGAAGCCAAAGATCTATGAAACCATTATACCGTTAAAAATTCTAAAGCAAATAGGGGTTCAAAATGCACAAGTTCTTAATCATGCTGTGGTACACTATAGATGGCGAACACTACCATTCCAGCTTCGAAAAAACTATCTTCGGGCCTGACGTCCACTGGGTAGCCCAGCAGTACGCGGAAGTCAACGATAACTGCCTTTGCAAAATCTTCTTAGGCGACCGCAAAATCGCTGAGCACGGAAGCCATAAACAATAGTTTACAGTGGTGTAGGAGCGTGTTACTATACTTCTACACCAACATTGAGGATAAAATCATGCAAGCATCTAACCAAGTTATCATAGCGCGTCGTCTGGCTAAAACTTTTGAATCGGCTAAGTCCAGAGGCAAAGAATTCAACCTTACCTTTGAATACCTGGCTAATGTATTGGCCCAGACTCACTGTGCTTATTCGGGTGAAGAGTTCTCAGGCACAGGTCTTGATTCACTAACTCTTGAAAGATGGGATAACGACAAAGGCTACGTCATTGGCAATGTTATTCCGGTTAAAGAGAAATATAACTCTGCTAGAGGCAATTATTCTATAGAGAAAATGGAAGCTCTTGCTAAAGAAAAATCGGCTCGCATAGTCCGTGGTTCTGATAATAAACCTGTAACATTGGCTGAAGAAACTCAGGCTAAAATTAAGCTCATCGAGAAAAATATCGAAGGCATAAAAAGCCGCCGCGAAGGTCGTATTGCAGCTCTGAATTCTATTCTCTCTGAAGAATATCTTGACGAAGCCCGTAAGGTAATGATAGCTTCTCTCAAAGCCAGAATTGAAGGCGCTAAGGCTGAGATTGGCCGGCAAGAAGCTACCCTATTCGCTCTTCGTGACGGCCGTAGCGTTAAGAACGCTACTAAGCTCTCTAAAGCAGAGGAACAGGTTCGTAATTATGGTATAATTGTTGAAGCTCTTAAACGTTTAGAAAAACGTAACTGGTTGGATACTAAGAAGTTGGAAAAAGGATTGCCATTGAATTGTTCACTGCTTCAATTAATTAAAGGTAAAATGTAATGATGCACTATGGATACGTTATTGCATATAAAGATAAGCCCGGTTTTGTGCTTCCTTACGAATACGGCGGGTGCTGCAAAGTCTTCTCTGATGAAGCCAAAGCTAAAAATGAATATGAGGCTTTAAAAGCTTACCTGGAACATAAATTTGTTACCAGAGTTAAGTCTGTGGAGCGTCGAGTCGTCCCCCGTAAGTGGTGGTTCCCTAAAGTGCTTATTGTGACAACGCACTATAGTGATGACGAACTTAAATCTCTCCGCCAAATCATCAACACACTACACGTTAAAAAGGTAAGATTAGCTTGATTACGTTCGATATGCTGAACAAAGGTCAGAAGAAAGCCTTTGACTATATTATCAGTCGTATTAAAGCCGGTAAAGGAAACCATATCACTTTAAATGGCCCGGCTGGAACTGGTAAAACCACGATGACTAAATTCATCGTTGATTACTTGATTTCTCAAGGAGTATCTGGTGTCGTTTTAGCTGCTCCTACGCATGCCGCTAAAAAAGTATTAAGCAAACTGTCTGGTATTGAAGCTCGGACAATCCACAGCTTGTTGAAAATTAACCCGACGACATATGAAGACTCTGTAACATTTGAGCAAAAAGGCGATGTAGACGTATCTGAACTACGGGTGGTTGTTTGCGACGAAGCCTCTATGTACGACCGAAAACTGTTCCAGATTCTGATGGCCACCATTCCACGGTATTGTCTTGTCATTGCTATAGGCGATAAAGCTCAGATTCGTCCTGTAGAACCTGGCTCTACTGTACCAGCCCTGTCGCCGTTCTTCAGTCATAAGGATTTTGACCAGCTTGAACTTGATGAAGTGATGCGTAGTAATGCTCCTATCATTAAAGTAGCTACAGATATCCGTAATGGTAAATGGATCTACGACCACCAACGTGACGGTCATGGTGTTCATGGGTTCACATCAACAACAGCTCTTAAAGATTTCATGATGAAGTATTTTGAAATCGTTAAAGACCCTGAAGATATGTTCGAAAACAAGATGTTTGCTTTCACGAACAAATCTGTTGATAAATTGAACTCTATTATTAGGCGACGAATTCTTGAGACAGAAGATGCTTTTATCACAGGTGAAGTTATAGTAATGCAAGAGCCTTTGATCAAAGAGCTTGAATTCGAAGGTAAGAGGTTTAACGACCTTAAATTTAATAACGGGCAATATGTTCGTATTGTAAGTGCTGAATACGTTTCATCTTTTGTTTCTTGTAAAGGTGTCTCTGGCGAGTATATGCTTCGGCACTGGCGATTAACGGTAGAAACTTACGACAAAGATGAAGATTATCATCTAGAAACTATCAACGTTATCTCTGATGAACAAGAACAAAATAAGTTCCAGTTCTTCTTGGCTAAGGCCGCTGACACATATCGCAACTGGCAGAAAGGTGGTAAAGCTCCATGGAAATCTTTCTGGGCCGCTAAACGCATGTTTCATAAAGTAAAACCTCTGCCGGCTTCAACATTCCATAAAGCCCAAGGGTTATCGGTTGATACGAGTTTCTTGTATACACCTTGTATTCATGTAGCTGATGCTGAATTAGCTCAACAATTATTGTACGTCGGCACTACCCGCGGACGCCACGATGTTTATTATGTATAGGTGAACTATGTTACGCATTAACGAATATACAGCTAACAAATTAATTGAATCTTATGACACTCGCCATGAAACCATGATGCCTCACCAAGCTGAAGCAATGTATAAGGTTCGTTGCATTTGTGAAAATGCTATTAGTGTTGCATCTTATCTAGGAGCAACTCCAGACATCATTATTCCGAGCAGTTTAGTTGAAGTTATGTCAACAATTGCTTATGAAGGTAAACTATGATTGATATTATTATCGACTACGAAACATTTGCTACAACTTCTAACTCTGCGGCAATTGACCTGAGTTTAATTGCCTATAACTCAGACCCTGAAGTGGTTCAATCTTTAGATGAACTTATCTCTAAAGGCCTGCGGGTTAAATTCGACTTAGCTTCACAGAAAGGTGCCAGATTATTTTCTAAGTCGACATTAGCTTGGTGGAAGGACCAATCTCCAGAAGCCCGTAAGAACTTAGTCCCATCTGACGAAGATAAAACAGTTATCGAAGGCATTAAGATTGTCCTGGATTGGATTCGTGAACAAGGGGTTGATCCATGGAACAGCCAGATGTGGTGTCGTGGAATGAGCTTCGATATTCCTATTTTCACAGATATGATTCGTGAATTGTATCGTTCTGAAGGCATTCCTGAAAATGAAATCGATACCTTTAAGCTTGAGCCTGTCAAGTTCTGGAATCAGCGTGATATCCGTACTGCTATTGAAGCATACAGTATGGTACGCGGTATGACCACAACTCCTCTGCCTAATGGTACTCTAAAAGGCTTCGTAGCTCATGATAGTCTTCATGATTGTGCTAAAGATATTTTGATGTTAAAATATGCACAACGTTATGCTCTTGGTCTGGATGAATGTCCGTCTGAAGCTGAAGCCGATCCACTCTCATTGAGTAAAACACGATGAACGATTTTGAGTATGATGAAAACTTTGAAGAATGGTTTAACTCGACCATTCTTCCTGAAATCTCCCCAAGTATGGTTTTAGTTGTTAAAGCAACTATGGCGAAAGGTTGGGAAGCTGGTTATAATTTTGGTGTTGACACTGGTATTGAACTTTCTAACTGTATTCGCTAAGGAAATAAAATGATCCCTATTGACTCTCTGGTCTATGTATCCACTCAGTCCCGTTCCCGTATCGCCGGTAAATCCGGTGTTGTAGATGCCGTTCGTTTTGGTTGGCTTGGCGAAATTAAAGAATACGTTATTTCTTCTAACGGGGTCGTTGGCTATGTATCGCCTGAATATGTATCAGTGATTGGGACTGTGGCTCTCGATGATGATGACTACGATATCCGTGACGATCTTCTTTGTAAAGCAGTTCAAATCGAAACCCCATTCATCCGCGTATGCGGTTGGGTTACAGACCAGTGGGTTGAAGATGGCGTTGAACTGCTGAACGTAGTTCACGACGGTGATTACTCCGTGGTTCCGCGTTCCGCTGTGAAAAATATTATCACCAAGTAGTTTACATCCAGGTAGGAGCATGATACTATGTTCCTACCAACCAAATGAGAGGAAAACAAAATGAAAGTTGTAGCTACCGCAAATTCAAATCGTGATGAATTCGAAGATGTTCTGTTTAACCCGGACTTAGTAGTTGTGCAGAAAGATATCACTGAATTTTTATGCTGTACACAAATCGTGTATGTCTATAACAAATTAGGCGATACTCTTCCGGCTTATGCTATATTCCGTGAAATCTCTGAAAACGGTACAGATTACTGGAAAGAAACTTACGAGGCCTAAAATGCAAAACAAATATTTTCGCTTCATCAGCGATGACGCCCGTGCACAGTTTGAAGCCAACTATTCTTCGAACATTGATATTGCTAATGCTATCCAGAATAGCATTTTTAAAGTTATTCAGGTTGCCATTGACAATGTCGTAGGTATCCAGTTTAAAAGCGGCGCTACTCTTACATATAGTAAAGATTGTCTTTACATAACCTGTAGCGAGATGGAAGAATTTTTTGTTGAAGTCTCCGGCTTTGACGGCGATTCAGGCATTTGGGAAGAAGGTGAAACCTATATCTGCATCAATTTAAAAGGTTTGGTTCAACGTAGTAAATTGAACATTCGTTTTGCTGAACTGGTTCATTTAAATCGGTTTACAGTTTTAGCTGTTGACCATAGCCTTGGCAGCCCTCGGGTTAAAACCGTTCAAGTCGGTAACCAGAAAATCAATCTGGCGTTAGTTCAAGCCGAACGTTCGTTCTTTAGTCGTTGGACAGATTTCAAAAACAATATCAACGGTGATATGGTTGTTCAAGAATATCTCGATGAACTTGACGAACTCGGCGAACTTGATGAAACCCAAGATGCTGAGAACGACGTCGGTACTGTTGATCCGGCTCCACTAGTCCTTGAAGGACCGGCAAAGATTGAACTAATCGTGTCAGATGAAAAATCTCGTCTGGCAGCAATTAAATTTTTAGAAGGAACTCGTTTTGCCAACGTATAACTATAAATGTGAAGCTTGTGACGAAGAGCGCGAGTATATTCGTAAAATCTCTGAACGGGATGAGCCGGTAGAGTGCCCGTTCCTGAATTGCGAAGGTGAAATGTACCGTACTGTGTCTGCTCCTGCAGTTCATTATGATGGTTTTAAATCAGGTGATTATTAATGAGAATGCGTGCACGTCGTATCCATATGGTATCCGGTGAAATGCGTGAATTTAAACTTAATGATGGCCGCACTGTGATTGTGAGAAAACGATGAATACTTCAGAATCATTTGGCCTGCATCCGTATTATAAGCATTTGACACATATCTTTACCCTTAAAGGTCCTGGCCGAATACGGATGATTTATCGTCCGACTAAATTGACAGCTAAACAAAAGCGAAAAGCTAAGAAAGAATTCAGGTCCTTTCTTAAGTCTGGTCTACATGCTGCAAAATGGGCAGAAAAATCTAAATAAGGGCTTCGGCCCTTTTGCTTTTTAGAATATGGGATAGTATAGCTTCCACTACATGAGGAAATGAAATGATTAAGAACGAGATTAAAGTACTTTCGGACGTTGAACACATCAAAAAACGTAGTGGGATGTATATTGGTAGTTCAGCGCATGAAGCACACGAACGCTTTCTGTTTGGCAAATACACCTCTCTGCAATATGTTCCGGGCGTTGTTAAACTTATTGATGAAATCATTGACAACTCAGTCGATGAAGCTATTCGTACGAATTTTAAGTTTGCCAACAAAATTGACGTTGAAATTCGTGGAAATAAAGTTATCGTAGAAGATAATGGTCGTGGTATTCCACAAGACACTGTCGAAACTCAGACAGGTGAAATGATTCCAGGTCCTGTGGCTGCATGGACTATTCCAAAAGCTGGCGGTAACTTCGGCGACGACGCTGAGCGTAAGACGGGCGGCATGAACGGCGTCGGTGCTAGTTTAACCAACATCTTCTCTATTTTGTTTGCAGGCGCCACCTGTGATGGCAAGAACGAGTTAATCCTTACTTGTTCTAATGGTATGGACAGCAAAGACTGGCGAACAGTTCCTGCTTCTAAGAAAGAACATGTTAAGGCTAAAACCGGAACTATAGTTTCGTTTATCCCAGACTTCGATAACTTTGAAGTAAGTAATCTGACTGATGTTTATAGTGAAATCACTTTAGACCGTCTTCAAACTCTGGCTGTAATTTATCCAGATATTAAATTTACGTTTAACGGTAAAAAGGTCGATGGCAACTTTAAAAAGTTTGCCAAGCAGTTCGGTGATAACGTAGTTATCCAAGAAACGGATAATGTTTCTATGGCGTTTACTAATTCAGACGATGGGTTCCGCCATCTGACCTATGTGAACAATATCCACACTAAAAACGGTGGGCATCACGTCGAGTGTGTATTTGATGACATCTGCGAATATCTTCTGCCTGGTATTAAGCGTAAGTATAAAGGTATTGAAGTAACTAAGGCACGTGTTAAAGAATGTATGACTATGGTTATGTTTATTCGTGACATGTCCAACATGCGTTTCGATTCTCAGACTAAAGAACGTTTGACATCTCCTTTCGGTGAGATTCGCAGCCATATTAAAATTGATGCTAAAAAGATCGCACAAAGCATCTTGAAAGACGAAGGCCTTATTATGCCTATCGTCGAAGCTGCTTTAGCTCGTAAATTAGCTGCCGAAAAGGCTGCTGAAACTAAAGCTAATAAAAAAGCTGCCAAAGCTAAGGTAGAAAAGCACATTAAAGCTAACATGTACGGTAAAGATGCCGACACAACCCTGTTCTTAACAGAAGGTGACTCTGCAATTGGTTATTTGATTGAAGTTCGCAATCGAGAACTTCATGGCGGATATCCTTTACGTGGTAAGTTTATGAATACATGGGGTATGTCTGCTGTAGATATCCTAAAGAACAAAGAAGCCTTTGATATCTGTGCAATCACCGGATTAACTATCGGTGAATCTGCTGAAGGTATGAACTACAGAAATATCGCTATCATGACTGATGCTGACGTTGACGGTACTGGTTCAATCTATCCTTCACTGCTGGCTTTCTTTACCCAGTGGCCGGAACTATTTGAGCAAGGTCGAATTCGTTTTGTAAAAACTCCTGTTATTATCGCCCAAGTCGGTAAAAAACAAGAATGGTTCTATGATCTGCCTTCTTACGATAAGGCTAAAGGATCTCTTGGTAAGCATAGTATTCGATATATTAAAGGGCTTGGTTCTTTGACTCGCGACGAGTATGAACGAGTTATCCAAGAACCTGTTTATGATGTAGTTAAACTGCCTGAAAATTGGAAAGATCTTTTTGAAATGCTGATGGGTAAAGATGCATCTAAGCGTAAAGCTTGGATGGCCGCTTAATTAAAGGGCTTCGGCCCTTTGGAGGTTATATGAATCTGGTAATGCAAAATAATGCGATAGTTAATTTAGATAACATAGCCAGAATGGTAATGGAATCTGCAATTAGGCGTGTTGAATTTATAGACTCAGACGCCGCCAGGAAGAAAAAGTACCTGTTGGCTGTAAGAAACATAGCCGATAAGATTAAAATGAACCAGGAGTTAACCAGCGTTGAACGTGACTCAACTTTAAAGCTCATTTACTTGCACCGCGAAGAAAAGAGTACAATGGGTGAAATGAGACGAATCTTGGCTGAGCTTGGTTCTACCCGTGAATATGTTCAACATAAGGTGGTCCAGAATGCGAAGCTATAGAGTTAACTTGAACTTGTTAGATAATGCTATATTCAAAGAGTATAGAATGATTCAACGGTTCTTTGATATCGACGAAGCTGAGTTGTTTAAAGAACGCTTCACAGATATTCGTATTAAAATAACCCACGACTGTGCATCGGCCGAAGAGCTCTTAGAGTGCGCCGAATTGATTAAATTACATAATGATTAAGGTAAAAAATGAAACTCGTAACTGATGACGAAATTGTAATGGGCTCCGGCGGTAAATCAACCGACTTCACTATTAAAGCCTCAGCCAAAGCGTTCCGTGTTCTGTCTTCTAACCTGTACAAAAACAAAATTCGTGCAATTGTTCGTGAACTCTCTACTAACTGTATCGATGCTCACTTCCTGAATGGTTGTACTCGTCCATTCGAAATTAAGGTTCCTTCTCGTCTTGACCCACGATTTGTTATTCGTGACTTTGGCCCTGGTCTTGATGAAGATGGCATGATTAACCTGTACACTACTTTCTTCGAATCCACTAAGAACAACAGCAACGACTTTATCGGTGCTCTGGGTCTTGGCTCTAAATCTCCATTAAGCTATACTAACACCTTTACAGTAGTATCTAACCATGGCGGCCGCTCTCGTGGTTATACAGTAATGATGGACGGTGGGCTGCCTAAAATTCGTCCTACCTTTGATGAAGAAATGGCTGAAGGCGAAACGACTGGTTTGGAAATCACTGTTCCGGTTAAAACAGATGATATCAGCTCATGGCAGCATGAAATCAAGTACGTTCTTCGTCCTATGGGTGCTGGCTCTGTAGTTCTGAAAGGAACTCAGATGGAAGTTGATTTCTTCCCAGACCAAGATGTGCACACAACAGATCAGTACAATGGCTATGAAAATAATGGAATCTATGCAATCTATGGTAAGATTGTATATCCCTTGAACGACGTCCCCGGTGTTAAAGATTCGTGGCTTCGTGCTCGGTATTCACGAGTGTATATTAAATTCCCTCTCGGTGAACTAGATATTACTCCGTCTCGTGAAGAGTTATCTCTTGATCCAGACACCGTGGCAAATATCCAGGCCCGGGTCTCTAAGATTAACCAAGAGTATCTTGAACGAGATATTCAAGAACTAGATGAAATCACTAACGAGCGTGAGCTGGTTCGTAAATACAACGAGTTCGGACGAGCCGAGCGTAACATCATTGCTAACTCAGGTGTTAAAACTAAGTTAGGTTCTATTGCAACTATTCTGGCCAAGTATGATGTTTCCAAGCTTCGTGATATGGCGATGAACTCTGGTGCAGTAGCATACGATGGCGATGACGTTAAATTGTATCGTTTCAAAAACAGCTATGGTGGACGTTCTAAGATTTATGTAGATTCGATCTTAGGTGTGGACAAAAAGAAATTGACTATTCTTATTGATGACAAGACTTCTAAGCGTGTAGCAACTATCCGGGCTCTTAAACACGCCGGTAAGATTGCACGTTATGATTTTGTTCTAGTTATCAACCCAGAATCAGAACTGCAACAGGCCTTCCTGAAAAAAGCTATTGAATTAATGGCTGAAGACGAAGTTGTCACGTATAAAGTATCTGAATGTGAAGAACTGCGTGCTAAACTGCCTAAAGTAGAAAGCGATGAGCCTGCAGAGAAACGCCCAGCTTCACCTAACGGTGCCCGATATACGTACTCTGAGAAAAATGGTTGGGCTATTGAAAATCTCAAATTAACTTCTAGCGAACTCTCTGAACTTGAAGGTTTTGTGTTGCTTCGCAGCCGCGATGATTTCATGACTTTTCCGGCCAAATCACCTATTAGCTGCTTTAGTGATACAGATGCTCGTATCTTGGCTCAAGAATGCGGTATCACAGAGTTCTTGGTTATGCGTCCATCAGGCTGCCGTAAAGCATTATTTGAAAATGAAAATCTTGTTGATATGATGGCTTATATCATCGAGCGATACATTGATGCCATTGATGAGGTAGATTATGATTGCTATCTCCCAAGAAATTTCCGTAGCAACCGTGTGATTAACCACATTATTAATAAGAAGAAACTTGGGTTCCTTCTGACTTACTTTGTAGAAGGTAATGCTAACTCCGATTCACTGAATCGTCTGGTTAATATGAATCAGCGATTGAGCAACGTTACGGTGAAAGATAATACTGATTTAGCTTTATGTAACCAGATTTATAATAAACTGGAAGAAACATCTACGACCGCTTTCACTGTTAAAATGAAAGAGTTCAATGAAAAATACCCGGTTATTGATACTGTTCTGAACGAATGGCATCTAGAACAGGCCCAAATTGACGATATCGTTAAAATCATGGCTGCTCTCGAAGCAGCCGAACAATCCAAATAATAGAGGTGAATAATGGCTGTATTATGTCTGTCCGAGAATGAAAAAGATGCAATCGTAAAAGGTTTTAACGGCGGCCTTTACAATAAAAAAGAACTGGCCGAAATTTATGGTGTTTCGACTGATACCATTCGCCGCGTCTTTAAAGAACGTACTATTTCTCCAAATGAACCAGCTAAAGTAAAAGCTCCGGCTCCTCGTGAATTCCAGTGGGCTGCTTCAAGCAAGTTCATTTCTATCACTGAAGGACGTACCACTTATAACGCAGACCCAAGTCATCCAGGGTTTAAATCGGCCCTGATGAAACTGGCTGAAGGCAAAATTGAAGAAGCCATCGACCATATCAACATCGAACGCGGTATTGCTAAATTTGTTAAAGGCAACGTCCGTATCGAAGATGGTGCTCTGTATTATAAGGACATTGAACTGAAATCTGGTCTGACTGAACGTATTATTTCAGCGATGGAAAATGGTGAAGACTTCGAACGTTATCTGCCGTTCCTGGAAAACCTGATGCTGAACCCGAGCCGTAAAGCTGTTTATCGTCTGTTTGACTTCCTGAATGCAAACGACATCGAAATTACTGACGATGGTCACTTTATCGGTTGGAAGGTGGTTCGTTCTAACTACTTTGACTGTGCATCTGGTAAGTTTGATAACAGTCCTGGTAAAGAAGTTACCATGCCTCGTAACCAGGTTGATGAAGACGACGAACGCACCTGCTCTACTGGTCTGCACGTTTGCTCTAAATCTTATATCCGACACTTCGGTAGTGGTTCAGACCGTATCGTTTCGGTTAAAGTACATCCTCGTGATGTAGTAAGTATTCCTGTTGATTACAATGATGCTAAAATGCGTACCTGTGGCTATAAAGTCCTTGAAGACGTAACTGCTCGCTGGAACAACGAACTGCGTGGTTAATTAAATGGGGACTTCGGTCCCCTTTCTTATAAGGTGACTTATGACTGGCTTCCAATCTCGTGTTATTGATGAATTATCTGAACTGAATCTGAAAATTAATGCTCTGACTGCATTCACCATCGGCAGTGTATTCAAATCGCTTGATCCTGTAGACCAAAGTTTGCTTCTTAGACAGCTTGATACAATGTCTGCGTACCGACACATTCTGGAAAAACGTATTCAGAGGTTTTAATGATTAATCCATTCAATGCCGGCGATCGTAAAATCACGGTCTCAAATCTTCGCGGAAATCATAAGGCAGCTACAGTCTATTGTCTGAAATTGGTCAAGCATCCAGGTGACGTTCATTACGGCTGGCTTGAATGTGATGAGGTTGTTGAAGGTGAGTTTCCTTTAGTCGGTTCTAGTACCCTAGAATTTGACGATAGGATTTATTATGGTGAATTACACATCAGAGGTTTATATGGTATCGATGAGCTTGACTTGGAAACAACTACTGAATCTGAAGCCGGTTAATTTAACGGTTGAAAATCTTAGTAGAGAAAACAAAATTAAGGCCTTGAAAGAATCAGAACACTCGATGTCCTTAGATAACTCTCAAGAACAACGCTCTGCTTTAAAGCGATGTGTAATAGCAACATTAGGCGAGCAACTGATTGCCCAGTGTACTAATGGCCGAGTAATGGATACAGAGTTTAACAAAGCCAATCCATTCAGTTACTCCTTCGATGTTATCTCTGAAGAAGGTGTGCGCATCGAGGTCAAGACCCACCAGTCTGATTCTCGATGGATTTCGGTCCACACTAAAGGAAGACATCCCTACCCTTATGGGTCAGGGATTGACCTAGATGGGTTCCTGACGTATCGATTATCTGACTTAATAATCATATTAGATGTAGAAGAAGTGGGCCCAGGCGTCTACAGGTTTATCCCTCGTATGATGGGCGATCAAACTGCCTTTCTGCCTGGATCTGGTTTAGTTCAAGAAAGCAAGTATGAAAACGGTGGTTGGTACTTACGCTCTTGCTCTGAAGAAGAATACCAGTTTAAAAGGTTTACATACTGATTAGACTGTGGTATAGTACTCCTACACTATCAACGAGGAGTACTACAATGAAGCGGTTTGGGTTGTTTAATCTTGTAAGAAACGAGTGGCTAACTACTTGGCATACTGGAACATTTGAAGGTCAGGTAGACCACTATCTTGACTATGACGATGACCAAGTGTTTATGACGCGATCTGAGCACGATGCTATGCGAGCTCTTTCAGGACGTTCTGGATATCTCACTAGCCCTAAAACAAATGAAGAGATTAAACGCGGTGAAATCATTGTGAAAGAAATTCACCTCTAAGTGTTTACAACGTCTGTAGGTCATGATACTATGTTCCTACAGACAAAATGGAGGAAATCATGCTTAAGAACATTTTCAACTTTATCGTTTTAGCTATCGTACTGATGATAATGCCTGTAGTGTTCTTTATTGATGTGATTATCATAAATTTAAGACACTTGTTCTGAGGAAATTATTATGAACGCAGTATTAGGCTGGATTAACGCAGCGGCTTTTATTGTTGGGTGTAATGTGCCATATTGGCTCGGTTGGTCTGATACTATGTTATGGTTCTTTAAGCCATAACATCTGGGAGCCTAGCTCCCATAGAGGATAAAACTTAAACTTATTGAGGAAATTGTTATGACTATTGATACCCGCAACTACATGACCCGTGGCGATCTGACTAAAGCTGGCGCTGTAACTGTGGCCCACGTTAAAAACGGCCATACTGTCGGCTTCGTTATGCCTGAAGTTCTGGCTCAACCAGGTTTCTACTTTATGGTTAAAGGCGCCGGTGAAAATCGTACAGTAGGAGCACGGTTCTTTGTAGGCAACCAACGTTCTGCACAAGGTTTTAATGCTACGTTGTCCCATATTCGTCAAGGTCGTAGCCAGCTGGCTCGTACTATGGCTAGCAATAATATTGTTTATGAAGTTTTGTATCTCCCACAATCTAAAATGAAACCTTTGACTACTGGCTTCAAGAAAGGTCAACTGGCCCTGGCATTCACTCGTCAGCACAGTTCTGAAATGCAGACTTTGTCTGAGTTGAATCGTATTCTGAATGACAACTTCAAATTCATTCTTCAGAGCTACTAATGAGTAGTTTTATGAAAATGTTCTTTGCTATGGGCTACTTGGTAGTCCTAGCATTGATGATTTGCGCTGGGACCTATGTTGCCTTAGGTCTTCCCGTTACAAGCAAACTTATATCGCTGATGTTGTTCTCTGTAGGCTTTATTTGTTTCGAAAGAATTTCTAAAATGTGTGGGGTATACAAGTGAATCGGATATACGCTTTCTTCTGGATGATTATTTGTATCGTTCTGTGTACTATGTTCTTTGCTGGTGCCTGGGTTCCTACATCGGCTCAAGTTGGGTTCATGGTCTGTTGGTTTGTTTTAGCTGCGGTAATTGACTTTTTAAAGGCCTGCACCGCCAATGATTAAGAAAATTTTCTTAGCCATCCTTGTGATGGCTATTCTTGCTTTAGCGATGTACTATGGTATGATATATGGAGTAGTTTATATTGTGCTTTTCATTTCTGATGTTATAGTGCATCTCGGTTCATTTATTTGGTAGGTACTATGTCTGATATTTTTGATATGATGACAAAACAAGCTAGTGATACTTTTAATGTTCGTAGCTTAGAAAGTATAATTAATAACGAAGCTCTTGCGTATGCCATGTATACTGTAGAGAGTCGTGCAATTCCAAATATGATTGATGGCTTTAAACCAGTTCAACGTTTTGTTATTGCCCGTACTTTGATGCTTGGCAAGAGTGATAAAAATAAATTCCATAAGCTGGCATCTATTGCAGGTGGTGTAGCTGACCTTGGATACCACCACGGTGAAGGTTCAGCACAAGAAACTGGCGCACTGATGGCTAACGACTGGAATAACAATGTCCCGTTCTTAGATGGCCAAGGTAACTTTGGTTCTCGTCTGGTTCAAGAAGCTGGCGCATCTCGTTATATCTTTGCACGTATTTCAGAAAATTTCTACAAACTGTACAAGGATACAGAATATGCCCCAGCCCATAAAGACGATGAGCATGTCCCGGTTGCTTATTATCTGCCTATTATTCCTACTGTTCTTCTTAATGGTATTTCCGGTATTGCGACTGGTTATGCTACTGATATTCTGCCTCATAGCATTTCTTCTGTTAAGAAAAGTGTTATCCAAGCTCTCGAAGGTAAGAAGATTTCTGAGCCGAAGGTAAGCTTTCCGCAGTTTAAAGGAAAGATAATTCCTGTGGATGGTGCATTTGAACTTCACGGAATATACGAAATGAAATCCCGTAATGTAATGTACATCTCCGAGATTCCATATAAGTATGATCGTGCATCTTATGTTAAAATCCTTGATGCTTTAGAAGATAAAGGGTTCATTACATATGATGATGACTGTGGCAAGCACGGTTTTGGGTTTAAAGTTAAATTCCGTAAGGAATATGTCTTAGGTGAAACCGAAGAAGAACGTCATGAAAAAATCATGAAGGACTTCAAATTAATCGAACGTCGTTCTCAGAACATCACAGTTATCAATCATGCCGGTAAGTTGAAGGAATATAAATGCGCTGCCGATTTGATTCGTGACTTTGTAGAAGTTCGTAAGGTTTTCGTTCAGAAACGTATCGACCTTAAAATCTGCGAAACCGAAGAGGCTTTCAAACTGGCCTTAGCTAAAGCAAAGTTCATTAAGAAGGTTATTGACGGTGATATCACTATTGCCGGTAAGACCAGAGCCAAACTGGTCGAAGAAGTTAAAGAATTCGACGAACTAGCAGATTATGCTGAAAAACTTGTAAGCATGAACATTTATCATATTACTAGTGATGAAGCCAAGAAGCTGGCCGAAGAAGCCCGTACTAAGCGTGATGAACATGAATATTGGAAACAGACCGATGTTCAAACTGAATATCTTAAAGACCTCGAGGAAATCAAATGAAATTTAGCTTAGCTTTTATTATCGGTTTAGTAGCTTTTCTAATTAACCTGTCAGGCGGCATGGTCTGGTCTACTGCTGCTTTATGGGGAATTGCATTCTGGATCGGCAGTGCAGTTGTTATCTGGATTCTGGTTATCATTCTGGTAGCTATCGGTGCTGTTTTAGCCACCAGATGATTACACTACATGGGCTGTTCGTAGGAATGGTCTTTTCTTTGGTGGTAATCACTTTGATTATCGATTATACCTTCTAAGTGGTCGCCTGGGCGTTCTGTTCAGGCACCCTTTATGTTTCATCATCCTTCCTTTAAAAGTCTCCCTAGGCAATTCCTGCCAACCTAAAAATTTTAAATCAACAAGTTTACTTTGCTTTCAAAACAGGTTATAGTGCTCCTACACCAACAAAACGTTGAATCGGAGAAATAAAATGAACCTTATCGAACGTGTAGCTTCTAAAGCCTTTTATCGTAACGGCATTTTCTATCATTCTCTTGAATCAGCTCAAGGATTCTTTGAAGCTAAGTGTAAGCAGCATGGTCTTGAAGATTGGCACTTCATGGTTGTATCTTCTACAAAGAAAACTAACATCGGGTACTGCTCTTATTACAAGCGCCGTATAGCTATCCAAGCTCGTTATTTCTACGCAATGTCAGGAGCTCAAGTTGAAGAAACTATCCTCCATGAATTAGCGCATGCGCTGACTAAAGGCCATAACCATGACGCGGTGTGGAGAGCTAAAGCCATTGAACTGGGTGACACTCATGCTCGTGCTACAACTCCTATTCGTACCGGTGTAGGCTTCATGGAAGAATGGATGATTAATCACGGAACCCGATATGAAACCGAATTTGATGCAGTAGCTTTTACTTCTAAAGAGTTACCTCGTTCTAAGAAACCAAGTTCTCCTAACTTCGGCGGCGAAAAGAAACGGGTCGCTAAGCCTACTCGCAAAGCAATGGCTATCTACAACCAAGCTAATGCTCCTACACGTAGCGATTTCATTGAGCAGTTCATGGGTCTCGGCTACAAGTTTGACTATGCGGTAGTTCAGTGGGAACTTTGCAAAAAGATGTGATTTAGGTGTTTACTTCTGCTTCAAACGTGTTATTATAGACCTATCAAAACAAATGAATGAATTGGAGAAATAAAATGTCTAAAGTTACTTACATCATCAAAGCTTCTAATGACGTTCTGAACGAAAAAACTGCATCAATTCTGATTCAGGTTATCAAAAACAACTACATCACTTCTGCAGAAATTCGTGACCTTTTGTCTGAAACTATGAATGCTTCTTCAGTGAACTCCAACATCGGTGTTCTTCTGAAGAAAGGCTTAATCGAAAAATCTGAAGATGGACTGATTGCTACCGGTGAAGCAATGGATATCATCCAGGCTGCGGCAGTTCTTCACGCTGAAGAAAATAAGCCAGAGCTTCTCCAGAAACGCAGAACTCGTAGTGCTCGTGGTGTTACTGAAGAAATGACTAAATTGGCTGAAGAAGTTAAAACTATTCTCGAAGCCCGTGTTGATCTCAAAGGTATCATCGAAAACCGTAGCAACTTAGAAGTTCAGTTGGTTAAGCGTACTAATGGCGTTCGTCAAATCGAAATCCGCCGTGATGGCTCACTTCGTGTCTTTGGTTATAACATGGCCGAGTCTGAGACTAAGGCTTTCACATCTTTAAGTTCGGATGTTAAGGTCAAAGTGGGTGGCAAAAACACTTACATCGATTTCCCAAACATTACTTCTGAAATGGCTTCAATCATCGCTAACGTATTCTGAGGAACTATGAAAAATCTTTATGAAGTAACTTTTTATAAAGGCGACAATGTTTTACCTAATACGTATAATATTCCAGCAGAAACCGAGCAGGACGCTTTAGTTCGGTTAGGACAAATATACGGTGATGATAAAACTTATCGTGAAGACCTGGAAATCAAAGTAGTTGGCATCCGTTTAGTAATGAGAGGTTAATATGAACAAGTTAGAAATCATCAACGAACTTCGTAAGTGTGCTGAGCCAACTCAAGCTGGCTGGGATGTATGGTACCACGGTGCTTATCTAGGCACTATCGTTAAGGTTAAAGCCGGACAGTACGGCATTTTACGCGATGATGATGCGGCGCCGTTAGGCTTCAGAACTAACTTCATGGCTGCTATTTCTTCTTATGTTGAAGCCGCTAATAAGGTTCGTATTGCAGATTACATCGAACTTCAAACGGCTCAACCTGTTATTCGCCAGATTGGTGAAGCACCTAAGAAAAGTATCTGGCAGAAGATTAAAGGATTCTTTAAATGAGTGAACAAGAGATTAATGATCTGATTATGGGCCTGGTAAAGGATATTAACACCAGAGCCTTGCATAAGTACCAAGTAGGCGACTCTTGGACAATGGCTGATTGTAAACTAGGTGCAGACCATGGTCGCTATGTCATTAGAGTCCTTAATGAAAAGCTAACTAACGAGGTCAAATAAATGAGAGTACTGATGACCTCTAGTGAATACTTTAATTCGCTAAACCGTTCAGAAAAGGCTCAAATTAAACGGTTTATAACTGAGCTTGGATATGTCGAAGCACATATGCTGAGCATGCACATCCAAGAATGCGGCCTTGCAAAACGGTTTCACATTTCAACCAGATGCTTAAAAGAGGTTATCAAACATTATGCTTCCATTTAAAGAGCGCTTAGCATTGTTAGACGAAGCCTTAGCGCGCGAAACCCCTGAGAGTCTAGCTAAAAAATTAGCCTCTTATGGTGGCGAATATACAGAGCAAAATGTTCTGGACGAAGTACCTGAAATCTGTTGGGAAACTGCGTATTGGTACGAAGACCGTAAGTTCCAACGTCGAATTGTTTCAGCAGCTAATCGCTTCAAATTGAAAGATGGCGGAACTTTAGTTATTCCGGGAGCGCGTCATTATTCTAAGTGTATGGCAGCTGTGTTGGATGTGGTTTCTGATAAATTAGTTTCAGACCAAGCCGTTGGCGATGACCAAGGCTTCATCGATCAATACAGCAACTATTGGACCCGCAAAGAAGCTATGATTATTGCCACATATGCTAATCAGGTGCGTATTGAGCGTGGTGGCCCGGCTGATGAATTATACTCAGAGGATCTTTATTAATGAATAACTTGGTGGCGAAGAACGATTTTAACAAAGGCGGTGCTCATAAGGACAAAAAGCGCGCTGCTAAAGATTCCAAACGTAAACAAAAACATAAAGGTAAAGATAATGATTAGAGACCGTAAACAAGTAGAAATGGTTATCTACGAAAGCGAAATCTTGACCCGCTTATCTACTGCCAATAAAAGCATTTATTCTGACCTCATCGGCGAAATTTCTACAGATCTGATGTGGGGTCAGAATGATGATATACTTAAGCATGATGAAGGCGGTACATTTATCGTCATCCCGGTTAACCGCTCGGTAAGCGAACTTATCGAAGTTATTGATGAGATTATTTCTGAATATGATTTAGAGGATTATTTTTAATGAATGTAGTCTATGAACAACTTGAACGTGAACGTGAAGCCTATGACTTGTTCGAATACTTGATGTCGAGTATCGTAGAAGAATTCCGTGTAGATATCAAGTTCTACAGGAGCAACGAAGCTGAACCTAAATTCAAGCTTAATCATGCACTTAAGGCTGACTTCAATAGTGAACCAGGCGGCGTCAGGCTAACCCAGGCTCATCAGACGTATACATTACACGGCCCTTCTCGTAGTGTAGTTTTTGATGCTTTGAATCGAGTCAAAAAGATAAGCCAAAAACATGGGTTTACAATGGTAGTGTAACAAGGTATAGTATTCGTATACCAAAACAAGTGAGATGTCTGTTAAGGAATAGTATGTCTAAGTTTGAAATAGTTTCTGAAATTATTACTATGGCTTCATTACTGATTAAATTTCAACGTGAAGATATTTTAGAAAATCGTGAAGGGTTTATTGCATTTTTAAATGAATGTGGGATTAGAAATGAGTTCGGAAGGGAATTAAACTCGGCTAATTTCCGTAAGATGGTAGCCGAGTTATCTGATGACGAAAAGAAACAGCTGATTCAAGAATTTAACGTAGGTCATGAAAGCGTATACCGCCATATGGAAATGTACGCTAACAATTAATCACTTACTCCTTCCTAAAGCTCTTACAGCCTGTCCGCATATTGATGACAAACGATCTTCTGATATAGTTGGTCGTTTGCCATACCAATACATCTCAACAGCCCCAGAATAAATGTTATCCAAGTTAAAATACGGACAAGAAAACATATAAGTCACTTCTTCAGGCTTCTTCTTAGTTGGTAAGAAAACAAATTCATTCTCACTCCAATAGTTTCTTCCGGACAAGTGTGTAGTATATTCCGGTGTTGTTTTATCTATAGGATACCCACCTAAGTTTTTAGGATCTACTGTGCTTGGTAATTTTCCTTCAAAAGCTATTAAATCTACGAAATAGTTTAAGTTCTTTGGCCTGAAATTAAATACTGCACTAAAATCAGCACCACTAGATACATGAACTATTTGAAGTTGCTCGAGCGCTGTGTTCTCAAATTTAAGCTCTTGAGTTTTTACTAGAATCTCGTTATAGCTTTCATACGAACTCTTTACGTATGCGTTAGCTATAGCATCGGATTTATACCAAATAAAAGTAAGCCCAAATAAGATTACAACTACTATAACTCTGGAAAACAAAAGCTTTCCAGAGGCGTTATCTTTAAACAAGCGGTCGAGCACCCCAAATAGAATATCCGATATAGGTATAGATATTTTATTGGCCATGTGCCCTCCTCACTTATATTTAATAAGCAGTAAATGACATCTGGAAAGTTCGTCCATCGTTGGCGTAAAGCCAATTCCAAAAAGCATTTGGGTCCGTGCAACTATAGCATCGTCTTCCTCTATAATCTCTGGAGCTGTTAAAATGGAACTGACTTCCGTCTTCAATATCAACGCGCCAATTTACGTTAAAATTCCCGCTGCCTTCTAAAACGATGGCGTCATTATAACCATCCCATTTACTAGGCTCTGCTAGTCCAAAAACAACCAAATTAAAGCCTGTTTCCCATATACCTGATAAAGACCCACGAGAATCAAGTAATACGTTCCACGAAGCACTGTTCTTATCAATCCAAGCGCCACGAACCTTAGGTCCTGTTGCAGGGTTGTTACCAGAAATAGTTATACTAGCGTTCCAGACGTTTCTTCCGATCATGTTAGACATCCAAAATGGTGTCCCTAACCTCAATTTAGCCCCAGCTTCCTTCATCCACCTCTCACCGGTGGTTGCTTTTGCTGAGCCGCCAACCCACGGTCCTGTTACTGCCATGATATCTCCTTAAAGATGGGGCCAAAGCCCCATACATTATTTAGATTTAAGTTCTTCAATTTCTGCTTTAAGCTCTTTGACTGATTCTACCAGTAAAGCGATAACAGCATTATAATTCAGACGAAGCATACCGCCATCTTCTTTAGTATCTTGAGTAACTGCTTCAGGAAGAACTTCTTGAACTTCTTGGGCGATTAAACCCGCAGAACGAGTAGTACCACCAGAAGTGTTATGAAGATCATAAGTATTACCGGATAAGGTTTCTACTTTTTCCAAAGCGTTTTCAATAACTTTAATATCAGATTTAGCTCTACGGTCAGAACGAATCTCAACGTTATCAAAAGAACCGTTACGAGTACAGAAGAAGTCACCGCCGGCCCTGAAATAGAAATTGTCATCTCTATTGAATCCGTTAACATTAAGAATAGCCTGGTGATAATTTCCTACATACTCTTGGAAATATAACGAAGCATAAGCACCATTACTAAATCTAGTTACCAATCCTGCGGTATTACTATACGTGCCGTTAGGCTGTCCTGCTGGATAATTAGTAGTTGAGCTAATTCCGTTAAAGTTACTAATAGCACCTGGGAATTGGCAAGAACCGCTGTTCCAGAAATTCCACGTCTTCCCTGAGGTACCACCAGCTCTTATACTAACGCTACCAGGCTCATCAGCCCAAATAAGGCCTTTTTCCGTACCATCTGCTTTACGGAAGACTAAATGACTGTTACCTGTGTTCTGGACGTTAACTGAAGTTGATACAATGAACTCTTGATTAAATCTAGCCCTTCCATCAACAGTTAAAACACCATTAACTGCAGCGTCTCCGGTAGTCCACAGAGAAGTAGTTTTCAGTTGATTACCTGTAACTATTAACGTACCAGTTACAGTACCACCAGCTAATGGAAGATAAGTATCACCAGCATTACTAATGGCAGAAGCAACCCGATCATCAACATATTTCTTGTTAGTCAGGTGAGCATTATCAGTAGGGGCCTGACCCGCAATAACAAACTTACCAGAAGCAACGTTGATGTTTCCATCAGCGTTAATCACACCGGTGAAGCGGGAGTTGCCTTTAACTATCAGGTCCGAGTTAAGATTAGCATTACTTGTTACTGTAAGCTGTCTATTGATTTGGGCATTTCCATAAACAGTTTGGTTTCCGTCAGCATCTACCTTGAATATGTCGTTAAACGTGTCAGCAGGATTAATTTGGTTATTGGTATTGGTTGATACCATAACAGTAAACGAGTTAGATTTACTGATAGCCATTTTTCCTGGCATACCGTTTTTCTTGACTAAACCTATATCAGAGTTTTTACCAAGAACGATCATTCTGTTATCTTCAGAGACGTTCAAGTTGCCTGTGATTTTCGAGTTCTGCGCCTCGAACTCACCACCAACTGTCATTTTACCGTTCTGATCGATAACTGTAGCTTGGTTCGAGCTGTCACCGTTAGGTCTTAAATGAAGCGCCTGTCCAGTTTTTGCGTAGATAACAAAAGCGCCAGTTGAATTTGAACGAATACCTGGGCCATAAGACCACTCAAGTAATGGCTCACTAGACCCGTTGGCTTTTACTCTAATCTCAGTACCAGACGAATCACCGAAGGGTCTAAAAGCGATATATTTTGCGGCAGCAGCGGCTGTAGAAGAAGCTGACATGATTAATGCACCGGTACTACCACCTTGGGCTTCACGAACCATAGCCCCATTTTTAAATGTGATGGTCGGGTCTGCATTACTAACGCCGTTGACATTCAATACACCAAATGCCACAGATTGCCATTCACCAACACCGAGGTTATTACGAGCAGCAGCTACAGATGTTGCTCCAGTACCGCCTAAATTGATCGGTTGAACACCAGCAACAACCTCTTTCCATGCAGACCATGTACCGTTTTGACAGTATCGAACATATGTACCTTCAACATTACCGTTCTTTGTAGTAAAGGTCTGTTTGCACGTCCAATCGGTATCAGAAATTTTACGCAAAGAAAGAACTTCAAGAACAAAGTTGCCATCAGAGGTAGGTCTGTTCAATATATTAGAAGCACCGCCGGTAGAAGTACACTTGTATAATAGACGAGTACCTAAATCACTGCCTTTAATAACCATGTTGTTAAGGTCATTAGTCTTATCAGTAATATTAATTGCATCTTCAGCACCACAATAAGTCTGATTAAAAACCAAATCACCTTCTACCTCAAGGCCGTTAGATTTAACCAGGATGTACTTGGTAGGAGCTGGAGTAGCAACTGCATCTTGATAGCCAAATTGCACGTGTCCTTCAGGAGTAACTTTAAGCATTGCTACGGTAGCACCGCTACCAACTTTACGTGCAAGGGTTAATCTGCTGTACTTGTCTGAGTTCTCTGAACCTAAATCAACCATCGTTCCATTAGGATTTTCGACCTTTAAGTTAGCGTTAATAGTCAAGTTACCGGTCATGGTATCACCAGTCTTGCTTACTTGCTTACTATCGCCAGTGGTGATATCATTTTTAATGGAAGTCAAATAGTTGTTAAGGTTACCGCCAAACATTGAACCGGAGGTGATGTTCCCGTCTTTAGTTAGCATTGCAGCACCGCCAACTTTAACTGCTACAGGAACATCAAGTCGACCATCAGAACGGAAGCTAAAATCACCAGCAGAAGTGCCTCCAGTAGTTTTTGCACGAATATTAATTTGTCCTAAGTCCGCTGTATTTGGAGTTGCCCAAATTACACCACGTTCGTTACCGTCTGTTCTAAACCACACATGAGCATTTCCGCTTCCTGCATTAACATATACTGAT